TATATTTATTTTTTCACAATGTTTTACGAAAGGAAAAAATTACTTATCATTACGGCACGTGTAATTGTTATCTATATACGTAATTTCGATCAGTATAAAAACGCAACGAAAATTTATCAATTCACAGTTGCGATTGTCTAATCGATCAACATGTTGAACAACACTGAATTGATCAACGAGTACACCAAATTGTTGAACAATCTAGATACAAAATTTGTATCGGTCGAGAAGGTAATCGAACAAGGAACAAAGTCCGTTCCAGAAAACATTTCCAAGTACGAACTCAACGAGTACATGGCCAATGTCGCCGCATCGATGACCTATTTGCATCCGGACTACTCGTACCTGGCGGGCCGCATACTCATGCTCAACATTCACGCCAAGGTACCGCCGCAATTCTATAAATGTATGAAAGCACTTTACGATCACAACAAAATAATCGATGAAAAACTTTTACAAATTGCCCAAGAACATGTGGACATCATCGAATCTAAAATCAATTATTCTCGCGACTTTGATTACACGTATTTTGGAGTCAAAACTTTGGAAAACGGCTATCTACTCAAGATCGACGATCAAGTTGCCGAACGGCCGCAACACATGCTGATGCGTGTCGCCATCGGTATCCATGGAACGAATCTAGAAAACGCATTTAAAACCTACTACTACATGAGTTCTATGTACTTTACACACGCCAGTCCCACCATGTTTTCTGCCGGAACGCGCAATCCTCAGATGAGTTCGTGCTTCTTGACCACCGTCAAGGAAGACAGCATCGCTGGAATCTACAAGACTTTGCACGATTGTGCCACCATTTCCAAGTACGGCGGAGGTATCGGTCTTTCTGTGCAAAATATTCGAGCACGCGGTAGCAAGATCAATTCGACCAACGGAGTGGCCAGCGGCCTCGAGCCCATGTTGCGCGTGTTCAACAACATGGTGCGTCACGTCGACCAGGGCGGCAAACGGAAAGGCGCTCTTGCCGTTTACGTGGAACCTTGGCACGCCGACATTTACAGTGTGCTCAGTTTGAAAAAGAACATGGGCGCCGAAGATAGCAAAGCTCGCGATCTCATGTACGCGCTGTGGGTGCCCGATTTGTTCATGAAGCGCGTCGAACTCGACGAAATGTGGTCTTTAATGTGTCCCTACAAATGCAAAGGTCTCGACAATTGCTACGGTGAAGAATTTGAAAAGTTATACACTAGATACGAGCGCGAGCAAATGTACGAACGCCAAGTACGCGCAAGAGATTTACATCGTTACATAATTGAAACTCAAGTGGAAACCGGCGGTCCGTACATGCTGTTCAAAGATGCCTGCAACGCGAAAAGCAATCAAAAGCATTATGGCGTGATTCGATGCAGCAATCTGTGTGCCGAGATTATGCAGTATTGCGACGCCAACGAGACCTCTGTGTGTAACTTGGCATCGATAGCGGTCAACAAGTTTGTAGTGAAAGATCGTGAAGGAAATGCATTTTTCGATTTTAAAATGTTACATTACGTGACACAATTGGTCGTGCTTAATCTCGACACTATAATCGATAAAAATTTCTACCCCATCGAAGAAGCTAAACGTAGCAATTCCGTGCACAGACCCATGGGCGTCGGCATTCAAGGCTTGGCCGATGCTTTTATGATGATGCGTTATCCGTACGAAAGTGAAGATGCAAAGTTACTCAACCAGCAAATCGCCGAAACCATATATCATGCCGCGTTAACTCAAAGTATGGAGCTGGCCGAAGGCGCCAAGCAAAGGTGGCATTGTTACGAACTCGGTGACTATTACACTGAAGGCGTACATTTGAGTCCTGCGTCTAAGGGCATTTTGCAGTACGACATGTGGAACGTGAAACCGACTTCTTTGTGGGATTGGGACAAGCTAAAGGAGCAAATTGAAAATGTCGGTCTTCGGAACTCGTTGTTGGTGGCGTACATGCCGACGGCGACGACGGCTCAGATACTCGGAAACAATGAGTCGTTCGAACCGTTTACGAGTAACGTGTACGTGAGACGCGTGTTGGCGGGAGAATTTCAAGTGGTCAATAAACATCTTGTCGCCGATCTCATCAAACGGAATCTTTACAACGAAAATGTAGTCAACGACATTATCGCTAATCGCGGATCCGTCCAGAACCTCGACTATATTCCGGACGATTTGAAATTACTTTACAAAACTGCGTGGGAAATGAAAGTTAAATGCATGATAGACATGGCTGCCGATCGAGGCGCTTTCATCGATCAGAGCCAATCTCTCAATCTGTTTGTCGCCGAACCGACGTACGCGCTAATGTCTTCGATCCATCATTACGCGTGGAAGAAGGGACTCAAAACTGGCATGTACTATTTGCGCACCAAGCCAGCGGCACATACGCAGCAGTTTACAGTCGCTCCTAAACGTAGTCGTCAAGAAGATGAAGAAGAAACAAAATGTAAACGTCAACGCACCGCCGCCGACGATTGTGTATCGTGTCAAGCATAAGTTTTTTTCTTTCCAATCAATAAAGATTTATAAGAGATACATGTTTGTGTTTTAATACAAAATTATGAAAAGACGCTCAGCAATGAGCAAATTCGACATCGAGCTCGGCACTCAAGTTTTCTCTACATTTATTTTTCCTACTTTGTTTACGCCAGATTTACCTTTGAATTCAAAGGCACATCACAATGTTAAAATGGCTGCATTCAAAATCGTACAAGACATGTACCAACAGTCGTACAATTGCGCACTCGATCCCCTACTGGATTTTCGAGAAAATAGCGATGACGTAACTTTGCCGAGAGACAAGTGCGTTCATTATTTAATCATCGACATTAAAAACGTCTTGGACGTTTTAGATTATTTGAAAAATCAACCGAAGTTCAAGTATAGCATGTACGTTTTTCTGCCGTACATTAAACAGATCAGCGTCATTAATAATTTATTCGCCAACGATCATTGCTGTAGCTCGATTGTGAAAGCCAACGAATCGGCTTTGAACGTGTTACGCGATTTAGGCGAAAAGTACGTTCATGTCATTCGACTTATGAACGAACGTATGCATCTGATTAACGTGTTTACCGAACCTAAAATCTATCAATGCAACATTTGTCAAGACGCCAGCGTCGATGAGCAATTTTTAAAGCCCAACGAATGCTGCGGCTACAACATGTGCAATAAATGCTATGCCAACTTGTGGAAATACTGCAACATGTATCCCGTGTGTCCGGTTTGCAGGACAAGTTTCAAAAGTCCCTCAAAGCAAATGCTTGAACGAGAATAATAAGATCCAAAATGAGTTTGGCCGCGGTAAAGTATTCGCTGGAACAAAAACAATTAAAATATCTCTTTCTAACCACGTACTTTCAATTGAACAACTTTGATTACATCGCCTCGGAAGCGAGACCGTTTATCGCCGAATACATACGAAATAATTTCGACGCAATCGACGATAGCACCCTTTTAAAGTATGTCGATTACTTGAGCTCGATGAATCTGAAGCATTTAGTTGCCGACAGAGATCCTAACGTGTTCAAGTTTATCAAGCCACAATTCAAGTTTATCTGCATGCGTGACAATGTGGACATTGTCGAGTTTGATAAACGCGTGTACATACAACCGGACACTCCGATCTATGCTACGAATTTTTTCGTAAACGATCCTCAGCCATTTTTACTTCTCTTGTACAGTGAATTTATGAAAGTGTTCAACGACAGATTTTTCGTGTCCACCGACACGCAGAGCACACTGATCGAAGGCAAAGAAGGATTTCTTTTCGACAGCGCGTACATCGACTGGTCGGGCGTGCAAATGTGCGCATCGCCAAAAGTCGACGTGCCCGACTATCCGTACCGATTGTACTTGGTCGGAGAACCGATGGCTCAGCATTTTCTACGGCAAAACATCAACATGCCGTCAAACACGGACTATTTCATTAGAAACTTTTACAAAGGTCTTCCGCTTGTCCGCAACAATTTTCGCATTATTAACAGCAAACATTTTGTCACAAAGAAACCCAATGAAGTTTTTAACGAAATCAACTTGGAGCTCGATAACAGCGCAAATTACATAAAGTTTATTCAACGCGATTACATTTACGACGCTAAATTTCCAGACGACCTGCTCGACCTGCTGAATGATTACATTACGAAAACATCAAATTACAAATTTATAATGAAATTTGGCGAACACAACGTAAAGTTGGCGAGTAGCTATAACGAGATAATCATTGACCGTTATGCCGTAAATAAGTATCGAAAATTAAATATAAAAACCGAGGCCAACAGCGTTCTGCCCACGCTTCGTGCAAACGAAACGTCGTACATATTCGTTCGACCCGACATAATTCAAATTAAAGGTACTTTGAACGCTTTCTACGTGCCGGCCAATCAACTTTTCATAATATTGGCCAGCAACAGTTTATTCGGAAGCACGGAATTATTGTACTTTGACTACAGGTTGATTCCGTACAGGCAATTTTCAACGCCGCACGTGCTCACAAAAGACACGTACATCATCGACGCCAAACACAAGATTTATCTGACCAAGCATATTTTTGGCACTTCGGTGCCTGCTTATTTAATTATAAGAGGAGATTACGAAAGTTCTCAATTCAAAACGCTAGATCATTTGAAAAATCCTTGGGTTAAAAATACTCTACTCAAACTCTTTACTTGAACATCATGGATATCAATAGACCCACAACCACCAACGGAGGAGGCGGCTTCAGTCTCAACAGTATTAACACAAACACAATGATGACCGTTTTGATAGCGCTGGTCATAATCATTTTGATCATACTACTGTTCCAATCTAGCAGTCAGCCGGGCGGAAGTAACAGTTCGCCGGCAAACACAGGCGCTCCCGCCTACATGAATCCCCTTAACGCCACCATGAGAACCAATCCTTTTGTTAACACACCTCAACGTAACATGTTATAAGATCTAAAATTAGTTAGACCATCATGAAACAATTCAAATGCCATTCGTCGTCGCCAAAAATCCGAACAGTCACAGAAATTATCAATGGCAACGAAAAGTTGCAAAAGGAATACGATCTTTCCGAATTTGACGCAAAAAATCTAAACAGTCTCGAGAGCTATGATAGTTTGAAAATTAAATTGGTCATCGTAAAGTATATGGCCATGTTGAACACTTTACAGCTGACGCAGCCGTTGCTCACCATCTTTCGAGACCGCAGCGCTACCAGAGACATTGTTTCCATAGTGGTCGCGTCTTTGGGTTTCATTCATAATCGAGTTCATCCTTTAGTGACCAACTTTGACAATAGGATGGAGTTTGTCGTCACCGATAGACCCGACGTGGTGATACCCGGCGAGCCAATAATGTTCAGGCTCAACGAAAGAGACGAAATCGTCTGCACCATTGACCGTTTGAGTATCGTGAAAATGCTCGAGCGTCACTTTGACACCGACATGAATGTCAACAATAATCTAAAGGAAAAACAAAAAGTTAGACTGATGAAAACTTTTGCGCCGTCGCGCAAGCGAAAGTCTCAAGACGACGACGACCGCGACGAATCGTTATCGTACATCAAAATTAGCGAAACGGAAGCGACACAGTATGTGTGTTTGCTGTTCATAATGGAACATGCGTACGGTCATTATTCCATTTTGAAAAATTACGGAATATTCAACTATTCGGAATCGCTTTTGGATCATACGATCTTTGCGAACAAATGCAAACCCACGCTCAACAGCAACTACGCAAACATGCTGTTGAGTAAATTTAAGTTTAGAGTCGAAGACGGCGATAAAACTTGTTCTAAAACTAATCTAGGAATTTTAAGTTATAGCTAAAATAAAATACAACATGTGGTTATTACTAGCACTGTTTATTATCATTAAAATTGTGGTATTCCACAAACTTCAAGATTTACACCACGACATTCACGCCCGCAAAATTTGTCCCAAAGGATATTACGGACTAGCGCCCGACCCTTACGACTGCGACAGCTACTATTTGTGTCCGCAGAGAATACTCTTTTACTGTATGCCAGGCCAACAGTTTGACGTCGCCGAACAAGATTGTGTTCCGGCCTCTCTTGACAGCGGATGCGTGGGTCGCATGTACCAAAGTTTACTACTATAATTTTTTTTCACTTTTTAACAATCACCACGTCTTCGTCGTTGATTATCACGTCCGGGTACAATAACCTTATCAGCGGCACGTCCTCGGCACGTACACTGTTGTGCGTTATCGCCGAGATAAACGAGGCCGGCAGGTTGCCCGTCAACGATATCAACTCTTTAGAAACAAACTCCTCACGGCCACGAACGCACGTTGTCACGCCATTCACTCGAGCTATTGACGTCATTTCCTTGCCTTTGCACACGCCGAACACGTGCCAAATTTGGGTTTCTCCGTCGCATCTAACAATCACCGGCGATACAGGTACTGTAAATTGTTTCGAGTTCACCAGTCTCGACGACAAGTACGGCAACCGTACACAGCTAATAATGTACGCGTTTTTCGAGCAACTCGACACGCATTCCATTCTCATGCACGTATTGCGTGAGCCCTTTTCGTATCCGCTAACTAAACGCGTCATTGGCAAATGCGTCGATGTCGTTGCCGGTTCCATTTTGAATATGAATATCTTTATCGAGTTTATCGTGTCCAATAAACAAAACGTGATCATGTTATCGCCATGTATCGTATCGTTGACGCAGTATAAATTGACGTTCATTTTCTTTTTGTTTCAGTTGAACGCGGTAGCCATGCAAACTCAGCAGCTCAACACTTACTTCGGATCGTTCGAAGGCAACCGCACTCCGATGCAAGACAGTTTGGGACAATTTTTAAACTACACCGTACAAGTGCCGATAACTCCGGCAATGATCAACGAAAACTCTTCGGCAGCAGTGGCCGCAGCGGACATTTACACGGACAAAAATTACAATATGCTTATGAACAGCGCCGACATCATCGTGAACAATAACTACGACGACGCTGTCAACACGCAAGACATCGACATTGGATTCTTAGAGGCTATCAACAACACTGACGACAAGAAGAAGGACAAAAGGAAAAGAAAAGGTATCGGAGCGGCCGTCAAGAATCTGAACATTAAAAAAAAGGTTCTTAGCAGCAGCGAAAGTAGCAGCAGTAGCAGCAGCGACAGTAGTAGCGACGAAGAAGACAATGCTAAAACAACAACCAAGGAACCGGTCGTTGAACAAGAAGACGTTGTCCGCACAATTCTCAAACCCAAACCTCGCGGTCGCTACGTGAAAAAGATGTGCGTTTCGAGTGCCTTGAAACCGGTTCACATTGAAAAACAAATGGACGTCGATCCGGCAACGGAAACGCTATTCAAGAACATCATTAGCAACAATCAGATCGATAAAAATGTGAACACTACGGACAACAATCGCATGTTTGCAAGTCACATGCTCGATAAAACGCATTACATGTTTTTGGTGACCAAGTCCACCAACCCTGACGAACCGTACAGCATTCGTTTCATCAACTGCGTCTATTCGGTCTACAACGAGTACACTGCTCATCACATGCATCACGACAGGTTCATTTTGGTCGTGACCTACGATAGATTCAGATTCTTAATCTCGTACAATTTGCTGTTGTCGATGAATGTGGAAATCCCGTTGCAAGATCGATTCGACGAGAGAAAACTAAATGACAACAACAAAAATTTGTGCTTCTTTGAAGAAGTCAAAGACTTTGAATTTCTATCGCTTCTCACGAACTTGTTCCAACTGGACAAAGTGTTTATACAAGGCAAGTTTAGTCTATTGCTGGCATCGATCGGCGAGAACAGAGCCATGACGGTGTTCAAGCAAATTTCGGAAACGGTCGCCAACAAATCCATATTCACCACACCGTTTTACATCACCAAAAAAGAGGCCAATCCCGAGGAATTGGTCAAAAAGTACGATAAATCTTTGTACGTCGAAGACATTATGAAACTGAGCAAAGGACTCAAGTTTAAACAGTTGTCCACGATGGAAAACTTTACGAAAAAACAAATCGTTGCAGAGATTGTCGAGTCGTTGATGAAGTTCTACACGGCCAGACCTATGCGTGGCGATCACAAAGACAAGAACAACAGTTTCACCTACAAGTACGGTTGCGTGGCACGTCAGTTTTACGATGGAAACGATAAAAATGTCACAAAACTATTCAAGATTAAAAAGGAAAATGGCTCGACTAAACTTATCGAAAACTATCTGGACGCTTGCAAAGAACTGTTGGACAGCCACAGTTTCATTTTAATTTCCACCAAGACCGATGAACGCATCACCATTGTCAAGATGAACTTGGAGTTTTTCTGGATCACAAGCGTTTTGAAAGACATTGTCGTCACCGATATCGTCGAAAAGTTTGGCATGTACAATCATTACATATTCAACCTGAACAACGGCAATCGGAAAGAAGTCAACAACCGTCACAACGGAATGATTAAACTTTTGTCATATTACACGGGCAAACTGATAAATTTGGAAGAGTTAAACAATATTGCTACTAGTAAATTTTTATGTAACTTTCATAGTGTTTTGTATAATAAAATGAAAAGTTCACCAAACTAACAATTAATGTATTCGATTCTAAATAAATATAATATTTTTAACATAACATGTGCATTATTAAGTTTATATCACCATGGCTACTTTGACTGCTGTCGATTTACAAAACGTAGGCATCTATAGTACGCATCTGCATAGACTTCGGTTCATACCCAAATGGCGAACTAAACTTCCCCACATTCTCATCGACTACGAGATACGACTCGCCAACAACGATGACTTTTACATACCACAAAAATTGGCAAACAAAGCCATATACGTCAAAGTGACGTTTAGCAAAAAAGGCTGTGAAAGTATGACTTGTTATCCGTACAACGAAACGGGTCCCATCAAACCCGACACTCGAATGGGATACACTCAGCTTTCCGACGTCTCGGTCTTGTACGGCCAGCCGGCGTGTTTCCATCTCGATCGTGTCGCGGCCACACGAGAAGGTTCAGAAAATCGAGTCCAATCTCCCGAACTTCGATACACGGACGCCGGTCAGTGTCTTTTGATCGACACTCTGTCCAAGCTGTACCTCAACACGCCATACATCCGTTCCGATGAACACATCATCAAAGGCGTCGATGACGTGCCCGGTTTCAATGTTTACAACACGAACGATCCGTTGTTTCCGGAACGCGTTGAGGGTTCTTTTAATAATGCCTATTGTCAACGTTTCGGCAGGAGTCTCGACTCGGCCGGAGGTTGTAGTCTCAGGTGGTGGGAAAGTATGATCGGGTTCGTGCTCGGCGACACCATTTACGTTACTTTAAAACTGCTAGCCAACAACATTTTCAGCGATATACGAAACTTTGATTTCACTCGACCGTCTGTCAATTTACCTCGACCGCCCACAGTAAACACGATAAACGAGTTACAGAAATGGCGTGACGTTCGCGATCCCACCGCCGACGTTGACTTTGAGCTCAAATTCAACGAATACGAATCGATCGCAGATTTAGGACTCAGCGAGGATATCATCAAATTAATCTATCGTGCCGAACAGGGATTCATTCGAGAACGCGCGACGGCGCCTCGAAATTTACAGTTTAGAGTGGCCACTAAACTCGGACCCACCAGCTTTGACAGCGAACAAGACCTTGAGTACATCATTTCGCAGTTTCTGGAGGACAACGCTTTGATCATCGGCATCGCTACCAGCATAGGTTTCGATCTCCTCATGGACGGCATAAAGGCGTTACTAAAAAAAATCAACACCACACTCATACCGTTGCTGAAAAAGACACTCATCAACACTTCGGCCAGAGTGACTGTACGAATCTTGGGCGAAACCTACAAAGCGGTCATGGTACAGTCGCTCAATCGTATCGCAGTCAAAACGCTGACGGCAATCGCCAAAGCCTTGACGCGTATCGCCATCAAGGCGGCTTCGGTCGTCGGTATCATACTCATCGTATTCAGTATAGGAGATTTAATTTTGGGTTTTTGGGACCCGTTCGGTTACAACAACATGTTTCCCGCTCGCTACCCCAAAGATCTATCGGACGCTTTCATCGCCGCATACTTCCAGTCCATTAACGACGGAAGCAGTGATCTTATCGAATTCATTCCCGAATATTTCAGCGAACTAGTTGATGCCGACGATGACGATGTCATCACCATTGATAGCATCAGCGACAGTTTAGAGTATGTAGCATCGTTGACGGTTAACTCGAACGGTCAACTGCTCGAACTGGACGATGGGGAACAAATCACCGATTTCGATGAAGTGTCGTTAGTGGGCAGCGCTTTAGCATCGAGCGCTCTCTATACGCATCTAGAATTTTTGCAGTACACACAACGCCACAACGACATACTTTACGACAACAGACCCACTAGCGTACTCGTTCCCGTGCTCTTTGTCACCGGAGCACTAATTCTTATGGCGTTACCTCGAGACACAAACGTAATCGCGCTATTTGTCATTTTCGTATTACTAGCTCTATATACGCTAGTTTTGGACTCGCTATCGTACTACCTACAGATCAGAAGACAAACATCTAGACTCAAAAATAAATGGTACAATAACTTGTATGACTTTGAATAAAAAAAACATGAAAAAAGTTTAAATTATTTATTTACAAAATCATTTCCTTTTACCGCCTCGTAGTTCGGGTACTTTAACAGGTAAATCGGGAATGTCCGGATTCAAGATATCGGTTATACTGTTGATTTGATTCACAATAGTCTCCAACGTTGTAGTTTGACCGTCCAACTTGGTAGACAGCTCCGTCACATCGGGCAAATTGTTCTTTACATCTTCAAGGGAGGCAGAGAGCGCGTCGACCTTGTCGTTGATCGCTTTGATGTCGGATCGGATTAAAAGAAAAATGTTTTGACTCATATTTTTTTGATATAATTTTATAAATTATAACAATCTTATTTCATGTCGTCGTCCTTTTCTTTTTCTTGATTCGTTATCAACGGCCCGTCGAGTCGAACGCGAAACATTTCAAATTCACCTTCGACAACGGCCACGCTCACTTCCTTTTCATTGTGAAATATCATAACCGATCGAGGCAGGTTGCGGTAGATCTCACGGTTCATGTGCGTCGACAGCGCGAAATGTTTCACGGACATGTGTGCGCTCTGGTACGGCAACTGGCGACGGCCGTACACGCTCATGTCGGCTCGCAACTTTTCCACAAACACATGGTCGTTGTCGTAGACGATCTGACCCGACACCAAACCGTGAGGTCGTACACCGGTCACGGGGAACATTACCAGATCCGCATCGTAATCGTAGTATCGGCATGTGATCACCGACACCAACACGTTGTTGCGATATATCGGTGCGCCAATGTAAATCTTCGACGCAATCGAAAAGTCGTCGACTGTAAACGCGAGCAACTGGCCGTAGATCAAACGTTTCTTGTGCGTGTGAAAGTTTGTGTACACGCGATCGGCAAACACTCTGTACAAAACGCCGTTGCTAAGCTGAACGTATAATGCGTCATCGGGCGATAACGGCGGAAACGTGACACTTGTCGCCACGCCAGGAAAATGATGCAACATTGAAAGTTTGTCATCGTCGTTATTACCATTCGGAGGTATAATCACCACGGAAACGGCTTGGTCATTGACCGATTTAATTTGCATAATTTGCTTGTCGTGGTCTATTTCGTATTCCACATTGGCGGCCATTGTCGTCGTCGTCGTTGACAGAATAGCAATTAATACTGACAATATTCTCGGATCCATATTGTATTTATACCAATGATCTTCTTATTATTATCTCTTGTAATTGTGACCTATGACATTTCTTTTTTATATAAAAGCAAAAATTTTTTGCTTCAAACATCAAAATTATCGAATCGTCTTCCAAGTAAACGACGTCTCTACAAACAATCATCATGCCAATTGTTTACGGAGACAATAGCAACAGCAGCAAATCGGATCTAGTCAAACGGAGTAAAGATGATTCTTTACGTAACAAACTCAACCAAATATTGCAAGCCAAAAAACAACTGAGCATTCAGATGCAGCATTGGGAACGAATCAAGCGAATCACCAAAGATCCCAAGGAAGTGGCAGACATCGAACAGAAGCTCACCAAGTTGCGTATGGATTTTCTCAAGTTTGGAAGTGAAAATTTTTAAAATAAACACACAGTAAATATATGTACAGCGTTTTATTTTAAATCATACAATTGTTGACGGACGATTCGTAATCCCCATCCAAATTTACATCGACAAACGTGGCGTTGTTGTACCAATCGTCTTCGATCGGCGCCGGCGGCGAAACGGGACGGTGGCCGGGTGAAGATCGAAAATGTTTACAGCACTCTCCGCTAACCTTCTTTTCCTTCTTTCGACGGTCATTGTCGTTCCTCTTGATCAGTTTGCATTTGAAACGAGTACCGTCGGGCCAATAACATTTTCCGTTGGCGTCCAACAATTTGTTGGCGGCATAGCGTGATTTCACCACTAATCTTTTCCTTGTACAATCCTCAGACTTGATGTCGTGTCGAATCTTTCCACCACAAATGTAGTTTAGAAATTCTTTACCGAATCTTTTTTCTACATGACTACCGTTAATATAAAACACGTACATTTTATTAAAAGTCTTTATTATTATATTTCTTCAATTTTAAAAAATACCATGGGCTTTATAGACAAGGAATACGTTTTCTCTTGCAGCTTCTTACTTGTTACTGTTTCCAATTTCACATCTTCTTTGCTTTGCTTGAACCCGTCCACGACGATTCCGGCGAGCATTTCAATTTCGTCCGAAGACGACGATTGAGCCGCGTCGTTCTGTTGCGGAGTCGGAGTTTCAAACTTGAACAAATCATCGAATCTCTCCACCGTGAACGGCTCGCACACCACCGCCTTCGCCAAACGACCGGTCATGTAATTTCTCTGGTTCTGCTCGTACTTGATATCGAAAAACTTGCGCACAAACGCAGTCTTTTTCGACAACGAATTGCCCGGAAAGTTTACATACGCCACGTTCTGCAACTTCATCGTGTCATCGTCCCAGTTATTGTACTTTATTATCAACTTTCCAAACGCTTCGTTATGGATGTACTGTTTAGACCAGGTGATGCTGAAAAACTGACCAAACTTGCCGGTACAGCGACGAACCTTTACAAAGTCGAAAAAGTAAAACGGCATCGCGCCACCCTTCACCAACTTGCCGACCGTGTACACGACGCGAGGACTGACCGGCTGCACGATCACAATTCGGTCGGAAATCTCCGGCGTAAAATCCGTCTTCATACATTGGTCGAGACTCACGGACTCGCGCAGGAAATTCAGGCTCTCGAACAGTTTGTTAAATGCCGTTTCGCATCGTAGCACAGTTAGATTCTTCGAATCCAAATTGTAACACAGCGTGTCTATCCATGTCAGCTGGCGTGTAAACGTAGGCGTCTTGAAAATACACAACATCTTGTTGTCGTCGGGATGATGCACCTCATCGTCCGCATCGTTGTCGTCGTCGTTATTCGAATTGTACACGGACAACTGATTGTCGGCTTGCTCTTCTTTCACTTCTTCAATGTGCAAACGTTTGTTCGAAATTTCCTGCTGTTGTGTGGGACAGCTGCGCTTGCTTGCCATATTGCGTGTATATAATACAACAGTTTATGTTGAAGTATTAATGAATAAACAATTTATGTGGGTATTTATAGTAAGTATGGATTTCAGCACCATTAATCTATTGAAGAACGCGTCTTATTCAGCTAAACATTACAATCGATTTACTCACTACATGACCATGATAAACTTATCAAAAGGTATCGTCGCCAACATTGACGTCGAATCCATCAAAGAACTGGAAAAAGTACATTTGAAAATCGATCCGCTCACTGATTACATCACCAACATTTTCGAATACGACATGTACATTGAAAAGGATACACCGGAAAAAATTTACATTGTAGACGTCAACGACAAACAGTGCATCGGCATCATCAATGCGGACCTCAACGGAGAAAACATTAAATTCTCCGTGTCCAACTCATGAACATTGCTTTCAACCAAAAATACGGTTGAAATCCATCAAAGTTTCAAGATTGCTTTCGTTTGAAAATACAGTTGAAATCTATCGATCCACGAAAATTGCTTTCAACGGGAATTACTGTTGAAATCAAAGTTGATGCAATATGTTTTTATAGTTTCATCATGCAATAAATATCTCATTTACTCATCGGTGTTGTTATAAAGTAAAATAAACTTACTTCTCGTAAAATTAATAATTTTCGATTTCAATTTACTTTACATTGCAGCTATTACAAAGTAAGTGATAACCTAAAAATTTATCAAAAAATTTTTTATCTAGTTTACTTTACATTATACTTATCGTAAAGTAAGTGATAACCTAAAAAGTTTATCAAAAAATTTTTAGATTTTATTTTACTTTACATTGCAGCTATTGTAAAGTAAATGAAACTCAACACTTTATCCAAATCAAGTTTATCCAAAAATTTTTGTCCAGTTTACTTGACTTTAGTATCATTGTAAAGTAAGTGAGAGTCCCAAAAAACTTTGAAAAATTTTAAAACGACATTTTACTTTACATTAACCATGTCGTAAAGTTGAAGTGTAATCAGAAATTCTTAAAAACCTTTGAAATTGCCATTTTACTTTACAACATTGCCGTTATAAAGTAAAGGGTATCATAAAAAAATTTTTTAAAAATTTTTCAATGTATCAAACTTAACAACCATACCATTGTAAAGTAAATGGTACTCGAAAAAAGTTTTTAAAAAATTTTTTCAATCTATTAAACTTTACAATTGTTCCCACGCAAAGTAAATCGTGCTAGAAAAAAGTTTTTTAAATTTTTTTGTTGCCATTTTACTTTACAATAGTATCATTGTAAAGTAGAAACACTTTTAATTTGCAAAAAAAATTATCTTTTACTTTACATTTGTTTAATGGCAAAGTAAATGACATTATAAAAATTTTTTTCAAACTTTTAGATTATCATCTTACTTTACAATTGTTACATCGTACAGTAAATGAGTGTCTAAGAAAAGTTTTTAAAAATTTTCATAATCTATTAAACTTTGCAGCAGTGGTTTTGTAAAGTAAATGAAAATTTATCTTTAGTAAAGTTAATCGTCACAATCCATAATTTCATAGGGTACCACGTCAACGTCGTCTTCGCATTCGTAGTTGTAGTAGGTGAGTAGTTCTTTGATCGAAGAGAAACCGGTCAAGTCGCGCATCATCATCAAAGCCGTAAGTTTCCAGAACGGTACGCCCAAGTACGTGTAGTAAAGTTCGATGAAACTGATAATACCCATTTCGCTGTTGAGGAACTCGACATACTCGTCGTAATGAGATTTGGGATCTTTAACGAAAATGTATTTTTTATGAAATTCGCATCTCAGGTTGTCGTCGATGTGATAGCAAAGTTTGCATTCGGTCAATTTTTCAGTTTGTAATAGATTTAGATAGTTTCGAGCGACGTCCGAGAGTTCGATACTTTCCTTGATGCTGAAATCTTCATTTTTCTTTCGCTGCAACAAGAGGCCCGTGCGGCCCATGTGTTGGATCACATTGCCCAGCTTTGAGTTTTCCTGGACCGTATGTTTGGTGGAAAGTTTGTCGATGAGCGTTTGTAAGTCATTTTGAAACGTCTCCATCGTTTCGTCTTACTAAGAGATTGGCAAAAGTGTGAGTATAAACTAATAAGCCATGCAGATTTTCGTGAAAACTCTTACTGGCAAAACGGTGACGGTGGAAGTCGAGGCGAGCGATACGGTCGAACAGTTGAAACAGAAAATTGCAGACAAAGAAGGAATTCCGCCGGATCAACAGCGCTTGATCTATTCGGGAAAACAACTCGAGGATTCTCGAACGATGAGCGATTACAATATACAAAAAGAATCGACCGTCCATTTGGTGTTGCGTTTGAGAGGAGGAGCAAACTATGGTGATGGTTCAAATTGTCAAAACTAAACTGTGCGGAATCCACGAAGTTTTGATTTTAGAGGGCCAGTATAAGCATTTCAAGGGTGTGCTAATCGTGCCGCCGACTAGCAATCGCATCATATACAACGGGCTACGATTGCATGCGACAATTTTACGGCACCAAGGAGAACATATCGATTTTGTGTTGAGTAAATAAAATACAAAAATTTTAAATGTTAATGTGTTTATTTTTAAATTCAACCAATACAGGACAGATTGACTCGACGATAAATTTCTTTACGTAATACGATTTCGTGTAGCAGTTGAGGAAGCGCAGCGTCTGGGTCAGCGATAGATGTTTGTGTTTTGATAGTTTTCGAATTTCACGATGATCACGAATTCTTCCTCCATAGTATTTGAACAAAGCCGTCAGCTCTTTAGGGTCAAAATAAAACATATCCGTGTCGTAGTAGACACTGATAAAGTTTCCAGACGATTCATGTTCAAAGGCAAACATGATGTTTTGTGGTGGAAAGCAAGAATAATACTAAGCATTTTTATCTGTAAAATGTTTATTTATTAGGTGAATGACATTTGTGTGTCGTCGGTTTGGTCGCTTTCCATAGATATGACGGGCGATTGTGTCTGACGCAATTTCGCCTTCTTATTAGGCTTCGTAGCTTGCTGTTGATGTTTACGTTTTTTCGATTCCTTGGTCGATGACTCCGTAGTTGATGATTCCTTTTGTTTGTGTTGTTTACTAGTAGTAGTGTAATAGTAGTGGTGGTGGTGGACGACGAAGATGAAGGTTTATTATAAACGATGCTCTTGAATGCTTCGATGCCGGCTTGGAGAATGTTTGGTGTTAAATATTCAAAATTAATGTTTTCATCTTTGTCGATGAGTTTGATGTCGTAGATGAAACTAGACATTGGCGCATTGCCGTTGGTCAACGTGATCGTGGCGATGCGATAAAATTCGTTGAACAATTTGACTCGACGTTCGTTGTTGTTGTTGTTGTCCGTGGTGGTGGAGGCGGCGGCATCGTTTTCTTTTTTGGCAGCAGGTTCAATGGACTTGCCAATCTTTTCCATGAAATCGAAAATATCTATAAACGGTTTAGCCGACGATTGTTGCTTCATCATATTCCACATTGTGTGACTGTTGGGCCATGCCGGGTCTCGGTTTTTAGTGTACCAGCTGTTGAACAGGATATACTTGTTGTTGCTTATCGATTTCTTGTTACGTTTAACATTCTTTTTGTCGATGACAATGATGACGGCAAACGTGACTTCGAGACCTTCTTCGCCGTACACCGGCATCGGGATGATTTTGTATTTAATCTTCTTCTTTTCGAGTACGTTGATGGCAGCGGTGACCTGTTCCATGTGAGCCTTGTCGTAGATGACGCTCGCTTCAAACTTGCTGTACATTTCGGTCAACGCGTTAGTGGTGGCTGTCATATTTACCGGCGGCGGTACGATATTCTTGTTCGAGATTAGCGTTCAAATTGAATATTTGATTTAATTTTTCCACGTGAGCCGTGAGTCGCTTGCAGTGTTGTGTTTGCTGGCCGCCAATAATAATGAGCACTTTGTCTATATTTGCCCTTATATATTCGAGTTGATCTGCAAAACCCGACTCGAATATGTGTGCACAAACGTTGTTGACGGAATTGTCGTGTTTCCTTTTGTTGATCACCTCTCGGACTAGAGCGTAAACTTCGCTTCGCGTCACACAACGTTGATTATCTTCTTCAAATCTTTGCTCGACGCCAATACCATAGACTTTGCTTGATGATGGTAACTTTTGTTTTTGATCCATGTCGAGTAAAAGTCAAAAGTTTCTAACTTTAAAGATAATAAAAAAAAATTCTTGAGAATTCTTCTATCGAACTTTGCCTTGACCGATTTGATAAATTCGAAAAACTCTAAGTAGTTGCTAGAGTCGTACGTGGTCAATTGCTTTTCGTTCATGTACTGAAAATAATCTTGGAGTGGCAAAATATATAGATGTCGAGGAATTTCGTTGTTGTACCGACGAGTTTCGAGATTGATTTTATAGTCGTTCGGTCTGTTCGAGTTTAGTTTCACACAATACGTGTTCGGTTCTCGGGACACGTACCGTAACAGACCCTGGACGACGCCCACGTAGATGGCGTATTTGTAGGTGACGCCCGCATCGTTCCATTGCAACACGAACGGTACGCGAAACACCCATGCGCTCTCGAAGAACGTGCCCGTTTCTTCGATAAACTCGCGCACAGCCGTCTCGTAATCGAAAATGTCTCGGCCGTCGCGTTTGCCTCGCGGAATGGATATTTTTTCTAGGAAATTTACGTGTTCCAATTGTTTGGGATCCGAGTAGGACAAGTTGCTGTCGTACGATCTGCGCGCACACAGCAACACCGCCTTGTCCGCCTCGGTAATCATAAACAAGCCTGCGCAACGCATGGTAAAAAAAAGTCAACTGTTTCGTTTACCAATATATTTTTATTTTATACAAAATCATTTTACATTGACTTATATCACAACAATAAAGAATAGAGATTATTGGCTCTGTCTAGAATTTTATTACATAACGAAATCATTTTTTCTATTGTCATGTTGAAATGTTCGCGGCACGTAGAATCGGCAAACATGTCGACGATCAATTTGAACTGTTCAACGCAGTCGGACGGAGTAGAGTTCCAGAAAATTTTGTCGAATCGACACTGAAGTCTCTTCTTCATAAACACGCACGTCTTTAGATGGACGAAATCGTAGTCGTACTTTTTGTCTTGCGCGTACTTGGTCAGCATGTAAACGAGCTCGTTCCTAATGGTATTTTCAGACTTTGTCTCGGACATCATGCGTTCAATGGTGCTGTCGTCCAAATCGCGTCTCTTCAACACGTACAGACTGTCGATGAGTTTGTCGAGCGCGGGTCTCAGAGCGTCCAAATCCGATGCGCAGATTATGTCTTCAAAATCCAGCATATTTTGCATGTTCAATAGTTGCTTGTTGATGAGCCGAATATCCTTGACGATCATGTCTAACAATAGACATTTGTTTGAAAACGCAATCATGTTGTTTCTGCTTTGATGGTTGCAGACAAACTGTACAATGACTAGGACGTCGTTGTCGTTTTATTAGAGCCGATAAAGTTTTGTTATCTTTATTGGTTGATTTGTATCAATCTTTGGCCGTAATGTGTGCCCATTTTCATTCGTTTTCCTTTGATAAAATCAATTTTAATTTCATTGTCGTTATCGATGACGCGCGACTGTGCGGCTGCTCGCTTGATCGAGTTTAGTCGACGCGTCGACAATTCCAGCGGATTGTATATGTGCGACTTTTCGAGTGTAAAAGAGTTTAGATGACCGTTGTTGTGCCATTCGAGCGACACGATGAGGTTTAGCAGGAAAATGATTTCGTAGTCGTCGTACTCGAACACAAACTTGTTACACAAACAGTAATAGTACATTTTCAACGAGTTGTAAAGATAGAAGAGGTAGTTGTTTTGTTTTAAATAGTATTCGACGTCGGTAACGAACAATACGTTTACCAGTTTGTCGTCAATCAACTGTTTGATTTTTTGAAGATACTGTAAAGAGTTTTTGTCGTCGTCGATTTGAATGGCGCAAACGTCGTTGATGTGTACATTTTCGAAAATGTTAAATTGGCGGTTCAGGCAAGCAATCACCGCGTCGCGATTGACGCTGTCTATTTCGAGAACAATGTACTTTTGAGACGCCTTGTGTCGTTTGATGACATCCGAAATGGAAGTAATGTTTCCGATGAGTTTTTCAAACATTTTGTTGTTCCATCCGCGACCGGTGGTGGTCGTCGACGATGATGACACGTTGTCAGAGTCTTGTTGATGTTTAAAGTCGAGACCGCTCTGAATCAGTTTTGTGGTGATTCGAATGCTCAACTGTTGCCCTAGCGTGTAATGGTCTTCGTAGCCTCGTTCCCATAAAACGTTGCAGGCAAACTTGATCAACGGCTTGACGTCCTTTTGCGTGAGCATTTTGCGTAAACGCCACCAATCGCCTTTGCACCATCGGTCGTAGACGAGCAGTTTCAAAATGTGCCTGTCGTGTGCGCCGAGTTCGGCTTTGGTACAATCGATGTAACACTCGAGATCTTGCGGAGTGGCGTGTTCGAGACGGGTCATGTCAAAGTATACACAAACTTGTTGTAATATCACAAATCCTTCGTCGTTAACTTGTATCGTTTTGTTTAGCACATAACGTTCGACGTCGATGTAATAGTTGTCGTTCACGTAGAGCAAATACAATGCCAAAGGATCGTCTAGATATTTGCAACATTGCGGCAGCGGCTGAGTGCGTGTCGTGTGAAAACGTGCAAACGTCATGATCGCTCTCTTGGTAATAAGCGCAAAAATGTGGCCCACAATTTTATTGATTCTCGTTTCAATAGTAATCGTACTGTTTATATTATTTTATTTCGTACACTACGCAGGAAACCAAAATGTCATCGGAGGAAACAACGACGACGACCACGAACAGTTTAAATTAGTAAACTTGGATAGTTTTGAATGTTATTTTAGAATGACAATTTGGCAAACTCGCAAGCTACGCAACGATTATCTTGGCGACGACGATTACGACATTTTCCATGACGATGTTATATTTTCGGATGCGAAAAAATTTGCAAAGTTTTTATCGCAACTGAATGTGAACGGCGTGCGCATTAGCATAGTGTCCGACGAGGAGGCGAACGTTATTTGTTTGGAATTGTACTCTGCGCTGTTGACGATACTGGATCGTTTGCCGTTTCCCAATCCGAACGAAAAGTTGCCTTGGGGTTTCGAACAGTGCCACTGGAAGTTGTTTAGTATTCGATTGACCGAATGTGTCATGCTGCTTTCGATAATGATGAGACCATACATTGATATCAGCGACATTGCCGTAAAGATCATTGATAATTATTTACCAGAACCCGATCGTTCGATGGGATGGCATCGAAAAATAGGTTATAGCACCCGTATGTGTATACCGTTTATTTATGCGCAACTCTGTAAAGGCATGGACATTGCAAACGTACTCGCTTTACCTTCAATCGCCAACGTCGTGGATCAGATTAGCTATAACATGCGCAACACCGGCACCGGTATTCATAAAGATTTGGTGAATTTCGTTGACGGTGGTTACGCGAGACATTATAAATCTATCGTAACAAATTACTTTACGTTTAACTATTATAACTTTTTACTGAACCGAGAACACGTGAACATGGTCAACGTAGTGAACAGCATACACATGGTCGGTAGCAATTTAGGAATTTTACATCCGGCTTTGCTCAACGACAACGAGTCGATTGACAATGTCGTCAAAGAAATATTGCACTATGGTTCGGGCGTGTATTACGCAGATTTTAGTAAAGTGGTCACAGTTCGAAATCGTAATTATTTTTCATCGTTGGTCTGTCCAACAAACTCGATCAAATACTATTTTAACGAGGAGGACGACGACGACGACAAACTTGACATTTTAGTATGCGCCATGACTAAACGTATATGGTGCGTTCGAAAAAATTTCAACCTTCCAAATGACATCGACACGGGCGTACTTTTACTCGAACCTCAGACACGTGGTCGTCAATTATCGTTTTTTCCGAATCCTGGTTACTCGGCGATAGCCGCCACCGACGAGTCTGCCGCAGTGATTTCGTTTTGTAAATTGGACAATTTAAACGTCGAATATTATTCGTATACTTTGTTTTATCCAAAAGGTATGATACAGATTTATGATAAAATAAAGTGTACGCAAAAGATTCTAGACGCTCATTGCGTTCTACTAGTGTTAGATAGAGATCGAGCCGACGACAATACTTCTCAAGGATGTAAAATATCGTATCAAAACATAGAAAATTACAAAACTTTACCTCGGTTCGAGTTGCGTCATCATCACGATGGTACGCAATACGTTTGTCAGCCGATAGCGACGCAAAGTATCGTTGAAGGCGAAGCTACCGTATGTTACGGTATGAAACCGTCGGAGGAAAACAGTGGTTCCTGTAGAATCATTCGCTTGGACTCGACGAAAAATAGTTTTTTGATAAAGGTAAACGAAATCGAGTGCGTGTTTGATTTCCCGTATGTGATTTTGAAAAATAACCACACTCGCAGAATCACGATTAATAACGCGTATCAATCTACGCAGTTACTACACACCCTATACTTTGACGATATTAATAAAGTTTTGAGGTATGTCGGTTTGAATACCGACAAACTGATAACAAGTTTTATTAAACGTACCAACTACGCGTTTACGTACGAAAACACGCAGGAGAATCAATTCAAATTTCGATATTAAGTCGGATTGAAAAGCATGAATAAATACGCTACATGTTACTTGTGCGAGGACATTGTGTATTTGTACAAAGCGTACAGTAATAATGGTAGCGACAACTTTTTCAATAACCACAGAGCTATAACCAGACAAAACTTTGTCTTTTGCCCACCGTGTTATCGAACTCTATACGTGTATAAATTTCTAAAATTGAAATAAACCATTGGTTGTGTGTGGGATCGTTTATTATTATTTCATTATTGTATTGTTACAATGGAGCAAGCTGGACATGACGTTGAACTCGCCGCTATTGTCGGGTAAATTGTTACCGCCTCGAACGCACTGCAAACTTTCCGCCCATCTGTTGCCGGCGAAGGATTGGTTTATCGTCCATTGATCGAGTCGAGTGCCTTCGACTTTTTCGTGTCCCGTGTAGTTGCCTTTGATGAATTCCTTGAAAATGTTGTCGGGCGTATTGTTGAAGAACATGTACGGAATGTTGAAAATAGGATATCGTTTGGCGTGAGGGTCGGTGTGATCGCCGCCACGTACGACATACTTCATTTCGACATTTTCAAAAGTGGACTGGCGTGACAGATAGGATATGGGCGATAGACAGATTTGCGCGCACGTGCCGTCCTCGGCCATCCACTCCGTGAGATCTTCGCTACCGTTCATCACTCCTTTTTGTCCGTGGATTCCGCATATTTTCACACCTTCGAGATTGGGCGTCGACGTGATCATGATCAGCTTCACGTACACCGTATTGTTCGTTACGGTGATGAACGAGTCTATGCGTTCGACGCGTTGCCCGTCGATCTGTCTAAAGTACACGTAAATTTTGGAAATGTAAAAATTCTTATTGCGACACGCTTCGATCTTGTATCGCTTTCCGTCGTAGATCCAGCCGATTTTGACGTTGGATATTACCACGCCGGCCATGTGCAACACATTGCCGCCCTGCACGTAGACACAATTATCATCGGCGCTGCTCTTGTTGTACTTGACGATCGGCACTTCGTTCTTGCTGTTAAAGTTGAGTTTGCCTTTTAATTTATTGATTTTGTTATTGTACAGTCTGATGGGCAGTTTGACGTCGGGAATGTAAGGATCTTCGGCGGTCATGAGTTTGTGGTCGCGCACCAACGTCCACAGACGAAACATTTTGTCGTTACGCATAATGTCGGGCGAAACCACTACGGAATTGCCGATCGGCAGATTGTCCAAGAACACGTTGTTGTCTTGCAAATTATCATAGGCCACGACGGGCATGGCATTTTTCAAGTTTGTCAGCGAAACAATCAACTTCGGCACCGGCGTGATGGCGAACATTGAAAGATGGTCTTTGTAGTAGTACTGCAACAGTTTGGACATTAGCTGCGACACGTCCACAGTTTCTTCGACACTTACGCCTTCGAACGTGTGCAAATATGACAATTGGTTGTGGTACTCGTACGGAGTCAGCAACGTGGCAATGTGAACGGGATCTTTATCCTTGTCTTGTACGATTTTCAATCGTTTTTTGATACAAATCATGCCTTCGTGATGATTGACGAACAATATGTTGTCGTGAAATTTTAACTCTACAGGAAACTGGTTTCGTTTAAACTCGTAAATGATGTAAAGTAGATTGCTTTTGTCGCACTGGTAAATCGTGGGTCTGTTGTTGAACGCCACCATTACTTTATTGTCGTCGTTGTCGCAATCGACGACGTCGATCAAATTTAGATCGGCCAAGTGTTTAAATTTGGACGCTATCGAATAATAATCCACGCTGGGCAAGCGTACGTCGCGACACAAAAAGAATTTTTTTCCGGCCACAGTCATTTCGCCGTGGAAAAAACTATCGACAAACTTGACAAAGTCGGATTTTTGCATCAACATGTCCTGTCTCATGGTGTCGTTGGTGATGCGCACCACTTCGTTGCCGATACGATATTTCAGACATGGTAGATTGATTTCAATGTTGTTGTTGCTGCTGTTGTCCTGGTAGTTGATAAAGTTTTTCTTTTGTTTGCTAAACGTTTTCGAAACGGAATATATTAATTTTCCGTTGACAATGGTGTCGATAACTTTTTTACAATCTTTCGGATACAGTATCGATTGAACTTTTTTCTTGCGTGACGACGACGATGAAGACGATGAAGTTGCCGCTGCTTCTAATCCTAAATAATTGTTGAGTATCGGTTTGTAGATTAGCCATAGCAGATAGTCGTGCTTGTAAATAATCTTGTTGGAAAGGTTGTCGATAGAATAGTTTATGTCGGTGGCCATGATGTTTTTGATCTGTCCAACTAAATCGACGCTTTGTTTCTTTGAATAGTCAAAGATGAAGTTTAACGGTTCCCATTTGCCGCTGTTTTTGAGGTACATTTCGAGAATCGTGTTCAAATCTTCGGTGACGACATAGTCGCTGGCGTATACGTCTCGAGCAAACAGAACATTGTCGTGTTTATCGTACACCAATTGTATGGCACGATTAATGTTCTTCTCTTCGTCGACGTTACCGTACAGAAACATTCGTTTACAGCTCTTCGAGTAGAGTTTGTCGTAGAAATTGTGTATCAATATGTTGTTGTTCATCATGATGTTGGGAAAGCTCAGGTTTCGTCCGTCGATCATGAACGTGTTGTAAAACTGTTTGCTTTTGTTGTCGTCGTCGGCGCGGAATTCCAAGTCGAGCCATGTTCCGAAAATGATGAGCACACACTTGTGTAACACGCATCGGTCCAACGGATCGACGGCACAACAAAAGTAAGAACGTCGCTCTTGCAAAAATTTAATGGTGCAAGAGTTTACCGCTTTATTGTTACAATTCAAATAGAAACGCAACTTGTATTTGTCTCTGAGTTTATTGTAGAGCTTGTTAAAATCAGCAATCACGTCCGTCATTGTGTTGAACGATGAGCCGAATGACTACGCGAAGCAAATCGACAGCGGCGGTAGGTCCTCGGGTATCGGTCGCGAGTCCGAGGGCAGTGGTCGCTCCGCGTAAACGAGCGAAACCGACGACACCTCCGTCAACGCCGAAACGTCGATCGACCGCGTCGACGAGTGACGAGAGCAATGGTACAAGTAAATCGAGGGTCGTTTCAAAGTTGGAACGTCAAGATTCCTTGTATTTTATCGATCTCGATAAAGTCGACTACTACACTATACTTAACGTGAATCGAAACTCGACCAAATCAGACATTATATTCAACAGCAATAATTTGAATAGGATATACAAGAAACCAATGTCGAATAACGCGGAAGCAAACAGTTTGGAAAGAATTCAAAAAGTTTTAGGAGACGCCATTCTGGTTTTGAGCAATCCTACTTTTAAAAGAAACTACAATTATTTCCTCGATGAAAAAATTAAAGTTCAAGTGTTTCATTTGGAAAAGGTGATGCCGTTGCAAAGAACCACGACGCAAATATACAATGACATATTGCGTTTAAAGAACGATAGCGAAGAGTTTTTCGAAATGAACATTGGTCAAATTCTGATTCAAAACGTCTACGACACGATCGAACGCAACACAAAGAATAAATACTTTAAAAGCACCAAAACAAACAGATTGCGCGTAGAATGGCAAGTTGGCGATAGCGACGTGTACGATGAAATCGATGAAGAGTATCTGACGGAATATTTTAAAAATGACGGACTAGTAGGCGTAGTGATGTGTGGCACTCGACCCGGATGTGCAGTCATTGAACTTTTCACTTTTACCGGCGTAAAGAACATTATCGAACGCGAAAATACGCGTAAAAAGTTTACTGTTCAAGATTACACGGAAGCAGAGTTGGGCATTAGAAACGACGATGACGCTAACAACTATACGCCTCACATGGACCGTTTGAACGTTATATTGAATGACATTAACGAATTGCAGGAACAGTTGTCTAATGAAATTCAATTTTTGGATCAGATTCCAGCGGATCTTGAAGAGTACGATGATAGCAAATTAAAATTTGCCGAAAACTATTTGAATATGGAAGTTTTGTCGAGCGGTGATGATGATGACGACGATGACGAAGATTACGAAGACGAAGAGATGACGTTTGTCGATGAATAAAACTATTGTGTAAAAATTTTTAGTTCTTTATTGTTTATCCAAAGTATAAACGTTGTACATTGATGAATTTGTTGCGACACAAAGGACATACGTCGACATTTAACGCGCATTGATGACAAGCCACCACGTGTCCGCAAGGCATAAAACAAATGTCGTTTCGATTTTCAAAGCAAATTTTACAAATTAAATTATCATCGATGGCGGCGACGCTTTCTTTATCCGTTTCTGGCTCTTCCTTGACGACACAAGCTTCGGAAACGGCGCGTTGAACGAAATCGGGTCCCTTCATCTTTTGCACAAACGGACAACTGCCGAACCATCTGGCGTGTTCGAGCCACGGAAGATCGTTGGTGTTCCATTTGTGTAGCATACAATTGTTGTGGAAACACACGACCATGTCGCCGACGCCCGTATAAAATAATCCCGCTTCGGCCAAGTCTTGAGGTTTTTGCGATAATGCTTGTGGCCAAAGTTTGTCGAATGACTTCAGACGAGCACTGTACGACTCGAATTGCGGATGAGCCAAACTTGGGCCATCCTCGTCGTCGTTGTCGTCGATGATGTTTTTAATGAATTTACACTGTGGTGCCCATCGTTTATGATCTTGTATTGGGTCGTCGCCACTCTGCCAATTCATAATTTCTACTTTACAAAAGGCGCAACGCACTTCATCGCCTCGTCCCAAATAATAGAATCCCGCTCGAGCCAAACTGAGCGGTGCAACCGTGTGCCCGACCGGCCACGAATCGAAACTCATAAGACGTTCTTCGAACGACTGCATATCGATTACTTTACTCGATCAGCACGCGGACTGAGCATAAATACAGTCATGATCGTCATATACCTTACAATTGATAATCATCGTAAAAACTATGGAAAGATTAGAAAAATTAGAACAATGACTCGACGCAAAAGAAAAATAACACATAATACGAAATCAGAATTTATCTTTTAACTTTGCTTTCGTCCTAAATTTCCGACGAAATCCAAGATAATGTGTCTCCAACTATGCTTTCGTCTCTAATTTCCGATGAAATCCAAATATAAGATTGCATCATGTGTTTTTTAATGCGCAGCAATTTGTTTAACTTTGATTTCGTCCTCAATTTTCGATGAAATCCAAAATGGTTATCGTTCTTTGCTTTCGTCTCTAATTTCCGACGAAATCCAAATTGATTAAAGAATTTGTTTTTGAAATTGCATCATCTTTTTTATCAACTTTGCTTTCGTGTATAATTCCCGATAAAATCCAAGTTGATAAATTTGAAAAACAAATTGCATCATTTTTTTATCAACTTTGTTTTCGTCCTAAATTTCCGATTAAATCCAAGTTGATAAAGTTTGAAAAACAAATTAGGTCATCTTTTTTATCAACTTTGCTTTCATCCTTAATTTCCGATGAAATCCAAGCAATATGATGTGAATATAACTTAATGAACTTGGATTTTGTCGGAAATTTGGAATGAAATCAAAGTTTATTGAATTTTTAACAAACTTGGATTTAATCGGAATTTTAGGACGAAAGCAAAGTGTGCTTCAATGTGACGAAATTACAAAAATAAATTGCATCATCTTTTCAAGTTGGATTTCATATAAAATCACCGATGAAATCAAAGTAAAGTTAAATAAATTTAAAATTATCAACTTGGATTTTACATAAAATCACCGATGAAATCAAAGTAAAATTTAAAATTATCTACTTGGATTCCATCCTCAATTTCCGACGAAATCCAACTTGAAAAGATGATGCAATTTGTTTTTTATATTTTATCATATTTCAATAAACTTTGATTACATCAATAATTTCCGATTAAATCCAACTTTAAAATTATTGCGCAGTTACATTAAAGTTGTATTTCATCAATAATTTCCGATTAAATCCAACTTTAAAATTATTGCGCAGTTTGCTTAACTTTGATTTCATCAATAATTTCCGATTAAATCCAAGTTTGTCCAAATGATGCAATATTAGCGCAGTTTGTTTAACTTTGATTTTATCAATAATTTCCGATTAAATCCAAGTCTACATCATACTTGGCTTTCATCGCTAATTTCCGATGAAATCTATGTTGATACAAAAAAATACATTTTATTATTCAATAAACTTTATTTTGAACAAAGGAAACAAACAATTCATACAAAACATTACATCGGTAAAGTATATGAATTTCAATCCTACAATTGACGACGATGTGTCCGAGTTGCATTGCTGGCACTTGAAGTATATGATTTCGTAAACTTTGTCATAACGTTCGTATTCGTACCAGATCATTTTCAATCTTTGTTTGTACACTGTGCGATGAGACTCTTCCGAAGTGTCGCTTTCGTAGAAGCATATGCTCGACAAACAGTACGTGACCCATTCCTCGTCGGCACCGCCGGCCAACGGAAACAGGCAATGCGTGCAAAATTGTTCTTTTTCGCTGCACTGCAAACTGTACTCGTGACAAAATATACATCTTATCGTCGCGACACACGAACAATTGGCCACTGCGCTTCGATAATTTGTCTCGAAACTCCACTGATTGAATATCCGCCGGCGTACGTTCGCGTCGGCAGTTTGTCGATACAGTTTCGAGTACTTCAAAAACGGTTTAATAAGTTCCATGATTTATTAAACAGTGAGGAAAAACAGCAACTTTTTGCTTATATACCAGGGATATGCTAATAACAATAAATTTACAAGACAAAAAAGGTTACTTGTATAGGTTGTTCAGAGACCTATGGTCCGAATGTACGATAGAATGTCAGATATGTTTCGATCGCATCGTCGACGATGGCGTGGTCGCAATCACCGAGTACGAAACGTTGAATTTGGAGAAAATGTTTCATGGCGCATGCTTGCAACGGTGGCAACGCGAACGAAACCGTGATCCTTTCAATCGAAACGTGAAATTTTACTTTAACTTTCCGCCGAAAAGCGAGGACGAATGCGCGTCGCTGCTGAATCAAATGCGCGGTTTCATCGGTGAAGAATTGGCGGACAAACGGTACGCGGACGAGTTTCAACGGGTCAACGACGAGCGGCTGTTGGACGTGGATCTGGATTTTTCGAGACTTTTAAAGTACAGCTGAAACTATTCGAAATTCAATTGCGGCACATTGTACAGCACGTGAATGGGAATGTCGATGACACGATCCTCGGGATTCTTTGCCAACAACGTGTTGTATTTATTAATGTCGTTGTCCATAGTGTGTTTTACAAAGACGACGCGTCGCAGATCGCTTAAACGAAAATTGTACAAGTTCGTCAAAGACAGTTGATTAGCGGTAATTACATTTAAATATTCTTCAGGTACCTTTGAGGTCGTTTCTTTGTTTAAAAGTTGTTTGATGTTACTGACGACGTAGTGAGCGCACAAATTAATGAATGTGGTGAGCGCGTGGGTGATACGCGTCTTGCCTCGTGTATAGTTTACGTTAACGATGACATGCGCTATGGGTATGATATTGTCCATCAATTTTACATAGTAGTAATAGAACATGTTTGAAACTGCATAAAAATTTCTACGATTCACCGTATTATTATTCAATATGGAATACATAATGTCTTTGTATTCGAGTTTGTTTGTTTCGTTTTCGTTTAACGTGAAGAATTGTTTAGCTGTTAGTCTACCTGTGGGATTTATATTGTATTGTAAAGTGTTCATGTACGCGGTAATCGTGTCGATGGCGTGCTGTATTTCCATATAGTTACTTGACAATTGGCTGATTTGATTTAAAGTCGGCGGCCGTATGAAAACTATTGTCGCTTTGGAAGCAGAAGCTCTCGTTATGTCTGTCATGTCAACGTCATCGACGACTTCTTCATCGTAACGTGGCACAGCCGTTGATGTCGATGCTACATTAGGTGTATAGACGGGAGATCGTATCATGGATTCGTTAATACTATCTTCCAAATCCGTCTCAGTGAATTCGTTTGCGGTCGAAATTAGATTTTTCGACGTGGGTTGTTTGCGTTTTGTCGATAGAAAAAATTTACTATTGGACTCGTCATCAGAACGTCTCTTTTTACCTCCGCTTCGGCTCATGTTTCTAGTAGACTAAAACCAAGTAATCTTTGTAATCGCTCAACGTTTTCAATCGTTTCGAAAACTTTCGCACCTTATCAGTGTACCTGTCTAAATAATGATATTCACCATCGTGCGTTCGCACAAACTGGTAGCGTTTCAACGTGCTGTACAAGTCATAAGGAATTATTTTGATCTTTTCCCTTTCGAAAATGTCATCAGTGTCCATTGCGGACGACGTGATCAAGAGTATTTTGAAAGACAATCTCGAATTGGTCAACGACACTTATATTATTTTAAATGTCGTCGAACACGAGTCTGGTTCGATTAAACCAGTGTGTATCGGAGAAATTGGTTCCTTTCAAACCGATCAAAATAACAACTACGCAGTGTCCAATTCATCTACTACGAGCGAACTGCAAAGTGATCAAACGATATGATGAACGTACCGACACCTATTTCTCCAATCATTTGACCGTGCTGAATAACGTGTATCAGAATTATGATCGACGACCGTTTTACATGTGCCTCGTGGACGAAGCGACCGATGTGGAAACTCGCGGCGAATACTCCAACGCCAACGAAATGATCCTCTACGTAGAGTTGCACACGCTCGACGACGACGAACATTTCATGGGCATCGATGCGGCCGGAGAACGAAGCGTCGCCACTATTCGAACGGTCATCAAAAGTATATTGGACGCATTTGCCGTGTGCGCGGATCGATACATTCTCATGATCGACGATCAGCTCGTCGACATTGTCTACTCTATATTCCGTTGCATCGTGTTACCACAAAGAATGGTATCGATTTACATGGAGGACAGCGTGCCCGTCAACGAAGACGTACAAATATTCAGCGTGCCACGTACCGAAGCAGCGTTCGAGTCACAGCAAATATACAGAACGTTTTTGATGTACAACACGGTGCTGTCGATGTTGTTGAAACAAAGCAATCCGTTTAATGACCACAAAAAAAATATATCCGTCATATTCAGGAATCTCGGCAAATGTCCCAACAACAAAGAACGCGTGAAATGTTGCGATTTACAGTACGGAGGCAACGCACCCGGCCACATTATGTGTCCACCCCGACAAATGATAAAGAAAATATTCCATTACGCGAAATGGGCACGGACGCCAAACAATTACCGACGCTATTTCGAGTTGATTGTCGCCCAGCCTGTGGTATATCGGCAATTCGAAGAAAACATCAATGACAACAATAACAATAGTATGTTAGTTATAATGGATTGGTACAACTTTATTGATGACTTTCGAAATTATTTCGGTATTGTTCTCAAATGATTCGACAATTCGGTGGCCGGTATAAAACTGACGAAATCGCGGAATTTAGGTCAGAGCAAAAAAGCAGGCCAGATAAGAAGGTTGTTTCGCTGATAACAGACAAGATGAGTCAAGTGAATTTCAAACTTAAGGAAGTTATCAACAACACGGTCGATAACAAATTGAAAAATTATCAACATAAACAGAGCATCGCTTCATTCTACGAACAGACAAAGAACGACGCCAGTCGAGTCGGTCGCTCGTCCACTTACGATGTCGTCGGAAAGCGGGACTACAAAACGTTGTTCGACGAGAAAAAATACAAGTTTTAAGGAGTCGGCTTCGAGACGCGTCGACGAGTTTAATCAAGTTATTTTCTGTGATAAATGTAAATTTGTAGCGCCTATTTCTTTAAGTTTTGAATGTTATATTGAGTTGCACGATCGTTTTTGTAATATTGTTAAAAATAATTGTTCAGCAGTCGAATCTCTAGACGATGTTTACTGTAAATTAATTAAATGTAAAGATTTTGACAAAACGTGGATGTAATAAATTTTGTTACGCAAAATGTTGTTTATTTTAATTTTGCCATCCCACAAGCAACCCTAAATGTACTAGGATAGAGTTCTCTTAGATCGCAGCTTTGATCATTAGAGTTGAAATGTAGTACAAACAAAGTTTGGGACCGAGGGTGATATATAAAGGAAAGTGTTTGCGTCGACGCGGTAGTGAGCATCTAAATATTTGGCGAAAATGTTATCTGTTAACCGTCGTTATCTCGAATTTGATCGAGTATGTGTTGATTTGCGTCACGTCACGTTCAGTGCGGACGGACACAACGACACCGAGTACATTATATTCATCAACATTAACAAGGCCATGTTTACCAATTTTAAAATTTATTGTGATCTTTCCATCGAATCGCTGGCCGAATTCATCTACGAAAACGTACTGTGTACAGTTGAAGGAAAAAATGTGAAACCCTCGGCTCCTCTGGCTCAATGTGCCCAGTATAACGAGTACGATTTGAATAAATCGTTGACCATTGAATTGCACGAGAAGGCTCGAATAATTGTGGCAAAAACTATTTACTACCACGAGAAGTATCACGAACGCGTCACTGGCTACATTGACTTCGAAAATCGACACGATAAAAACTATACACCGGAGTCGTCGGAAGATTTGCGAAATAAATTGGACAGAGAGTATGAAATAAAACTTTTAGAGTTTACTTGAATAATAATTGTTTATTGTTACCAGCTCTGTGTTTAGCGTTAATCATTCGAGCTCGTCGGACATTTTGAACAGAAGTTGAACGACGACCACGATCTAGTTCTTCATCATCGCTGTAATCTTCTTCGTCTTCGGTAATACGACCACTGCCGCCGCCGATGACGCTTCGAGATGTTTTTCTTGGATAATCTTCGTCATCTGTGCCGGATTCGGATACGGAAAATTGTTCATCGTCTAAAGGAGGAGCCGCTAAACGTTGACGAAAAGTATTCTGTTGCTGCAAGTTTTCATCTTCACTGAGGCTATCTTCGTCGAGATCGTGTCTGACGATTTCCTCTGCTGCAGTTTTGGGAATCCAACGATTGTTCAGTTTAATGTATTCCCTGTCGACGGCCTGCTTGGCCATGTGCAGCGCCACGTCTTCATCGCCACCGTCGAGTTTGTGATATTTTTTAAACGTTTTCACAAACAAGCGCTTGGCGCGAGCCGGCATTTCTTCGTGATAGAACGCTTCGTTCAAATGAAACATTATTACTACGCTTATTAATCTCGCTCGTCGTCGTCAGTACTGGTGTTAGTGGTCGTGGTAGTTGTGTCATCGTCTGTACTGGTAGTATCATATTGATTGGCGTCTTTACGTGGCACCCAGTTTTCACCGACTTTTTTATATTTACGTTTTACCGCTTGCCAGGCAATCTTGGACGCGGTAACGTCCGATTTGTAATTTTCATATGCCCGATTGAAGAATTTCATGTAAATACGTTTGCCTTGGTACGGTAAGACGCGCGTATTGACAGGCAGCTGAGAAATATTGTAATACATTGTGTTTTACTTATTATACATTATATTAAAGAATTACAAAGAAAACTGCATTTTTATTTCAAATAAAACATTTTATTGAACCCAATTACAGACAACATTTTTAACATAGACATAAACGTCGTCAGAATAGCCTTCGATGGCGATACGATCCTTTAGTTTGGCCGATTTACTACATGCTTCGATAAATTCTTTTACATCATACTTGTTCAAAAACTCCATATAATTTTTATACACATTGTCGACGTAGACTTCGATGTTTTCGTCGAACAGACAAATTTTTTCAGACTCCAACAACAAACGGCGAACAACATATTTTTGATAATCGCAAAGTTTGGGATAACGTTTTTTTTTAAACACATAATTTTGAAACAATTTATACAAAGGCACGACCCGTGACATGTCTAATTTTTTATTTTCAAGTTTGCTGTATGTAAAAGTTCCGTTGTTATTGATGGTTACCTCTAAAACGGCTTTACGTAATTCTTCGTACGAGCAAACAACATTGTTATCGTTCGACTCGATAACGACACGTGGTCTCATCGTGCGCGGGTGGATTTGTTCAGAGCCCGGCATGTAACCGTCATAACTATAATAACATTTCACGTGATCACTCAGCGTAATATCAATGTCGTTGAATATTTTGTCTAAATACTTTACGGCCGCTCGGGGTTTTAATTTTCTAATAGAATAATAGTCGCGATTCGTTGTTTCGTACGAAGTATTGATGATTTGATATACATATCCATCTATTGATTGGTACAAATATATATGTTTGGCTCGTTCTTTAATATGATAGTAACAAACGTTAAAGTTGCACATCTTCAACATGGCAAACATGTCTTTAAAATAGGGATGTAACTCTTTGAGTCGTTCCTGATAAAGGTGTATTTCATGACCTTGGAAAATTATTGTGCTGATGTAGCACGAATAAAACAATGCGTTCGGTAAAGGCACTTGAATCTGAGGATAAAAGTTTGATTTCGACAATGCCAACGTACATTTGGTCGTGTTCAAACGATGAATGACATAATTTTGAAAAGTTTTCCGAACGTTTTGCGGCAATTCGATTGTATTCTTGTACAGTATGTAATACAAAAGTCCCATGTTGACAGGCACACGTTGTTCGCCGAAAAACGTTTTGTATATCATGTAATCGTTAAACTTGTCGTATTTGGACATCAACACTATACTACAACATTTAGTCACATTATATAATTTAAAAAATTCACCCAAAGACATGTAACAATCTGTATATATTGAAATGTTAAAATAAAATGGAAACTCTAACGCTTCCGCATACTTTTTCGTACCAAGGTCCAACTTTGTTTTCTCATTAAATATAACGACAACTTCATTAAAATCATTTTCATCGTATAAATCGTACAAACAAACTGCAGGATCGATGTCGTCGTCGTTGTTGTTGTTGTTGTCGTTCGATGTAGTTTTGTTGTAAATGCTAGCATATCGCTCATTAAAATCAAACGATTTCTTGTCGTCGCTGTTGATGAACTCGACGAGTGTGTCGATGTAGGCGTTTAAATCTTTGTAGAGATACGAAACACATCCAAAATTATGTGATCGGTAAAATTCCGTCTTTTTCAACGATTCGATAAACTTTTTCGGATCGGTTATCGTTTGATTTTGTATTGCAAACTTTTCGATTGGTTTTTTTATTTTTAACATTCGATCGCGCATGTTGACAAGTTTTTCAATATCTTCGCACGATACACTCTGTTTGCACTTTAAAAACGCCACAATTTCCTTTTTGTTTCGATATAAATCTTTCACTTTTAACGTATCAAAATTAAAATCTTTGGTCGCGTCGGATCCATCGTCGATGGGTAGTTGGTTTTTAAAATCGAAAAGATCGTCTTCATAGTACGAAACGTACGGTGCTTTTTCTATGTTGAGTTTACTCTTCTTTTGCCGATATTTTTCTTCATATTCTCTACGCGCTTTGTTCCAATCGATCCAAACCTTTTCTTCTTTTTGATTTTTGAAAAAAAATTGTCGAATAAAATTTAAAAATCGTTTAATAAAATCCATTGCAAACTTTGCACGATTGTCAGATCTGGCAAGACTAAAGTAATTTCGCGTCGTCCGCGATACTTATTGCTAATGAGATTCCAGAGGAGATTAAATTGGATGCGCAGCCACGGACATTTTGCCCAACAAATCGTAAATGTCGTTTTCGTTTTTAACAATAAATATCTTGCTGCGTTCGTTTTCGCGTACCATGACCCCTTTTTTGCACAGCGATACGTATTTGTAGTGTGGCAAGAGCGCATCGCGTGCTTTTTTCAACAGCTGTTTGTGTTCCGACGATGCGGCCACGAAAATCTTCACCGGCCCGTCAAAGTCAATGTCCAAATCGTAATTTTTGATACGAACATCACGCGATCGGTTTTGCCATTCGCGCGCCGTCGCCGCATCGTTTAATTTCAACTTTATGTGGTTTTTCTCGTAATCACTCTCGACGACCGCTTTGTAATCGAGCTGCAGCAGTGCGCAAATTTTTTTCACAAAACTGCTGCGAATCTTTTTGTTGTACAACCGGGAATCGTGCACACCGTAAATTTCGACACAGTCTCCGAGATGGTCATCTTCGAGCTTTTTCAATTTACCATTTAATATGGTAATGTTGTTGGTGACGTTACGGTCGATTTCGGTTTTGATTAGATTTTTCAGAATCGGTACATTAATTAATTCAGAAGCGGTCGTCATGTTGGTCGGAAAACTCAAAAATTTAAATTAAATACCCTCTTATCTTATCTGATCGTATTATTTCATCATGAACTTTACGAGCGTAAACACGTCACCGTCCGTGGAGTTTATTCCGAAAAATTCCGTTAATTTCGAACTGTTAATTGATCCCAACGACATTGACAATGTGTTTTTTTGTAATATTAACGAGTTTAAAATGTTTCTCAAGAACATTATCGCCGACGTGAAAAAGATAAAGGTCAACTTTTTCAACAGTCTGATTGAACAATTGATTTCCGTGTATCAAGAACGCGAAGAACGAAACGAACACACGGAAATGCTGAGCCGAATATTGATGGCGACCACGATAGTGGTGCGTGACCTGCCGTCGAATGTTTATTTGAAGAAATTGAAACGCAACAAGTTCACCGACAACATAAACTATCTCATCATACCGAACTTTATTCTATGGGACCACAACGTTATCATTTTCCTCAACAAGTGTTTCAATTCTAAACACGACGCCGGCCTCATAGACATTAGCGGTCAACTTCAAAAGATCAAGTTCAACCACGGCATCATCAAAGATCAATTTCAAAGTAAAAACGGATACGCGGGTCAGTTTCTGTACTCGACGTTTTTGAACACGGCCTCTTTCTACGCCAACGTGCAATGTTTGAACGCGCCCAACGTAGTCGTACCGCCAAAGATGAGCATTCAACGATACTACGGCCGCGACGTGTCCAACGTGCGCGCTTGGACCACGCGTCATCCGAACATTTCGCAATTGAGCACGCAAGTGTCCGACGTACAACAGCCGGTCGACAACAACGATTGGAGCGTTAAAGTCGGCCTTGGAATATTCACCGGCGCCAACACGGACTGCGATGGTGACAAGAAAGTGATTACTTTTCTGCCGAAACCAAACTCACTGATCGATCTGGAATGTTTGCTTTACGGTGACCCGCGCTACAATTTCATTTGCTTCGATAAAAATCGCCTAGCCTTTGTGTCGCAACAAATCTATTATTTGTACAAGAATAAAAAGAAGATATCCAAACTGCTGTCGTCGATGCCGATATTGCATACGATCTGGAAACATCATCAAAACGAAGTGTTTGCATCGCGTCTCGACTTGTTGTTGCGCGATTGTGCGCTAGTATTGAGTTCGAACGCCAGCTATTTGCTCTTTCAAAAGTTTAGCGAAATGATCAAAGACGAGGAAATGGTGTGTGGTGACGATGAACTGTTCAATCTGAGCGGTCAGTTTAATGCGGTCATCAAATGCGGAGCCAAGGGCAGCAAAGATTTGGTAAAGAGCACTAAAAATTACAAGAAAACGCAAAATTGCGACATCGATATGATCGCGGATCGAGCCATCAAGAGTCTCAACAATTACATTTCATCGCACAATCGAGTAAAAGTCGGCGGAGGCGATATCTATCATAACACTACCGTACTGCAAAATGTGTACATCAAAAACGACAGCATATGCTACAAAAACGATGCCACCAAATTAGCGAGTTTATGTGTGTTACCATCCGAGTTTTTGTTTCCCGAACACTTGTTGGACATGTTTTTACAATAAAACGACATTTTTAAATTTAAATTTTTTTATTTTACCTAACAATTACAAAAGTACATGTGTCTTGGAAAATTATCATTTTCTGTGTCGATAATGTTGAACAGGGCTCGGTGACACTCGACGCAGTAACTTGACATATCAGTAACGATCTCGTGAATGTTGTCGACGTCATAACAATTGTAATACGATAGCCTTCGTTTCCAGCAACAATTTGTAAAATAAAATTTTTCTTCGCTTGTGGCATACACAACGTCGTCGGAACACCATTTGCACATTCGATACTTGTCCTTGTACCAAAACACTGTATATTGTTCGGGTAGAAATAATTGTTCCACATTCGACAGATACGTGTACACCAATGCAAATTCCAAAGTCTCTTCTCTAGAAACGTCCGTCAAGTTTGAATTTATCAAAAAATAAAATCTATCTAACACATCATCGTAGCTCTTAAACAGGTTATTTTCAAATTGCTGCCATTTAAACAAAGTTTCCAGTACGATTTTGAGGTTTTTGGTTTCGTTGAAGAATTGTCGAAGCGCAACGTCCGACGGTGGATGCGAAGAGAACCAATCGTTCCACAAGTATTGTTTCACAGCCCACGGCACGCTGTTGGTATGCGTGACCGGCACACCATTGTCGACGCACGCCACGAACGACAACAGTTTTAGACTTTTCTCGTTCAACGACATGATTGTTAATGTGCTTCATCTTTTCGTTTTACTGATTTTATACTCGAAAATTGTGCGTTTGCCGTGCAACCATCGTCTGATATCGGCTCGCATATCTGATAATCGAAATTAAATTCACATCCGCTAGGACATTGACGCAAATCTTTTTCAAAGTAATACGTGTCGCACGTAGGACCACGTGTAAGCATGTTGTCGTTCGGCACGCTGTACTTGTTAACGAACACTACGAACACGTAAAATAAAATTATAGAAATGACGGCCACCAACCACGATTTCATGTCGGTCGCTTATGAATTCAATAGTAAGTAGTGGTACCGAGCGCGCGTTAAACTACACACAATAAGAGGTTTCTTGAAACAATTGAAATGTTTATCTACTTTACATTCCTTGTATTGATTGTAATCGGATTCATTTTTGACAAAAATGAAGGATTTTCGAATCTGTTACTGTTCATGCTGTTGGTGTTTGTGATATTTTTGCTGTTGCTGCAAGTGTATTACATTAAGGACGAGTCGACCACTGTAAACATTCCCACTGTTAAATCTAAGACTATAAAAAAGAAACGGGATTTGGAAAAAGCGTTTGACGCCATTCTAAATAAGAATAAGAGCATAGTCGATTAATCGCAATGGAATTCTTTAAAAATTTTGTCAATCAAGTGTTTAGCAGCATGCCGGTGGCTGCAAAGGTAGCATTGGTCAATTTAAATTTAAAACAATACATGAAAGACTTGGAAAGAGACGAAGTATTCTGCGACAAGTTTACGAGAATCGTTCAGATGTTTGTTCGTCGAGAAATTAGCGTGCAAGACATGTGCGACATCCTGGACGCAGCCGACGGCATCAGATTGACGCACGGCCAGATCGAGTATTTTTGCAATCAAGTCTACTACAACGGGCATATTATTCACATTTTGCGAAACTTTATCAACTACCAGCACCTGAGCGACGAAGAGATCGGAGATCTTTCACAGTTTCTAGTCAAAGAAATCGATAATGCCATAATTGTCGACAAATAATTGTGAATCCTGGGAGTTTCTTTTCAACTTTACATTACTATTGAGGAATAAATAAAAAATTTTTTAAAAATTTAAAATGTATATTTATTTGACAAATTGCATCAGTTTGTTGGACAAGTTTTCGTTCCACACAAATTCCATTGGAAACGTGTGCAACAATGGCACATCGTCGAATAAACCTTGACGCAACGTTTTGATATACATAGTTTGATACAATGTGGTCGGCAAGTATTTTTCGATCACGTCCAATAAATCGTTAAACTCTAAATAATTTTTACACATGTCCATCAGTTTGATGAACAGATTGTTTTCAAAATTGCGATTAGAATCGCACAGTTTGGTACCGTATCGAGCCAGCAGGTACGCCACTTTGTCGACATACATGTGAGCAGTTTCTTCCGTCACGTACTCGTACAACGAATCAACGTAGTGAGGCATAAATGCGTCACTGTGCTTCTTCAACAAGTACCTGTCGATGGAGCATACAATGTCCATGTATTCGGTACACCGTTGACTGGTCACGTATTGATTGTACAAATACATAATCATGTCAGAGTAGCTGCAACTTTTCGACCACCACGTTATCATTGTACATTCAGAACAAACGTATTTACGGTCGACCGCCGTGACATGCCAGTCACGCGTCTGACGCATCGTAAACAAGTAAATGAAAGAGAACAGCACGTACAGGAAACGTCTCGGCGACAACATTTGTCCGAAATAGTAGAACGTGTTGCGCATATGCTGGTTGGACTTTTCTATACCGCCACTCGTGCACATGCAAAAGTTTTCGTTCACTCTAATAGAGTTGACCATCAAGATGATTTCGTTTTGAAAGTCGTGCTTGCGACCCATGTCACGGATGCGGGCTATCTTCAAATCGGGCGTATAGCGATACACTTGAAACGGCATTTCGGTACAGCGTCTGGCGCGTTTCGCATAACGACCGAAATTGACGGGTTCGTCTTCTTCATCGGCCGACGTCGACGATCCGTCCAACTGGCTACTGCTGCCGCCGTCGCTTTCGCTCGAATAGGGCCTCGGGCCTCTCATGTAGCGGTAACGTTTATTTTTGACAAAACACGACACATTGTTCTCCGTGTCGCTGCTTTCAACACAACTTGTATAAGACATGTTATTTTGCAAACTAAACTAAGCACCAACTTTTCCATTTATATATTGTTCTTTACTATCTCACAAGATAAAACGTTGATGACGCACTATATTTTTTCATTTGGCTCAAGCGTGCGTTGTTGATTTGTCGAATATGGAGCAATATGCGTTTGTTGATGCGATAATTATGAATCAACTAGTACAAAAAGTGATCGATCTATTTCAAGTACCCTCAGATGATCCAGGAATAATTTTGGTGGATTTAAACAAACCGCAAAAGACTAAACTGGTGGACCCAAAAACATTGCCGTATTACATTTTAACCCTGATTGAATTGTGTCCCAATGTAAGATTGATACATTATCGTGCCAAATAAAACTGTTTACCGAATTTTTATTGCGTTTTATTTTATTATCGTAAACGTAAATAATTAAAATGTCAACGAAAACGAAGGGTACATTTTCGTGCACCCTTGGTTTTCGATGACATTCTGGTGATTTCAAAGTAAAACGATATGTTGAAAATAAACAAAATTTATTAACATTCACAATTACATTTTTCACAAACTGTTTTCACGTACATTGACGACGATGGTTTAGGTTTCGATTTGTACAATGAAAATTGTTGGCTATGATTAACGATCACTTGTTCTTCTTCCATGTTATTGTCTTCATCGTTGTCGTTGTTGTCATCATCGTCATCGTCGAACGCTTCTTCATCACGACTTTTTTTTCCTTTATTCGGTTTCGTATTGATGGTTCGCAATACGGGAAACTTGACGTCATGCTGTTGATCTTGCATGTACACACGGCAAATGTTTTCAAAATAATACGAAAACTCTTTACGATCGCCGAAAATTTGAATCAGTTCGTTGAAAAACGTACACATGATGCCGACATGCTTCAGCCAACTCACTCGAACGTCCGGCGTAAACAACTTTAAAGGATACGACTTTTGCGTCACACTGCCGGCGACATCGATCAGCAAGTACGGAATACGATCTCCGTTGCCGGGTAGAAAATCCGTGCTGCCCGAGTTGGCCAATAGTTCGCGGCAATGTTTGGCGATGGTAATCGGTCGTTTACGTTTAGCTGCCTGATCTTGACCGTCTTTAGATTTCTTTTTACCCGTCGGATTTTCATTGTAGCTCATACTGAAACAGTAGCTGCTGTAATTGTTGTCGACGCCAAAGTTCTCGTAGTGTTGCACCATTTGCGTGTACAACAATTTGAGGCCGCAAGCCACGCTGTGGCCCATCAAGTACGAGTCGACGACGCTGCGAAAAGTTTTGCGCATAAACAGCGGCATATCCTTCTTGACCAACCAACCTTTGTACTTTAAACGGTTCTCGCTGTTCAAGTAGCAGTATTTTTTCTTCTTCAATATTATCAAACTGCGCATAACATTCTCCAAAGCCATCTTGTACCCGACCCAGCCGGCGTTTAACTTTTTCAAAACGTGATCGTTAATAATGTCTCGAATCATCGTTTCGATATTCCTGTCGCCAACTTCGTTTTCATCAAACAATATTTGTATGAACGATGAATCGGTGTCGCCGTAAATCACTTTGAAACGTATCGAGGACAATTGGAATTTTTGCAATATGTCTACATCGTTACTGCTAGCCTCGATCTTGACGATCGCTTCCATTAATTTTTCTCGACCTATTCTCGTCACGTAGTTGGCGAGCGGCTTGAAAAATATTCCAAAATAGCCGTAGATACTGTTTGCGATCCGTTTGACCGCATTCTGCGTCTTGTCATACAAACTGTACAGAAAAGAGGTCGGTTCAAACTTGTCACGTTTCTTTTTGTAAGCGACACGCAAGTCGAGAAGCGTCTTTAAAAGTTTTGGATTTATGGCCTGTTGATTCTTGACCAGATACACGAACCCGTCTTCGGCGACAAACACGTTCGAAAGACATATACCTTCTTGCATCATGATCGACAAGTACAACGAGTTAAAGTCCAAAGTCACGACCCATTTCTTTAGACCCGGATTCGGCGACAATACTTTGCCACCGGTGTACACGCATTTTTGTTTTTCGTGACACAACTTCACAGCATCGGACGGTATGTCATCGACAGGAATAGGCACTCGTTTCAATTGAGTCAGATCGACCACTTGAGAATCGTTGGTGCTGTTGCCGTCGTGCGTGCGTTTGCGACCCGACGTGATGCTCAGATCAAACTTGTTGAAAAAATACGGGTCGGGCACAAACTTGTTGAGCTTCTCATCGAAATGCGTATTGTTCAGAGCGTTGTAGAAAAAGACCACGTTCACTTTGTGTGAAATGTTGCTAAGCAAATCATCGGTGCTGAGGTACAACAATGCGCATTGTGTATACATGAAATCCATAACTTCAATTTTGATGAAAATCTCTATGGGTAAAACGCAATCCTGTACGTTGTACTCGATGATGCGTTGCATTTGTTTGCGTTCATACAACTGGAGCATAGCGCTAATCGGCAAGTCCACTTTGTTGCTGTTCAAATAATGTTGAGACACTGTGTTCAGTTGGAAATTTTCCACATCGTTTTGCTCGCAATCAGTGCTAAGAAACTGATATAGGTCTACGTGCGTGTAGTAATGTAGAAAATGAGTATTTAGTTTGTTTTGAAATTTGTCGAATAAAGATTTCGTGTTTATCGTCATCGGTTCCAAATGATAGCGTCGAATGTTGGCAATGTCGCTCGCTTTTTCATAGCCCATACGTCTCACGAGCGCAAGTGGCCAATTTTTATTGTTTATTCTGTCGAGTATGTATGGCAAATCAAACTTGTCACCGTTATAGTCCAGCAGAAAATCCATATTCAGCAATGGTAGCAGTTTAAAAAAGGCAGCAATCATTTCGAGTTCGGTGTCGAATCGGCAAACGTAAATGTCCGCTTCCTTTTCGCTCGAAAACATTTGCATGTCGTCGACAATGCCCGGTGCCATGTGGTACAGACATAACTTTAACAGCTTCGATTCGCGTTTCACAACGAAACCGATGGAAATTATGGGATCGACAAGAGCGTTTGAGAATTGTTGGCCGTTTGAATAGGTTTCGATATCGTAACACGCCACGACGGGCATAATTTCTCGAGTCAACGTTGCGGGATCGACGATTTCGAACATCTTTTCCACATTGTCCAAATTGTTAAAACTACACTGCAATCTATTCTCGAAACATTTTTGCGTTTGTTTGAATCTAATATACTGTCCCTCTTTCAGATTGGTCTGAGTATGCACTCTGTTGATGTCGTTGAGAAACGAGTCGAGACAGAATTTGTTGTGATGTGCCGTGGTCGCATCGCGTTTGTACTTTATCACGTTGATACGCTCGCTTCGTATTCCTCGAAGACCGGGCATCACCATGGTCTTGTAGCTGATGCATTGGTTGTAACACGACGAAGAAGCGTGCGTGTTGAAACATTTGCGGTACGAATATAAGTCGCACTTTGTTTCCATGTAAAATTGATACAATCCTCCAGTGTTCAAATGTCCGGTAAAAAACAAAATTAAGTAATTATCCTTGTAGATCATTCGCGTGATACGAAAGACATCGTTTGTACTGATCGTTGTCGTGTTGCGTCGACTGCCGAAACTTTTCAATTTCCTTTGCATCGCATCCCAATCCAACAGAGCAAACGTTGCGGACATTATGAGCGATCGATATCGACCCAAATACAAAAATACAGATGTCAGCGCTAGCACAGTGCAAAATCTCTTGCAAACAATCAACAATATGAGCCAACGATGCCGCGGTCAGGCAAACACTGAAGATGTAATTCAACGAGTCCGATCAATTATATTACTGCATCGGCCTCATTTAGCCACTAGAATCGATTTACAACTGCCGGAATTGGCGATGGAAGCGTTCATGCCGAACAGTTCCAACGCTAATCAGATAACGCACAACTTTAATTACAAATACGATTACAACACAAACGTGCCGGGTGCATACAATCCATTTTTTCCTGCCAACACACAATTTCCTGCCAACACACAACAATACCCTCAGAACAATATGGCGTCGACGTCGACACCGCTACAATCGTTCACCATAAACGCCGCATCGCCCGCGACCGACTCTGCCGCCACCGCCGCACCCGAAACGACAACCCGTGTCGTTACCGCTCCTTTGACAATCGAACCGGAAGATTTAAACAATCTCAACACTTTGTATGTCAACGCTCAACGATCGCCGAACGTGGCATCCTATAAACAATTGTTGCGTCAAATCGTTTACATTGTTCGCAAGTACGTGCGTTACGAACAAATATCCGTCAGTTTAGAATTGATGGAAAACTTTGATGCTTTTCAAAACAACAATCTTGACGAGTTATTGAGATGCATCGAACGCGAAACGCGCTGGTCGATTCCCAACTCGTCGAACGTGTGTCGTTTGATTTCGATTATGGTCTCGGCATATTGTCGTCTGGTCACGAAAATTACGCAACGCGATATAATCATGTCCACGGTAAAAACCGAAGATCGTTTACTGACAATAGTCGGCGAAGTGGAACAAAACGTGACCGATGCCATGAACACTGTTATGCAAGCAAGAGTCACGGCCGACACTACACGAGCCACTAGCGAACAAATCAATGTTCTCAATGCACGAATACAAGAACAAGACAACAAATTGCTACAATATCAAACTCAACTGACTGCCAGCCAGCAACAGTTGGCGTCTACCGAAAGTAGGACTCTCGTTTTTGGTAACGCTTTCGGTAGACTGCAAACATTTTTCTATCCCAATATTCAAACCGACATTGACGTGAGCGGTAATAACGTTGACGATTTTACAAACAGACTAATAGAGTACGTTTCTAGACTGCAATCGGAAACGTCGCTCATCAGTTCGAATATTTCACAACAAAACGATTCGTACGCACGACTCGAGCAACAGTCGGTCGAACGAATCAGCGCTCTAGAACAACAGGTGAACGATTATCAGAGTCAAATCGCCGGCATGCAGTTACAGTTGAACAATTTCGAAGATGTTCAATCGCAACTCAGAGCGGCTCAAAACAAAAATCAATCTTTGCAAAATCAATTGGCCAGTCAAAGCGAAAAGTACAACGACCTACAGGAAAAGTATTCTGAATTGAAAAAGGAAACGCGTAAGCCGCTGCATAAAGTTAGGCCGACGGTACGCAAAAGCGGCGACACGTATCGTAGAGGTTTTAAGAATAAACAAATTGCCAAATTGATCGAAAGCCAACAGGCGTTGATCAACGAACGTCAAAATGCGAGTTCCATAATTAAAGATTTAAAGGAACGGTACATGAGTAACATTGAAAAGAACGACAAGGCGGTCCGGCAGATTTACGAAAATCTACAAGACACCAAGGCTCGCATCGAAACGTTGGCAGGTAATCAAGCCGCATTAACTACCACCGATCTCAAACTACTCAACACTAAAAGCGTACAAGCTTTATCGGACAAAGTTAGCAGATTGACCGCAGAGAATATCGCTGTCAAAGAAATGTGTAATACTGAACTACAAAGACAGAGTAACGAACTCGGAGATCGTCTAGAGGTTTCTAAAAGTGATATCGATAATAAAATTGTCAAACTCATGAATCAAATTGAACCTATCAATAGTCGAATTCTAGAAACAGCCGAAGAAGTTAGACAAATTGAAGTTCGCTACGAACAACTAGCCAGAAACGCTAGTACCATTAAAAATGTAAAAAAGTAAAACAACAAAGTAATATTGATATATTTTATTGATAAACAGAAAAAATACATTAAACGCCTTCATAGTTGTCAGTGTCAATTTCAATTTTGGTCAAGCCCAAAACGTTATAATTCAAAGTAGATAAATCGGCAGCAACGTAGATGTAAACTTTAATAATGTCAGACTCTATTAAATCTTGCAATTGATTCAAGTCAGTCTCTAATTTCTCCAACCTATCGAATTTATCGTTCTTCTTGTTGTTGTTGTTGTTGTTATTACCGTTGTTGTTACTGCTGCTGTTCTTCACGAAAAACGATCCTCGAATGATTTCGTCGCTATCATTATTCTTCAGAGTGTACGACAACATAAACCTCTCGGGGCTCGGGTGGCTAACGTTACATTTGTGTATCTCCCCAAACACAATGCGTTTATTGAGCCTGCTTATGTTCATAATTTTATCTTCGTTTTCGGCAATGTCGCACACGGGATTATCGACGGGCGTCATATACGTAATGTTTTGTATGGAAAAGTTTTTATAGTTTCCGTTGCTTTGCTGACACTTTACGCGGCACAAGTTGAACATTTGATTCTGGCAGCTGTCGAAAAATTCCAGCAAATTGCTTTCGCTCACAATGTTTTCGTCTTTGATGCAACTCGCCCACTTTTTCAAGCTTGTCATACACTCGATCTGTACGGCGTGCGAAGCTTCATCATTGCCATAGTTGACGATGAACACGCATTTGTAGGCATCGCAGTCGATGACTTTGAATCCATACTTTAACTTTACAAGTACCGAAACGGTGTCTTCACCGTCGAAATCGCTCTGCTCCAAATGTTTCTTGATCAGCATCATGTTTTCCACATTTTTACATTCGGTGGCTTTGGCGATCGCCAAACGTTTATGCTCATACACCAATTCCAGTTCATATGTGGCGTCGTCGCGTAACGATTGAAAAAGACTAGCGTTACCATAATAGTTTTTCGACACGTTGTCCACCAAAAATTTAAATAAGTGAAAAGGTTCACTGTTGATAAAGTACACGTTCTTGGTCACCAATTGTCCAGTGACCGTCTTGCCAATTTTTTTTGACGAAGAAGCATTGCTCGCATTCGATTCCATCGATACCCTCTTCTGAGGACTGTTCTTGGCTCGCTTGTTGAAAAACGAATCGTTGTCGTTGTCGTTGGTGCGTTTGAGAGACATGGTGCGTTGGCGTTTGTTGAACAGAGACCGGATCGAAGTGTCGCCCGAGAGCAGAGAGCACGCTTGGAAAGATTTGACTATTGACGTACTGCTCGACAGTCCGATGGACAGCACGTTCAGAACGATGATTGACAAGGCAAACTTTGAAAATTTCGACTACAGTCGACCGCTTATATACGAAGTCAAAGATAGAGTAATGTTGATAACGAATGAAAATTTAAACAAAGCGCTGAATCGACCTGTCGGTACGCTGTCCGCTTTGAATATAATATCGGTTCATGTGTTCCTCGCTTTTATCTGTGCGATTTTACTAACGGTGGCGGTTGCGTATCAATTTGATTATCGGAAAAATGACATTAAATTATGAACTGAAAATTAAATTGGACACATTGAAGGATCAATTGAACAAATACACGCCCGAAGAAATGCGTCAGTGTCGCGATAGTTTAGACACACAAACTTGTCGTGGCAACAGATGCTATCATAAACTTAGAGAAATTGACGCAAAGTTTAACGTGTGTGGTAACGTTGACACGTTTCTCGACTTGTGCGGCGGTCCCGGACAGTTTGCCAAGTACGTTTTCGACGTGAACAAGTACAAGTGCTCCGGCTACGGGGTGACATTGCGCGATAAACTCGATTACAAGTTTGATCATCCAAACTTTCGTAAGATGTACGGATGTTTCGACACTGGAAACATTTTCGATGCTAACGTACAGTTCGAGTTGATGTACTTTTGTCGTAACAAGTGCGATTTGGTTTTGGCCGACGGCGCTTTCGACGTGACCGGTCGGGAAAATGAACAAGAAGAATTGTCGTTACCGCTCATACAGAAAGAATGCTATATTATATTGAACACTCTTCGGATTCGAGGCAGTTGCGTCTTGAAAATATTCGACACTTTTAACGATTCAACTATAAGTGTATTGGAAAATTTCGTCTCGCGCTTTTCCGAGTATCACGTATACAAACCGCCGCATTCGCGCGCAGCCAATTCCGAAAAATATTTGGTCTGCAAAGGAAAGTTGGCGGATGGAGAGTTTGTGGCCAGTAGAAAATTCAATGGTCGCGTTCGTTTTTTTGCTCAAAAACAAAAGTGTGCTCTAGAAAAACTTTTATCCAAACTCGAAAAGAATGCAACACATCAACTTGACAGCGGTGGATCTTCCTCCTCCGGGTCTGTTCAAGGACATTCGTGATAGATTGGCCACTTTTGAAAACATGTGTCTCGACAGCGACTACGTACTCGATCTTGTACAAACCGGCATTTATCGAGACGCGTTATGTAATTACAAGTGCGCATACTGTTCGTTGTATATGAAAAAGTTGGATGCGCGTCGATTGAAGTACCACACGTTTTCGACGTGCGAAATGGCCACTTTTAGATTGCTCAACAACAAAACGCTACGGAAACAATCATTCGAAAGATTCAAAACTGCTCGATTGTATTTCCACGATAAGTTTGAGGAGCTGGCCGACAATGGATTCTATTATTATGGCGTCAAGTTTGAGATTCGTTGTTCGAGCTGTTTGCTGACCATCGTAAAGTTTAACAAACAAGATGACATTCGCCAAATTCATCATAAGTATTCGCCCACGTGCAAGTTCAATGCTCCGTCAGCCCCTGCCTGGGAACCGGACGACGACAAGAATATATATTCAAACAATCTTTACCCGAAACTACCATTGTGTGATGATGCAAGAGTTAATTATAGCGTTGAACCGAAACTATCGTCGGTCGCGCCCGATGATGTCATGTGCAAAATATGCTTTGAGCGCGAAAGAGAAGTTTGTTTTCTGCCGTGTCGTCATGTGTCCACGTGCTGGGAATGTGCTAACAAATGTAAAGTTTGTTGTATTTGTCGAGAGAAAATTAAAAATAAACTCGAAATATATTTACAATGAAGATCATATAAAAAGCTCAAACGACGACAAACTTTATACCATTATCAATGTCAACGCAAATCGATTCGGTCGCACTTTGCGACGCACCAATCGTAAAGCACATTAAACATGTAACTTTTACGATAAATCATACGATTCGAAGGATCACTGTGTTGAGCCGAAAAGATTCCACGGTGCGTATTCATGTCTTTGGCCAACACGACACGGCATCGGATTACGAAACCATCAAATATCACTACCCCGGCGTTGCGAGCGATGTAAAGTTTGCGAAATTAAAGCGAAACACATTTGTCAACATTATGCTCATCGATTCGAACCATCGACCGTATCTGCGCCGTATGAAACTTCAAGATCATCTATACTTTATGCATCATCATTACGCCAAATACTATGTGTACGGTCAAGTACCGGCCGTCATGCAGAAGACCAACGTTTCCGAGTTCCTGTCGCAGTTGTACGTGTGCGCGCCGATATTCAGCGACGACGGAGAATTAATTTCGGTAGTGACCGATTACTATGTCAACGATGACAATCATTGTGTTTTACCCATCACCGGCGACGCGGGCGGTGTCAGGGGCAGTTTGTGTTTGGACGGTTTTGTGTACGTGTCCGATCCCAAAGACAAGTTAACCGAACACGTTTTGCAGATTGTGCCTCGAATCGATGTCTATGTTACTTTTGACAAAAAAAATGTGTATATCAACGTCATATACAACGGAGAAACTATTTCTAAAATGTGTATAAGAACTTTGTTTGCGGCCAATGTATTAATAATATAATGTTTAATGTACTTGTTGTGTTTCATTTAATCTTGACTAGAACTGGAACTGCCCACATCTAAATCTTGGTCCTCGTTGCTGCTTTCGTTTTCGCTGTCGTCGATGTCGACATCGAACTTGTTAATGTAATGTTGCGTGCTTTTATACGAGGAATGGTTCATTAGTTTGGCGACACGCTGAAGCGGTACACCTTTATTGTACTGATTGCTACACAAATAATGACGGATCATGTTCGATCTGGGTCTGTCCATTTCGACACCGGCCTCTTCGAACAACCGTTTGAAATCTTTGAAAGGAGTCGAAGTATTCTTGGAAATTTGCAAAATGGTCGGGTGCTTTGCGTAAATTTCCCGGGCCAATTTCAACGGACCCAATTCTATTCGATGCAATGGATTTAGGCGGTCACGTTTTCGTTTTAAATTGATTTTGCTGCGAACTTTACCATCTTTGATTATGGCGTCTAAATTTTCCAAGCTGATTTGACGAGCCTCGTTGATTCGAGTGCCGGTGCCCAACATTATGCAAAATATTATCGCGCCTCGCAACAATCCTCTGTCGTGGACGTAATCGCTGTTTAGATACTTTATACGATTTTTTATACAATCGATTACCGTGTCTAGAATGTGTTTCAAAACAATATTTTTCTCTTTGTTACGTATATTCTTGATTTCATTGTCGCGCGGCAGCATGACTTCTTTAGGTATGCGATATTCTTCGATGCCCATACAGTTGACGTAAAAATTAATGGTCAACTGTAAAGTTTCTTTTGTGACGGATCTGAGTTCGTGCATACGTATACATAACTCTTCGGGATCGACTATCGGTTTCTGCTGTTCGATCATGTCAAATTCCTTGTTGAGGTCGTACGTGGAAATTTCATCGAGCGAGGACTCGTCGATTAGACAGTAGATGATTTTTATAAATCTAGACTTGTAACTTTTCAATGTGGTCGGCGCAAACGGTTTGTTAAAAATAAACTTGGACCACCGACCGTTGCGCACTTTGTCGGGTGTACATCTCTGGCGGTCCGTAGCGATTTGAAACGCTGTTTCGAATCTAAAATGACTCTGGATCTTGGATTTCCAACAATTGAAAGAATACTCATTTCTCACATTATTTGTTTTATTAAATATATTATCGGTCATGCTCTAAAACATATAACTAGGTTTTACAATGGATTTTTGTCTGTCTCTTAATATAACAAAGTAATATATTGCATACAAGAGTACGAGTATGCAGAAAAACGTCAACATGCCCAATACCAAAGCATCGTACATTTGCTGTTTAGTATGTGTAGGCTGTTGAAAATTGTCGTTGTTCGAGGCTATTTTTATGTCAACTTTAGGTTGATTATTATTATTACTAGTTTCATTTGCGCCGGTGCTGTCGACATTGTCCGGTTTGTTTTCAGGCAAATCGTTGAGCGCCAACTTTAATGGAATATAATCGACTTTTGTTGTAGCACCTAAACGTTCGTATGGAACGTCGATACTCATTGTGTAATGTCGTGTTTATAATTCAACTGTTGTAATATAAATCTTCTTAATGCTTCATTTTCGAATGCCAACTCTGTCAATTGCTGCTGACACATGTTCTTAGGCTCTGCAGTTATCGGTTTCGTCAACGGCATCGTCAACATACTGGCGCTTTGGAAGACGCTAGGTTTTTTGCCCGAATTCGTGGCCAATGTCGCTATAAACTTGAAAATGTTCGTCGTCGCCGACAACGGAGCCATGTAGCTGATGTTCTCCTTCAAACTTAGAATACGCGATTTGTTGGTTTCGTTCAAAACGTACAGATAATAATCGCTACCGCCTGCAAACAGATCATCGATCACGTTGTTTATCAAAGCGTTGATCATGTGCACACGAGAGTTGCCGTGCAGACGATTGCCGCTGTTGATAATTTCCTGAATATTGGGCGGAATGGTGGCTCTCTGCAAGAGCAGCGTCAAGTAATCGTTGGCCAGTTGTTGATCGAAAGGTAAAGGAATTGGCGTGTTTGTGCTGACGGCCTGCGCGATTTGGTATTGGACTGCATAGCCCAAATGTCGGGCGGCTTCCTCGACACTACCGCTGGCCAAATGATCGTTGTTTTTATTGTAAAATTTTTGAGCGTACGACGGCAACACGCTATACACAAAGGACGCTTTGAATATGTCGCTCGTCACCGGCTTATTGCCAAGCTCTTTTTGTAAACGTTTATAGTTGTTGATTAAATTGACATCGCTGTCGAATCGTTTGGTGACGTTCACGTCCACCGGATACGTTTCTATGCAAACGTTGCGAATCGTATTTATCAAATTCAACATTTGTGGCGTGAGCTGCGACATGTCATTGGTACGATAATATCGTACGATTTTGTTTACGTAATCGACGCATTTGTCCATCCACGGCTCACTGGTCGTCGTCGTCGACGGTGGTCTATTAAACGAAGAATTTTGCTTGACGATGTTGGCCATTTGATTTGGTTTTTTTATGGCAGCAATAAACAATTTTAGGATTACTTATCATATAATTATTGTTCAAGTAAAGCAAAAATATCATCGTCAATATAAAGAGCACATAGTACCATGAAAAATAAAATATATTTGCGAACAAAACCAATATCGCTAGCGTGATGAAAACTGTTTGGATGCTCTTTCGTTTGCACAAGATACTTTCGCAATTTTTGAATGCCACATTGAACTCATTCTCGCCTTCTACGAAAGATTTTAGCTCTTCTTTACAACAAGCGTCGCAAAGAATCAACACCAAAATTATATTGCCATCGGTGTGTATGGTTTGAAAGGTTCTAGGCTGGCTGCCTGGATGAAATTCAAATTGATATCCGTTCGATATATTTATTTGAGCGTAGTAATGTGCGAGCAGAGTTCCGCATGCCTTTTTAACTTTGACTTTACAAACTTTGATGATGTTCGTATTCTCACTTCTATCTATGCCGTCGAACACGTAATGAATTAATAGTTCGGGATCATACTTGATCCTCGACAGAGTCGTCAAGTTTTTGTCGTTTAGCTGGCACATCCGCAAACAATTCGGTGGCGACGTCGTCGTCGTTGGATGCGGTACGTCTGTTGTTTTCGCATTCATCGGTATCGCTTTGGTTTGATTCGTCAGAGGATGAGGTTCCGGCGTCGGCGAACGCCGATCTGAATAATTGTGTGTTAGCATGCTGCTGTTCGACCGGTTTGTCTAACATCTTATCAGTAGCAACGGCGGCAGCAGCAGCAGTATTATTATCTTCTACATAGACCAATTTGAAAATGCAATTTCCCTTCTTCAAAACGGTAGGTTTGATATTGAAGAGTATGACGTTAATTTTATTGGTATTGTTTTCGACGAAATTGTACACGACGACATAATCGCCACAGGCAACGGTGGTGCACGTTATCTTATGCGACGACAAGTTGTTAAGTAGTTGGGTGTCAAGAATGTTTACGCTGTAAGCGCCCACTGCTAGTTTTTTTAAGTGATATTCTTCTCGAACTATAAACGAAAGAACATTTTTGTTTGCCTCCTTGTCCAAAGTAACGTGAACAGAAATGTCGATGGTGCCGCTGTTGTTGGTGGCCATAATTCTGATATTACTCTTTTCAATCTTTTACTTAATAATATATTCCGAATACAATGAGCAAGACTATGAGAATAAATTATTAGTGCTGACCGAGTATGCGAAACGAACAGCAGCCGAACATCCCATGCCGTCTTACATACAATACGTCGCCGAAGTCGACGCGCATACCTATGTCGTTCGCACCATCAACACTGAGGACCTGTCGTTGATCGCGCAAACAGTTCACGATGACCGCGTTCAAACGTTCAACTTTTTGGAACAACAATTCGAAACCACAGACGTCGCCGACGTTCGGGTTCGTGCCAACGAAAATGATCCGAATAAATATGATTTGCGCGGCGACGACGGATGGATGACGATCGATTGTCCGTACGGAGAACGTTTCGACGAACCGACCATGCGATGCGTGCCCATCTCACCGTGCTACGGCAAAAGTGCCGGCATGTACGGTCTGACCGAAAGCATGATCGATTCGTTGGTGCTCAATCATCGAGTTCCTCGCGTCGGAGTCGAAGAAAACACGGACATACACCCTACCATGTATTTGCGCTGCTTCGAAGGCGGATCGCACGCGATCCAAGAATGCCCTAATAATTATCTATTCACCGGACAACAATGTGTGTTACGTAACGATTGCGAGAATCGTCCCGACGGGTATGTACTTAACGTTTTCCCGGAAAATTTAAACATTGACCAATATTTAATTTGCGAAAACCAACAGAGCAAAGTGCAGTCGTGCCCGTTTGGCGAAATTTTCGACAGGCGCTTGATGGAGTGCGTCAAAGCCGACCCTTGTTCCATCCACGGTGCCGGTTATACGTACATCACCGACGACATCGGACCCACGCAGTTTTACGAATGCACTTCGAATACCGAAGCAGAATTGATCACGTGCATAAATCGTGTATTTGAAGATGGCCAATACAAATGTTCTGGCGATTCACGCTGTTTACAATTTGAAAACGGTACCGGCAGCCGTGTGTTTTCCTATACAGACAAAGTGTGGTCGTACGATACGTCCGCCATCGTTTGCGACAACTTTAACGTGATCAGTGACATTGTTTGCGACGACACGAATCTTGTCGAGGATGCAATTTTCAACGATAAATTTAGGTTGACGGCTCGCGTACCCAAAGAATTGTATGACGTCACTACCCAATCATGCAGTCCGTTCACGTACTCTTTAATTAGAAACGTGCATATTGCGTACACAATTTCAAACTTGGACAACGATTTGCATCTAGATTTTTCGACCGCCTTTTACGGATTTAACATGGAAATTGAAAGAGTATTGAGCACGGGCAGATTGGATGGCCCGATGGTTGGTTATGCCAGATCGACAAACGACATCGGCATCAATGTTGCCGAAAATCAAGTCATAGATTGCAACGGTGACCATCTCTACGATCCGTTCGAGGGCACACGATTAAATCTTTGCAAAGACAACAAACTACAAGAACGTATAGTTTTCACGCCCGATCAATACTTTGTTCCGTCCAAGGTCAAAGTTAACAGTGACGTCGACTACCAACAGTTGTGTGCAAAACAACTCGTTTCAAATTTCGTAGAGTTTGACCATTTCACTACCCAAATTGTGTCCAATATACTACGATCCGACGTTTGCGGTGAGATTTTGACGCAAATTCACGATCAATATACTACGATTTTGGACAAATATACTACGATCGGTACCAAAATATATTACGAAAGTGTAAACAGGGCTAAATATATTGAACGATATCGGGCAAATATACCAAATATACAAAAAGTCGACGTAAAGGAAAATGTACCAAACGACGATGACATTAAACCGTTGTTTGATCCGTTTGTGCGGTACGAAACGTTGACTCCGCTTTTCGACCCATGGTCATCGCCGCGCGATATTATCGATTGCCATCCCGATGACCCGACTTGCAACAATCCTCCGGTAAGACCACCACCTCCACCGCCGCCGGAAATCGAGTCGCCGACTTTGACGCTCACCGATAAACTATTAAACTATACATGTTTCTACGCGGTGCCGACTTTCAAATTGTCATCGTGTAATGTGGTCGACGATCACATCATAGAGGCCATCGAAAAGTTACGACAAAACGTTATCATCGAAGATCGAGAATGTGAATCGGCCGCCGGACTCGCGAACATTATCAATGCTTACGCCTATCTCGGCGACGGCATCGGCTGTCGTTCCGTTTTCGACGGCACCACCATTAAAGTTATAAAGTCCGATGGCAAGACGTACCTCAACATCGACACCCAATCCAATGATGGTGTTCAGTACAATAAATGGATTTTCAATAATGAAGGAACCATCATGGCGTGTCCTGATCATTTGATCAAAGACGACTTTACTTGTGATCTTGAAAATGATCGCATTTATCATTTACTGGATTTGCAAGAGTGAAACGACAAACATAAAATTATAATACTTTATTAATACAACATTATATAAACTTTGAAATTTTAACAATACATAAAAACAATTACAATTTTATTTTCTTAGAAACAACTTCTTCATTGACGCCGTCGACATCGTTCTTCTTTTCGGAGATTTTCCTTTTCTTTTCCAAACTCTTTTCCAAACTATCAATTTCCAGATCCAAAGAATCTTTCTTCAGTTTAAGACTAAAGTTATCAATCATTAAATGTAAATTTTCAGTTCGTAATTTTGAATATTTTTTCTCTTCTATGAAATATTTGTCTTCGAATTCCTTCACTTCATTTTTAGCGGTAGTTAACTTTTCCTCGACACTTTCCAACTTTGCTTGTTTACGCAAAATATCCGATTCGATGAATGACAAACGATTTTGGTGTTCTTGGATCAATTTTTGTTGCCGGCCAAATTCTTCGACAGATTGTTTCAATTTATTATTGCAACTTTCAATCTGGTTCTTGATCGAACCCAGTTCCAATTTTTTATTGGTCAACTCTGCAACGACAGATTCGACGTTGGTCTTCATTTGCATGGACAGATCCAATAAATTTATCTGACAACTTTTCAATGTATCGATTTCATGTTGCAAACGGCTAAGTTGCATGATCTTTTTCATCTCCAAATCGTCATTGTCGTCTTCTTCGGCGTCGCTGTCGTTTATAATCATGATGTCGTCATCATTATGTTGCTGTTGTTGTATCTTGCACTGCTCAATTTGACTTTTATACGAGTCCAATAATTGGGAAAAATCTTTAATCGCCACATCAAATTTAGTGTTCAGGTTGTTCAGCAACGATGGTGTTGACGCCAAATCTTTCGACGTAGACGGCTGGGGTTCTTTGGACGTAGACGGCTTGGGTTCCTCGGTTTCCGCCACCGAAAACGGGTACATGCCCGATACCAATTTGCAAAAGTTCAAACGGCACGAGTTGATGGAAAATTTTTTGATCGAGTTACTGTTAAACTCGACGGCAAACACTCCGTTCAGGGTGAAGAACAGGATACGAAACTTTTTACAAAACTTACGGCACATTGGGCAATTGATGGAGCACAAACGGCCGTTTTGCAGGGCTTTGACGCACGACACGCAAAACGCGTGGTTGCACGAATCTAACAGTAGAAACGGGCCCACGTAAAGGTCGTTATGTTGTAGAAAATCATCTCTGATTTTCACGTCGGCAAAGCAGACACCACAGTTTAATGTTACCGAAGACATGTTCGCTAATAAACTGAACACTGTCAAGTAAAAACGGCTTTATATATCGTTCCTTATCATAAGCCTAAATTCCCTGATAAAAAGCCTGTGTTCAAGGAATTAGAACGCTTTATCTAGTTCCGTGTCAAAAAAAATACTGTTATCGTATTAATGTTATCGATAATCAAAATGTAAATTCCCGAGGAATTAGGACGCTTTATCTGCTTTATAATCAAAAAGATTATGACGCTTTATCTAGTTTATAATCAAAATGTAAATCCCCAAGGGTTTTATCTAGTTCCGTGTAATAATTAGAATGATCCCCTGATAAAAAGTCTTTGTTCAAGGAATTATTGATAAAAAAATATTGATTAGATTAAATATGTAAATCCCCTAGGGTTTTATCTAGTTCCGTGTAATTATTAGATTGATCCTTTGATAAAAAGTCTTTGTTCAAGGAATTATTACGTTTTATGATAAAAAAATATTGATTAGATTAAATTATTAGTGCCGTGTGCAAATTAAATTGCCAACGTTGTAGGGACCGCTGTTGCTGCCGGCGTAGGTGGAATTGGTGCATACGTCGGAGACGGTATAGCGACTGTAGGATTTGAGGGTTTCAAATTTTTGGCGGTGATGACAATCTCGCTGCCCAGGAACAACGGCACCCAAATTGGATACTGATCGTATCGTTCGAGGGATTTTTGCAATGCTCTCGCGTTACCTCTGAATTTGAATACGTTATCTATAACCAAGTAGTTTTCATTGTAGCCTCTTTGATGTTTAGGTTCGATGGGGTTGTATAACTTTACGTCGGCCACGAGTCCCGACTCGTCTATTCGGCACGTGGGGCAGTTGCGAAACTCTAGAGTTTGACTTTCGATGGTCATAGTTTCGGGAGCGACGCATTTGTTGATGAGATTGTTTAGGAATCCCGGCATTTGTTTGACAACTTGATCGGCAATGTCGTTTTCGTCTTTGGCGCCGTACACGCGTTCGCTGTTTTGACTCACACGAGAACAATACCGTTGCGGATCTGTTAGCGCGAGCACGTTCATCGTGTTGCTGTACACACTTTCGATCATTTTTATAATATCAGCCTGATAAGTTTGATTCATCTGTAGCATTTGGCACACTTGTTCCTGTTTGGCTTTATTGTTGTAAATCATATGACAAACTAATTGTTCGGGTAACGACATTGCCTGAACGTTCATGACCGTTTCGTAGTTATTGGCAGTCGGGATCAAAACTCTATCGTTGCCCTCCGCTTTATCGCTGACCAGACTCCTGCCGATGGTGCGATAAAAGGTATTGCCTTCACTGTCGGGAATTGGCATGGCCATTTTCTCAATTTTGAATTTCATCGAAGCGTGTTTATCGCAAATATACCAGCCGTCGTCGAAACTCGCATCCGAAGAACACTCGCTGCCGTACGTTCGACACGGATCCAAAGGTCGCACCGCTCCGAAGACGCAATAATTGTTACGTCGAGACGTGATAGAAGAAAAAGGCGCTAGTGCCATGGCTGTCGAAAATGAAATCTCTTATTCAATAAATTTCAGCCAAGACTTGCTGTATATTATTTTAGATTCTTATATTTCTAAAAACTTTGAAGCCCACGAGCAATACTACGATTTCGTGGACGAAAACGATATTCGCACACGGCTAAACTGCGCAAATGGACAATTTACGAGTACGAGAAAAGTGTGCACATCAATCAAGAAAATGGTTCACGTCCACGACAACATACTCGTACCGTTTGTGAACAGGTGTTGCATGGAAAAGGAATCACCGCAAAAGTCGGCGACGCTGAAACGAATAGTGAAATGTGTCGTGTACAAAAGCGCAGAGTGTCCCGAATGCGAAATCAAGTTTGAGCACGTGTACTTTAACAAAACATTGGTGGACAAGTTTGATTCTTTAATGGCGAGCAAACAAATCGCTTTATGGAATTTGCTGCAAAACAAGAACGAAAGAATGATCAAGGAAAGTCATCTTGGTTCCGACGAAATATTGGCGGCTTTACGGCTCGAGTACGAGTACAACGATAACGATATCGATGTTCGTGTATTGAACTACATGGCCGAGTTGATCCACAAAATCGATTCGATGACTTGGTATCAAAACATTAACCCATTGTTACCGTACACGACTCTACAAAACAATATCATCTATCGTAAATTTGAAGACGAAAAGTTAATAAAAGACACCAACGATGATTGTATCGTCGACGACGAAGAAGCAAAAATTTACAAATGGGCTTTGAAATTGGATGGCGTCAGAGGTAAAGGATTTTTTACGAGAAACTTTATGATCGTATTCATGGACGACATGCGTATGTATTCTTCGCCATTCGAAAATAATATTTTCGCCCTGAACAATGTTGTGGCGTTTCAATGTGAAATGATGGATCGTACTTTATACATTACCGATCTATTGCACGTGTTCAAATATTCGTACAACAATCAAACGCAATACGAAGTGTCGATGGACCCGTACCATGTCGAACCGGCGGACGCGGTCGATTGTATCAACCGACTTGCTAAAAAATTCAATAATGATCCATCGCTTTGTTTGAACACCATCTGCGGAACTACGGTAAATGTAAAGTTTCAACAATTCTTTAATCCTCCTATCATGAAAATGGGATACTCGACGATGCCGGTCGACGGGTTCATTGTGCTCGATACTCAAATGAACTACGTAAAGTATAAACGCTACAAAACTGTCGAAATGGAATATGATGATGAACAAAAACTATTCTGTAGTCTCAAAGGACCGATGACGCAACAACAGTCCGTTACCATCGACGACAGCGTCGTTCGACCGTTGCAGCATCAAGCCATCTACGAGGCCATCGTCGACGATAATTCTATACATATTTTGAAACTAAGACCTGATCGTTTAATTCCGAATTGATGTAAATAAAAGATTTTTTTCCTCAATAAACTTTGACTTTTATTTAATTACATAAATTGATAGTTGTACATGGAGTTCGACACACTGGACAAACATTATGATTTTTCAGCCAATTAAACAGACAATCTCCGCAGAATCCATGATGACATTCTTCGATTTGCGAAATTTGTTTTCCATCTTCGGTGTGTAGTTTGTCGAGACAAATGCAGCAGTCTTCGTTGATTATCGGTGGTATTTCGTTGGTGTTTTTGTTTGTGACCAAAAACAGATTACGCGGTGGCACGTAATGTTGTTCGACGTTTATAATGTATTCGTTTCCGTTTATGGTGTTGATGAAACTGATGGTGTTTGAGTCGTCTTCAGAGAATACAGTTTGCATGGTCCATATATCGACAAGGTTGTCGTAATTACGGTTTTCAAAGTTTTCTTCTTCTTCATCTTCGCTCATCAATGATTCATCGTAATTTTCATCGGTACCTTCGTCGTTGTCGTTGGTTGGGATGACGTTGTTGTCGCACAATAAAACCGATAGAATAGAGTCGGTGATTAAATTTTCCAGAGCGTCTGTTTGAATAGTGTCCATGATGATGAATAAATTTTTTTCTACTTTGATACAGTTTTATATAAACAATGCAATCTTAAAAATAGCTACACATTACTTTAGGTTCAACAAAGATTTATACTCGGACCAGTTCATCTTTTCAAAATTGATCGGCGGTTTCATGTTGCGCTGAATCCATCGATAATCGTTGATATGATTGTGAAACACCATGGTCGTGTACAACATTCCGTTTTTCATCAATACATTGTCGTTGACATTCTGTACAGTGATCTCGTCGACCATTACGATTTTTTCATCGAATCGCTCTCGGTTCAGACAAAGTTCGATGCGTTCGATGGCCTGGATCAGATATCCTTTGACGCTCATGTAATGATCACGACACATGGCGCAGTCGAGTTTGAAAAACAAATTGTAATACAAAGTTTTCATTTGACGCAATTGATTCGTGATAAAATCGTAAGTCATCTTTTCACGATTGCGCACCATGTCGTCGATGAGTAAAGCTAAAAAGTGAATCGTGTCCCAGATGGTGCGAAACGTGTACGAATAATTTTTGGGCTGCGTGCTGCGTAGATTCAACTCTTGCACCTTTTCCTTGAACAACATTTTCATGTGTTCAATGTCAAACTCGTGAGACAGCTGAAGCGACCATTGTTTGAGTTGCTCGATTTCTTCGTTTTGCACGTCTTTGTACGAGATCAGACACGCAATTTCATATAGATAAGTTAGTTCCGTTGCTAGAATTTGGCTCAATTGTTTAGACTTTGACGCCCGTATCCTGTCCAAGTGACGGAACGTGTACAACAGAAAACTGTCCTTGTATTGAGTGAACAACGGTGATTGGGGTATCATAATGACCGAAGAGCGCACTATAAACCTTTATCTTACCGATATGCCCGAAGGGATCGTCAACGATAAACCCGACGACGGTGATGTTGTCTATTTTGAGGGTATTATCGAGTGTGTCGACGACGGTTCGTGTGATAAACTTAGTCTTTTTTCGGAATTGAAAAAAGAGGAGGCCTTATTTATGAGGAAAACGTTCAACGATTTGCTTGAGCACAACAATGGAAACTATTGCAAAAATCACGTGCTGATCGATGCGCTCATTATGTATAAGACATATGTTGAATTGGTAGACGATTCGGCGTTCGGTGTCAACATTTTAAATTACTGCGTCGAATATCTGACCCATTTGTTTAAATTGTTTCGGCTGCAGAGTCGAATAATAATTGTGTTACCGTCTCACGTCGACTGGCAACAAGATAATTTAAGTGCGCTTTTGAAACATTTATTGCAAAATTCAATAATTGAAATTGTTTCAAAATGATCGGAACAATAGTGTTCATACTGATCGTGCTAGCTCTGCTCTACTATTTGTGGACCAACAATAAACTCAATTTCAACTCTCTCAATGAATCGTCTCCCAGTTTAGCCGACAGCAGCGATTCGGTAAAAGTAAACGACGACGGTAGCACTACCATCAAGTTTAACAGTGCAAAGATTAAATCGCTACGCGTACTGCACGGCGAGAATAAAATCAGCAAAATCTACGTAGCCGAACGACCCATGTCGTACGAAGAAATCATTGATGAAGGCAACAAGTCGGTCGGCAACAATTGCGTGTTTCTGGGCACGCTTCAAGAAGTCGCCCACACCAGTTCCGTACAACACAAGATATCCAACAACTTTAAGATTGAATCTTTCAAGAACATGTTTATAGTGTTCAAGAATCTGGACAAGAGCAAAATTAAAGAGTCCGTGAATATGTCGCGCTACGAAGCGGAAGGAATGGTGTATTGTTTGATCGATGCGACGACAACGTCCGTGCCCGATTTGAGAGACGTGTCGTATCCGATCACCGTTTACACGACCAATCCAAACGTTCAACTCAAACTGAAGGAATGGGACTACACGCAAATAAACGACGCCGGTACACTCTTCATCAAAAATGAAAAATCATTTAGGTTACAATAAAACCAGTACATGTAACAAAACAACTTTATTCAATAAACTTACATAGCTAGTAAAAAATTTTTATTTTATTAACATTTAAATTCTGGTTGATTAATGTTAAAATCCGATGTGCTCCATGCCATGTCAATGTTATAGAACATTTTTTTATGTTCTTGATAATATTTTTTAAATTTACGTTTGAACGCGTCAAACAACATGGCCGTTCTTTGTTGCGCGTTTGTCCGTTTCGTCACCAACAAGTCGTGGAGCATCGTCTCGACGTACGGAACGGCCAACGTGATCATTTTCTCAATTTTCGACTCGTCCACCATCTTTGCGCCGGGCTTCACGTTCACCTTCAGCACGTACAGCAACGCGTTCAAAGGACTATTGTTCACGTCCAGACACATTAAATTGTGATTGTGGACCGGATCCTTTTCGAGAAACTTTTTATACGATACATATCCATCGCTGGCGTTGCGTTTGTACATTAGAATGTGCGAGAGAAACAAACGGACCGGCTTGGCCAGTTCGTCAATGTAGCTCTTCTCCATGGGAAACACTTTGTTCTTTATGTGCCAATATATCGAACCGGTAAACTGTAGATTCTCTTCAAACAAATGATCCGTGTATATCACGGCAAATCTATTCCTCACACCCTTGTCGTAGTCGGAAATGTGCAAAGGTTTGTTATTGACAATCATCAGTTTAAAATTACCTTCGTACTTTTGGCTACCTTCGTATTTACGACACACGGTGTTGCTCTTTGTGCTGTCGGCGGTACTCTTGAAAAAAGAATCGTCACACACCTTCATTTCGTTTATCACGTACAATTGAGAAATCATCTTGTCCGCTTCCATTTCGTTGGTGTCCTTTTTGGTTAGCGTGTACTTGGCACTGTCATGTTTGTGAACGACGATAAAGTGGTCGAAAACGGCAAAAAAACTAGATTTACCCGAGCCCGGTTTACCGTTCAGATACAAACAGCATTTTTCGTAATCAGTAGGTATACCGGTGCCGGCGCCAAAATGCATAGTGACAAGACTGTTGATATAGTTAAAGTTTGTAAACTGTCTAAAGTACAAGTAGCCGGTGACGATTTGTTTCACAAACAACGACGAATACTCTTCGAGATTGAGTTTTGTCATGAAGATTCGCATGTAAAATCTAGTCAACCAAGTGTTCAAGTCGTCGTTGTGGCGTTTCAAAATCAACTTGTCCCACCACACGTTCCATCTTTTCAACATTGTCAACGTCGTATAGTAGTTGTAGTAAAAATCGCTCACGTACAAATCCTCATCACAGCGTCTCGACGCAACTACGTTACTTTCATTATCGTCGTCGTCGTCGCTTCCATCATTATCATTTAACACGTCATAGAGTACAGATTTTTGCAGTAGACACAAAAACGTTTCGGGTTGTGTCAACGTAGATATGAACGTGTCGACGAAATCAATTTTGTCCAAATAATCATATAGACATTCAATGATGTTTACACGATTTTCATGAAAGTAATCGACGTGTTGCAAAATAAACTGTTTATCTTCGATTTCTCTCATTTCAACGCTCGTCTTCAACACGGTAATGTACAATTGGGACGTGTACAACAGAGACCACATCAACTCGATCAAACTTTTGTTGTTCGAGAACAATTCCATCATGAGTACAATCTTGAATGCTTTATAGCTAATTTCGAGTTTGTTCAAACACGAACATTTCTTAGCTCGAATCCGATTCTGGTTCTCCTTGCATTCGTGGCACTTTAGATTCATAATCAAATCCGACATCTTTTTGTCGTTAAGATAAACGCCCATAATGATTAGTTCGTTGTGAGAGTAATTCCAAGTTTCTCGATACAAGTCGTTGAGATTTTTTTGTTCTTGAAATTTGCACGTCGCGCAATTGTTAAACGCCGATATCGTTGACATGTTGTTCTTTACGCTTTTGATTTCTCGACACACCTTGGCAATGTGATAAATTTTGTAAATCTCATTCTCGTTCTTTCCATTGTCCAACATAAACTGTATGACGCGTTCCGGTAAATAAGTCTTTTCATCTTTGCGCGTCAAAGATTTCAACAGCGTATTGCCCATGATGAACGGACACGCCGTATGGTAATCGTTGATGAACAAATTGTACACACCTTCTTCGGTGAAATACATGTATTTCCAATTGTTAAACTTGATGCTCGGCATCGAAATACCGGTCACGTTCTCAGTCATTTTAAACAAATCGTCATCTTTGCGCACCAACACATAGTGTTTTCCGTTAAAAACGAATGCCATGTTGCCGGAAGAGACAATTTTCTTGAAGAATCCCGCACACAGCACCTCGGGAACAGTTCCGCAAGTTTTCGCATTTTCATATGTATACTCCCAAGTTCCATGTTTGCAGTATATCAAAAAGTGAATGGCATAGTAAAACGCCAACGTCACGCACGGATTCTCGTTGGTGAATATGCACCAGTGGTTACAGAATCTTAGAAACACCTTGGGCGTCAACTTGCAATACGGTTCGCAACGTTTGCGAGCAATCTCGTAGGCGCTACCGCGACCGCCGAAAATGGTTTCGCATAACAGTTCGAAAAATAATTTAATGTCAGTTTTAGTCAAGTTTAATTCCTCATTCTTCGACATGGTCCTCCACAACACGATAATGATGTAATCGAAATTGACAAAGTTGCTTTTAATGAAATAATTCTGCAGCACTTTAGAATCTGCTTGATCCGACATTGACATCACTTCGATCATTCTTTCCACTATCAAATTTACGCATTCCTTTATGCTGCGCTGCATAGTTTCGATATTCTCGCTCGAAGCTGTAATATTGCAAAACACCTTGAGTTTCTCTTTTGTCTCGACAGCTTTTATCGGCATCGCCTTGTTTTCGAAAACACGCAAACTATTGAGGTCGACGTCCAACAGGCTCTTGTACTCGTCGGCAGTCACGCATTTTTTCAAATTTATATCGTCCTTTATGTAATCGAAAAAGTTTTTATTGCTGTACACGAGCTGCGGTTTGACTTTGCATCGACACACGCTGTCGTCCGCCATGGTGATTATGAAAAGATCATCGTCCTTGTCGGCGCGAAAAGAGGATCGGCCGTTTACAAATAACTTCTTGTCGCCGCTCGTCAAACTCAGTTCCACGTTCAGAAAATCCTCGGGATGGTAGACGAACAAGTTCACGTTTCCCAATCGTCGATTGTGTATCAAAGGAATGTGGCAGCCGAGATCGATGTCAAACTGTTTCTTCAAGTAAATGTTCCATCCGCAGTAGATGACCGTCATGTTGGGCCAATAGTAATAGTCGCCGGCTCGAAGACATTTATTCGCATAGCCGGAAACGTTGCTAGTCACGAAACTGTCGAACATTAACGAATCCTTGACGCGATCATAGTCGGCGGCGTTGACGAATGGACACACAAACATGCAGAATATGTTCTGTTGCACGTACCAATCGTGAGGCGCGATCACTACAGATTCGTGTGTTTGCGCACAATCGACAGGTTCATTGGTGATCGTTTGTGTGTTGGTCATTAAGGTGAGCAGTTTGGTAAAGTTTTCGTACGTATCGATAATCTTGGACGAGCCGGTTTCGCTATTACGCAACACCACACTGTCGGCATCGTTAAACGTATCAACGTAATCGACCGAAGACCGGTCGTTGTTGACGTAGATATTTTCAAAGATGACATCGGTACTTATCTCGACTGTTGCCATTTTGTGTCTATTCGTGTACTTGATCGCGCTGCTCTATTTAAATCCTTATCGAACTCGAGTTGAAAAATTAATTAGTGACCATCAGAGCACGTTACAGTTCGGCGCGTACATAGATGTGTATGACCTGTCGTCTCCGCCCGATCGGGTAGAACGCTTGTTCATAATCAGACCCGAGAACGTACTCTTGTACAATTTAAACGGTACGCTGTTTTATTATCTCGAGTCGTCGAGCGTGTTTTGTCCGCAAGAATTCTCGCTGGTGCGCTTCACGAAGAACGACATCGAAACGATCAACGATACGGGAGTTTACAACACGGTCTGTACCAACGTAAACAGTCTGGTTGTGCTGGAACATTTTCTTACTGTTAAAAATAACCTAACCGATTTACGGATCGTGCTCAGTGTCGATCAAATCGACTACACAATATTGGACATTATCAACTATCTCATTCTGCTTGGATACGTACAAATCAAATAATGTTGAACTGCTGTGAAAAAATAAAAACTGTCTACGGATATCGATGTATCGATGACAACATGGTCATTTTCAACGTGCCCACTAGATTTGGCCGAAATCAATTCATCGTCGTGCAAGAACACCATCAGGACGATGACGTTTTAGAATCGTGCATAAACTATGTGCTGTACGAGAAACAGAAATTTTGCTTTCGGCAATTCGCCGCGATCCACAATAAATCGACGGATCTATACGATAATTTACGCATCGTGCCCTACGTCAACGACACTGTCGTCGGCCATCGATTGGATTTTCTTTACTTTGTTACAAACTTTCTACATTGCTTCGCCGTAATCAATAATGACTTTAAGTACTCTGATAATCGCAGCTACAAATCTATCAAGACTATGAAAATCTATAAAAAGATTATGTGATTAAAGATAAACATTTGTATAAAACGTTCACTTTCGATAAATAATTATTATTACTAATTTTGTACACCTGAACAGCAAAATGTTACCTGTACAAATTGGACTATTCAAATTCGGCGACGAACAGTTCAAACTGAGATACGTAATCGACCAAAATAGCGTCGACAACAAAGTTTTGTTCGTCGCTAAAGATGTGGCATCCGCATTAAAGTACGACAACACCAAAAGAGCTATTGCGATACACGTCGACGCAAAGTACAAATCGGTGTACAGAAAGGATGTTGTTAATTGCCCGACAATTTTTTCCGAAGAACAATTGCATCTTCATCCGCAAACGATCATGATCAACAAGTCCGGTGTCATACAGTTGATAATGAAAAGCAAATTGCCGCACGCCATCCAACTTCAAGAATGGCTACTCGAACAAGTGATTCCGCAAGTGTTACGCACAGGAAACTATCAAAATGTTACCGTCAACGATACGACGGCATCATTGATGGTTGCCAGAAGAAGAGAACAAAATTTAAAACAACTAACCGAACAAATGAAAAAAGTCTGTCAACGAAAAGATCGTACGATCGATCAAATATTGAAGGCGATGACAAATATGTACACTAGATTTCATCGAGACATGTCGCTAAAGAACCAGCGCACCAATGAAATCATCCAAGAACTCGACCGTTTGGCGAGCAGAGCAGTAGAGTTTCCCAAAAAGCAAAGCAGGATTCCGATGATTTGTATTGCGCTAAACGGTAACGTCGTCGAAGCTATAACCGGTCAACGACAATACGTGAACAAACAAAAGTCGAAACGAAAATTAAAAAATGAAAACATCATTGTGGAAACGACGAGAGCCAACCCGGCGCTGGACTGGACCAACGCGACGGATAAACTCAAAGTGCTGTCGAAACAACAACGAGTGAAACGATTTCCTCGTTCCGTTCACTTTAAGCGTGATGAAGACGTTGTTCGATTCATCAAAGTCGTCAAGGCAATGTTTTTGAACGAAAATAAAGAAATATTAAACAACTTGAGATACTTGTAAACTTTGTAGTTTTATTCACATTCGATTTCACAGTTGTTTTCGCATTCAAAGCAAATATGATTACAATTTTCCCGAGTAACACAATTCGATGAAAATATATCAAAACATAATCCCTGACTACATGTAAAAGGTAGACCGGTCGTCGATGCACACATAAAAAACCTCGAGCAGTCTAGAAAATGAGGAACGTTACCAAACAAATTGTATTTCGAACAGATCGACGTATTTCGAGTTCCTCTAACACATTTTTGTTTATCATAATCAAACACGGCACATTCGTCGGGACAGATTCCGAACTTTTTCAATTCGCAATCATAAAACGAATCGTTGTACAGTGCATTGGGCATAAATCTCTTATCGCCCGTACAATAGCCGTCGTCTACTTCTGGTTCGGGTTTAGGTTTTGTAAAAAATAATAAATACATCAGAATGAAAAAAATAATGATGATTATAAAGAGTATAAATTTCATTTTATTTATAACTTAGACTATGTAGCGAATACATTTTCGTACGAGTAAATATTATCTAAAATTTGCTCGTGATAAATGTTCCAATCGTTCTGCGGCTCTATACATCTGCGAACGTTTACAAAGTAGTCATAGGAAAAGTTGTTGTCCTTTAAATCATCAACAAGCGTTATCGTTTTCGTGTAGTTGATTCCCAGTTTTCTTAGATGATACAAAATCACTCGTGGCGACTTTGGCAATCGGCCGTGTTCCAAGTCAATGTCCAGATAAAACGGTTTTTCCACATACACCATTTTGTATCGATTATCTACGATGACTCTGCTGTTGGGATTGTTCGTGACGCGCTGACCGCCGAACAGTACAATGTCAAAATAGCCGTTCAAGTGTGTCTCTTCCATTGATAGCGTGACGTGTTCTTGATTGCCGTACGACCAAAGTATCAGTACAAAACCTTTGTCTTTCAATTCTTGTAAACTGTCGTAGACACTGACGTCGCGTATTTGAACTCGATCTTCGTCAGTGATCAGAGTGTTGTCCAAATCGAACACGAGCACGTGCGGGATTTCCCATATAAAACTATCGTAGCTCTTCTGATAGACTTCGAGATATTTTTGCACGTACCACTCTTTAAGAAATCCGTACATTGGCATCTTTTCATTTATAACGTACACGTGTCCTAACGCAGACGTTTTGTACGCCAACTTTAAATTGTAACGAATGTCGGTCATGTTGTCGGCACATTTGACTATTTGCACCATATAGTCGCGAGTGTCTATTCGTTGGTTGGCATCGAAAGCGAACACCACAAACTGGAACATTTGCAAATGTTTGAAACTAATGGAGGAAAGGTCGGTCGATTCGGCCAAAACGAGCACATGTCGGTTGGACAAGACGACGCCGCGCCACTGCAGCATGGTCCACGTCGGCATGATTGCTACGATTTGTTTTTAATATTCAAAGACTTTCGCAATCGAAAAGCGTACAAGGAACTCATCGATTTTCTAGTTTCCAACTATGCGAGCAACGTCAAGAACAAAACATTCAACTTCGTTCACACTGGTCATTTATTTCATTCGCTATACGCTTATATACCGGCGGTGAGCAATGTGGAACGCGAACGAAAACAGATTCGTTTGTCGGAAGAGTGTGTTCATAAACTGTTCGTGAACACCATCAACGATTTCAAGTTGTACCAGGAAATTTTCGAGTACATCAAACGTGACAATCTGCCGGAAAAGTGTCCGTGTCAATTGTTGATTCGACGTTTGGACCAAATTAAAAATTATGTAAACGGAATCAAAAACAAAAAGTTTGACAGCAAACCGCCCAAACTTAAAAAGGAACTAATCGACAACATACTGTTCAAGTACTCGATAAACTGGAAAAATCTTTTGCTAAAAAAAAAGGTGTCCGAAGCAAACAATCGAAACTGTCGAAAGAAGCGGACGATAACAAAAAGAAACATTTTAACCGATGACATCATTTATTTGGATAAAATCAAACACACAAACGGATTGTCAAACATCAACGGAATGTCGCTGAAATCTTGCGCACACAAATTCATAACCATCGAAAAGCAGATGCGTGCCGGTGACGAAGCCGTTTCGTTCATAAAATGCTGTCAGAAGTGCAATCGTTTCAAGACTGATCAATAACGACGTCTGGAATTGCGCCTGCGAGGTCTGCCCGGACGTCTTTGGTATCCTCCGCTCGAACGTCTTCGAGATTGGCTGTAACGACGACTCGATCTGCGTCTGCCTCCGCTGCTGCTGCGACGTCTATAGCCGCCGCTGCTGCTTCTTCTACGGTAGCTGCTTCGACGACGGCTGGACCTTCGTCTCTGTCCACCGCCGCTGCTACGCCGACGAGTTGTCGTTCTTCGATACATTCTTATTAATGATTATTAATAAACGCAACTTTTGACACGTTTAGAGTTTTATATTTCTACCTTATAAATTCTATTTTCAATATTTCCTTCTTTTCCCGCTGGACGGTCCGCTGCCGTTGTTCAAAAATATGTTTAGCGAATCGCTGCTTTCCTTGCGAGAGATCAACACTCCTTGCGCGTCGTACTCTCGCAGATTGTCCATCACTTTGAAGATATTGTTGTAGTCTTGCACGTCAAACTTGCAATTCGCCACAGCATAATTTTCCATGGTCGTGTAGAAAATGGAATTGGCCGCATTGTAAAACATACGATGCAAGTTAAAGTCGTCGACAATCTTTAAAAGATCATTGATAAAGTGTTCGTCGTCACAATACGGAATTTTGGTACCCTCACTGGCGTTCAAGTATTGTTGCGGTTCGAGTTTGCTAATTTCTTGGCCTCGTTCCACAATCAATTCCTCGATCGTGCAACGTTTGTCGCTGGCGAGCGGAATCGATGGTAAAAGCGTGATTCGAGCGAATCTCGTGATCGGATAGTTCATGGCCTTGTTAAAAGTGCTCTTCAATAGTTTTACACTGCTAAAATCTATTATAGACGTGGGCATGTCGAGTAGACTCTTTATTAGATCGGTTATATGATGCATTTGATCGGACGTGTAATTCGGCATACAATCGTATTCGTCGGTCATGGACATTTCGAGCAGGGAAAACAACGGTTTATACTTTGGAGACTTGGCCAAATACACCATGCACGACACCATGTCCGCAACTCTAAACTCTGACGTTGACGTGTTGGTCAGCGTATAGTGTTTCAACAGCTTTTGACAGTTTTTACGGAACAAGGCCATGTTCGCCGAATCACTTTCGACGGTTCTGCGGGTCGCAATGTTTCCGCCGAACAAATTTAAAACACTTCGGGGTTGAGCCGGGGCTGATGGAGTCGTCGTCGGCAACGAAACGTCTCGAGCCGCACTCGCCAACGCTGCATTATTTTCGTTTTGAGCGTTTCGAGCCATTTGCGCTACGGTGACGAGAAACTGTTGGAATTCGCTCAGAGACAAATTTATGTGAGCATCGGGATCGGCGAGTAAAGGAAAAAATTTTGGCCAAATGGCCATATTCATTTCGCTGTCGATTTTATTTTTAATCTTTTCAATTTCCAAAAAAAGCATTACAGAACTCATTTTGACCTGGTAACGTTGTTGTAACTCACTTATTTATTGATTGATTACTGGAATTTTGTTATCGTAAATGTCGGACATGAGCCGTAACACGTTTATCGAGTTTATGGTGCCGAGACGCAATGATTCGTCGTCCTCGATGCTGTCGAGAATATTCTTGGCCACGGCCGAATGTCGCGCCATAACGCCCATCGCGATCCGTTTCTGTTTATCGTTGTCGTTTAAAATGACATCGGCGATGGTGTGAGTTTCGTTGAGACTTTCCAACAAATCGCTGGCCCATATTGTGTCTTCTTCTTGTTCTTCGTCTTGGTCGCGACGCGGTCGTCGATCATTAGGCATTTTCCTCTAACAACACACTGAGTTCCTCGTCAAGATTGTATTTCAATACCATGTGTCTTATATAACTTTCGGACACGATATACTGTTCCATTATTTCTTTAAACAGATCCGCTTTGATGTTGGCAAGTTTTACAATGAAATTTTCAAACTTTTCATCCGAATACTTGTTCAGTATGAAACGACACACGTTGCGCAGTTCCAATTCGGCGGCACTTTTCGTTTTGTTCGGTGCCGCTTCCAAGTATTGTCTCAAATAGAATCCGGTAAACACCACCGAAGCCATTTTGTTAATCTTGACCGGCTTGATTTTAGTTTTGCGAGCCAACTCTACGACAAACACTCTGAACGGTAGGAATAGTTTAGAATCGCACGAATTGTTGTTGCGCAGCATGCACAGTAACCGTTCGAGCTCGGGATCGCGAAGCGCCACCGTAACTCGCTTGCACTCTTTCACGATGGGCATGCACGCTTTATGGTTTACAAAGTTACTAGTGGCCTTGTCGCACAGTAAATTGTAGAAAAACTGCGCAAACGAATTTGTAATCAAATCGTCAGCGTTGAACATGCCGTCTTCGGCAAACTCGGTTTTCAGCAACACGTACAGGAACAACGGTAGACCGAACATGGGTCGTAGGAAAATATCCCAACCGTCTTGAATGCTGGAATCGAACACGCTAATGCTGGCCGACAAGTAGTTTATTTTGCATTGAATACACGCCAACGAATTTAGAGAACATTTGTCGCATTGAGACGCGATCGAAGACACGTCGGGCGTCGGAGTCGGTTTATAGTACTTTTGTAGATATTGCATGATCGTTCTGAACTTTGGCACCTGGCCCATAAACTCGTCTTTCAGGAATATGGAGAAAATCTTTTTGACATCGTTGTTTGTCTGTTTGCTTTCAAAGTTTTGCTTTACGAAATCTACACACTTGTTGAATTCATTGAAAAACGTCAAACCTTTGACGTGAACATTGTCGCCATGGTTATAGTATTTGGAGTATAAGAATGCTAAAGAATCAATTTCGTCGACAGACAGACACACTTGGAAATTTACATTTTGAAACGTGTCAAACTTGTTAAAACGCAAAGTGTATTCGACTTTGGTGCTCATTGTGCTGCTCGTTTCAATACACTACTTATATAATTAATTTCAATATACTCGAAAAATGAGCATCGCAAACGTAATCGAAGACAACAGTTTTGATATTAAATTTGGCTATGCACGTTTACTCGGCGATTACGTTATCGCCACGCATCCCGATAAAAAACAAATCATCGACGGTTTCATGAAGAGAATCAATGCGGCCGAAAAGTCTTCGAAACAAATTGCTAAGTTTTCGTTGGACAACGTCGTTCAAGATATGAACATGATCATCAGCGGAAACTTTGAACAACCGTCCACGTCGGGCACGCAACAATTGATGGAATTAGACGAAATTAACGACGACAACAACGACGACATCACCGAAACTACCGTTCCGATTAGTGCCACTATTGAAGAACTGAGCGAACTCACCGTCAGACTATTAACATCTAATACTCTACAATCTTTATCTAAACAATCTTTGTTACAATTCAAGAACCAACTCGACGACAACTATATAGTTTACGAAGACATATTTAGTAAAGGAATCGATTTGGACACGGTCGATTGCGAACTTAACGATGACGTTCAACGTTTCATTAAAATCTTTAGAATGTTCGGTGAAGTTCGATGCGTCGTCACCAACGTAGAGTATTTTGCGGAAGCCGTGCGCAAAAATCCGGCATCGCTCGAAAAGTTACCGCCGACCGTTCGCGAAGCCGTTGTCACAATTCTAGATTTGGTCGAACGTAAAGAAGCTTACACGACTCAAATATACGTGGATCCGATAGAATATAACCAGATCAACGACAACACGATTAAAGCTTTGTTGAATCGCTACTCGGAACATAGACGCATACAATTCTCTAATCGACCAACGGTCAACGCCGACAACAGTAGCGACGAAGAAGCGAACATGACGCAAACGATGAGGCGTAAACGAAAAATGAGGCAACCGGCGAGCGCATCGATTTCAAGCAAAACTAAAAGAATCGAAGAAACGACAAACAATTCCGACGAAACCTTTATTGAAAACATTAAACAAATGCACAAAACCAACACGATAGTTCCCCCATTGATCAGACAAATCATTAAAGTAATGCCCGACGATGTAGCGTCTTCGATGCTAACATGTCCCACGAACGGTATGAGCGATGCCAAAATTTCGGTCAACAATTACAACACTACAATAACGCTCATCGATAAAATGAACCTGACCGTCATCACGGAAAACGTGTACTTTTACAAGTTACTCGAGCCGCTCACGTACTATGGGACCGATGAAAGTATGCGCGCCAAAGTCATTTGGTTCATTGCCCGTGCCGCCAACTATTTCATATACAACGCAAAAAATTATACGCATCTTCGCAAGAGCCTCGTATCGATCACCGATGACCCTGATCGCGTAGCGTTGTTCTTGATAAGATACAACTTTTTGTGGTTCTATCGGCAATTTTTAAATCAACTCTTGTCGATGAACACGACTCCGTATCAGAATCAAAAAATTTTAAATGTCCTACACGTTTACGCCAGCGTGGTTCAGAAAGAGTACAATTCCATACATTACGATTTCAATCAAACGAAAATTTACATCGGACCCGTGGACAACGTCATCAAACTTATGGTCGTCTCGCTGTCCGACATATTGGCATGATCGTGTATGGCATATTGCTGGTCGTAATTTTCGTCACATGCATTGTAGTTCTGATTACACTAAGAATAAATAAATTTCAGTTGCAAGAGTTATTGTACTTTCAATACAACTATATACCGAAATCGTTACTGGGTGTGGTGAAGGTGCATAGATTGAAAAATGACATGCCCGTTTAACATTTGCGTTCACATCAGCGATCGTTTCTTCGCTTTCCCCTTTAACCGAGTACGACCGCAAAAAGATTTAGGAGGCGCCAACGTACGCAATCTCATCGTCTACGTGCCCACCGAAGAAGATGTAAAGTTTGTCGACAAAACGTACTTTACAGATTTTACATCGGTAATGGTACAACGGCACGAATGGTCGGAACGGGTCGAGAGTCGTGCGCCCAAAAAGAACAGCACGGCCACCATCGTGTATTGGAATCCGATCTTTCCAATCACCGAAATCGGCGTCGGCGAAACGTGCGTTTTCAGCGTACTGCTCACGGACAGTTTGTTTTACTGTAAAACGATGGTGGTGGACTCGAACACGCCCATGTGTCCGATACAAATTTTAACAAAGACGCTGCGCGACTACATACCGATCGCGGGCGAGACACCGCTCGAGTCGTTCAACGTCATGACCGACGACACAAAGAACAACTTTCTCATATGTTTCCTGCGCGAAACGCCAAAAAAAATACGTCAGCTAAACGTGAAGCGAATTCTGACCATTTTCGAGTATCGTAAAACACCGGCAAAGTTTGCCTTCGAAATGTCCGATTCCGAAGTTCAAGATATTTATGTTGAATTGAAAAATGAACTTGTGCGACGATTGATCAAAGGCGACACCAGCGTGCATTGTCCATATCTAAATATGCCAAATTTACAATTCATCAAACGAGCTCAACAATTATTGCTCGTGCCCGACTCGTCGCAGACCATCGTCAATTTCATTAACATGTTTCAAGTGTTAGTATTACCGTACATGATCGTGCCCGACATTATAATCAAACTAAACGGATTGGATCGTGAAAGAAAAGTTCGATTGTATTGTAAAAACGATAGCTACGCCATCACTTCTTTCGGACCGGTACCCAATAACATGGTGGAGGATAATCCGGTGGCGTTCGACTATTCCGACATCAACACTCCGTACCATTTAAACACGATACGAGACAAACTTTACGAAGCCACGCGTATCGATAACTTGATCGTGTCCGCGGCTAGGTACAATTACTTTTTTTAAGACGTATCATGACTCGCAACACTCGCTATGCCGCAGAAGCTAATGCCAGTGGCACGTCATCGATTCTCAACCAGGATCAGTTAGAACAGATTGTTTCTAGAAATCAAACTTTTCTTCGTGATTTTTTACTCGTCATATGTTGCGTCGTCGTTTTCATCATAATACTAATGTTCATCGTGCTCGTGATGAGCATAAACCGGGCGATGGAATTGAACACCGCGGCCAAAATAGAGCGACAGCGCACGTTCTTGGCAAACTTAGATTTGCGCGCTCGCACCTCCGCACCGCCTCCGACCGTTGACGTTCTCATCACCAATGCTAAAACGTAAACTTGAACTGATTACCGTGTTGATTTTTGAGTACGAATCTATCTTCCGTACGCATCATCATGTCCGTGGTCATGTTTAAATTGTCAATCGACAACGTCAACAGCGATAGTGGATGGATTATTTTTGAAAATTCCAAATAGTGCAAATTTTGCGAATCGCTCGTGGCATCGTTGATTGTCAATTGTCGAGTTTCTTCGTCTTTCAAAATCACCACTGGAAAACTTACAACACAAACGATACTTTTACTATTGGTTTCGATGATGATGGCATTATTAATATCGTTGATGATTCGAGTACATATCGTGTTATCGATACTGGCGTATTCTTCGGCCAACAGACTGAAACACGAAACTCCGGCGCCCGCGTTTATCAATTCCGCGCTGATGATCTGTTCGGCCGTTTGCAAGTTGAGCGAGTCAAAAGTGCGTACGCTGAAATTGGACAGGTTGTGGCTGTTGTTGACAATATTGTGGTGTTTGGCGGCGACTCCGTTGGCGTACATCGTGTTTGCCGAAGCCGTCCACCATGTTTCGAACGTCAAGTCGCGCGTCAACACCACACATCTAGCGTTATTGTTGATGGGACGTAGAGTTTTAATTTTATCGTATAAATGAAACATGCCGTATCGATGGTACAGTGTGTAGCTGTGAAACTCAATGTTGAGCTCTTCGAACCGGGCGTGCGTCACCATCACACCGGCATTGTTGGTGGTGGCGTTGGCGCAGAAAGCCAGACTCGGGTGGAAACTGCTAGTGCTGGTCGTTGTCGATGGCACGCTCACGATGCCGTTCAAATTGGTGGTCAGCAAGATTCCCGACTCGAGACCGAGAGAACGAATCGTCGCAATACGGCCTTTGTTTGCCCAAATTTTTCGAGTCATCGCCCAAAGCGGAGCGTGAAGATTGTTGGTCGGGTCAGCTTCGTAATATGCAATGTCGACCGCTTGGCCTTTAATTGAACCGAAATACAAGTTGTTACGAACGGTCAGAATCTTGCTAAAGTCAGCACTCACCACACCGTTCGGGTACGTCATGACATTCGCCAAGACCGCCGAATGCGTGGAACCGGAACGAGACAAGAATGCCGGGTTCACGATACCTCTGTTATTGGTAATCATATCGAGAGCATTATGTATATTGTCCAAATTGACGGTGGACGAACCGAACAGATAGTTGTAGTAGCTAAAAGTAAAATAACTATTCACTAAATATCCGTATGCTATCACGTCAATGTGATCAAAGTACACGTAGTCTTTGTGTATGCCGTTTCCGCTGTTGACTAGGTTGAAACTAATCAAATCGAGCACGTACTGGACCTGGTTTTCGGATTTGATTTCCTCGAAAGTATAGCCGCGCAACAGTTGGCCGTACGCGTAAGGAAGACACATTCTGATGGCGTTGCCAGCGGTTCGACGCCAGCCCATCGAAAACGTCGGCAACGGCAGATAGTAGTGTAAAAGAGATTCGGTCAATTCGCTGAGATCATAGAATCCTCTCAACACGATACACGTGTTTTGGAAACATTCCGGCATCGTTATACTAAAGTGGTACCAATCGGCGACATTGCCCCAAGGCGCTTGAAGATGAGGCGCCGGTATCGGCAATCGTTCGTAGATTGCAAACATTGCATCGTACAACCGGTAGGCGAGCTCTTCGTCGAGATACAAAGAATCTTCGACGTTTCTGAACCGATTGCCGTAGCCGATGAGCGTGTGCAACAGGGTGCCGAAATCATTGGCGCTCGTCCAAGGATTCAAGTTGACGAAGATGTTTTCATCGTTGCTGAACTGTCGCGTGGGATTCAAAACTTTTTCCGCTTTTTGTAAAAACTTTTGTTGTAACGTGTCAATATAATACTTTTCAAACGAATTCAAATCGTCGTCGCCAAAGTAGTCGTTGAAATAGTACAACGGTTGAGATTCATTTTCAATTTGGACAATCATCAGATTAGTTTGCCATATTATTATCACGACAAACACTACTATGGCCACGACGATGAATACGTATAACCACATATTTTAACAATTGTAATGCTATCTTATTTGTGAATAAAACCATATATATCGATGAAAAGTACATTTATTCATTTTCAATCCTTTCAAAATATTTCCAAATAAACACATCCATGTAATTCACGTACTGTTGATTGGTAAAATGCCACGGTTTGGCATCGCCATAATAGTTGATGACGTAGGGATCTTGTTTTTTACACAATCGATAGTACGAACCGGCGTTCCAAACGTACAATATCGAAAGCTGCGTAACGGACATGCCTAAGTGAACAAGCGCCTGCACGAGTACTTGCTCATCGAAACCGTTGTGATAGTAGCACCTTTTCAAGTATTTATTGTTTGTGTGTAGAAAATTCAAAATCGTATGATACAACATCAAATCCGGTTCGAGGAGAATCGTGCCTGCTTTGCACAAGATTTTATTGTATCTCATAAACATTGCCATCGTATCCGCGTGAATGATGTCGCCGTACTTGAAACGATCGTAATAGCCGTAATTGTCGTCGGTGAAACATAAAGCTGGCGCTTTCAGATAAAACAAGTGATCGATATTCTTCACCACCAAATGATCGGCGTCCAGATAGACAATTTTACTGTACTTGCTTAGCTGCAAACATTGCCATTTCGTAAACGATTTACCGATCCACGGTCCGTACATTTGATTCTGTCTTTTCGTCAACATTGGTGGACATTTAAAGCTAATATACTCTACGTCAACAACACTTGTGTACAAGTTGGACAATTCTTTACGCGCTTCGACGCTCACGTCCGACGTTACCATGCAAACCAAGTCGTTTTTGGTGCCTGTAGCCAACAGACTTTTAGCCAATACCTTTGCGCCTTTAACATACTCGTCACCGAGCATCACCAACGTTACGTACGCAAACATTTTCTTTACACCTTAACAACAGTAAAATAAAAAAAAAGTCAAAATTACAATACAAATCTTTATTTCGTAAAGTGTATACAATCGATTAGGCACCAGTCGATCCAAACTTGCCATCGTTGCGCTCCGTGTTTCCAAGTTCGTCGACTTCTTGCAACGGCAACTTGAAGTATTCACGAACTATGAATTGAGCGATCCGATCTCCGCGTCGAAACTGCCTGCTCTTTTTGCCATGATTAAACAGCAACACGTTGATCGTTCCTCTGTAATCGTTGTCGATGACTCCGGCCCCAGCGACGACTTGATACTTTACAGCGTGGCCCGATCTACTTTTGATTTGAGCATACATTCTTGGCGGCAGTTCTATTGCTATTCCGGTGTCGATGACGATGCTGTCGCGTGCTTTGATGACAAAATCGACGGGTGTACACAAATCGTAGCCCGCCGCACCTTCGCTTGCCATGCGCGGAACAAAAGCGTTTGCGCTTTTCTTAAATTTCAACACTTGTTCACACATTGTCGTTTGTCTTGTGTCTATACAGAAATTATCAAACGAAATTTATTTTATACATTGCGTTATCGTATAAATTAATAATCATCATATCTAATACGTACATCAACTTGGATTTTATCGGAAATTACGGACGAAAGCAAAGTTTATTAATTTTACTTGGATTTCATCGGTAATTACTGACGAAAACAAAGTTTATTAATTTTACTTGGATTTCATCGGTAATTACGGACGAAATCAAAGTTTAGCCAAGTTTATTAATTTTATATTATTTGCTTTCGTTCGTAATTACCGATGAAAGCAAAGTTGGAAAAGATGATGTAATTGTGGCGCAATAACAAACTTTGCTTAATTTCCGACAAACAACAAAGTTTGATTTCAACGTTAATTTCCGACGTAATCCAATTAAACTTTAACAATTTATCAAACTTTGCTTTCATTCTCGATTTCAGACCAAATCAAAGTAAATTAATATCAAAGTTTGATTTCATCCTCGATTTCCGACGAAATCCAAATAAATTAATCAATTTTATCAAAGTTTGATTTCATCCTCGATTTCCGATGAAATCAATTGTCAAAAGATTATACAATTTGTTTTAAATTTCATCATTCTATCAACTTGGATTTCGTCGGAAATTAACGTTGAAATCCAAGAAGATGATGCAATTTGTTTTTAAAATTTCATCATTCTGCCAACTTGGATTTTATCCTCGATTTCCGACGAAATCAAAGTTAGATTTTATTATACTTTGCTTACATCCTTAATTTCCGACGAAATCAAAGTTAGAACACATTATACTTTGTTTTCATCCTTGATTTCCGACGAAATCCAAGTACCATAAAAAGATGATGCAATTTGTTTTTAAAATTTCATCATTATAAACTTTGCTTTCATCCGTAATTACCGACGAAATCAAAGAAAAATTGAAACTTTGCTTTCATCCTCAATTACCGACGAAATCCAATAATGATGTCGGTTTTCATCTATAATTTCCGACTAAATCAATATTTAATCAACTTTGCTTTCATCCTCAATTTCCGATGAAATACATTTACAATGACAACGACAATTTGCGCTTTATCATCGAAAACCAAGGGTGCACGAAAATGTACCCTTGCATATCGATTACAATTATGTTATCAAACTTTATCATTTGTATAAATGGGCGTCGAGAGTTTTGCATTGCATTATTTACACAATAAACTGCATCATGTCGTGTCGTTTATCCGTGGGCGGAGTGGCTTGCACCACCAAAAGTACTCTTTTGCAAAAGCTGAACAAATACATCAACATAAATGTAAATCTTTCCGACTACAAGGAACTGCACGACGAATTCAAGTTTGACCATCGCGTCGGCAGTCTGCTGTACGCCGCGCATCGCTACAAGTCGCTGCAGAACCATGACGTTATCAAAACTTTACAAGTTTACGACCGTCATCCCATGGAAGCCGTGCTGTACGAAACGCTACACAAAGGCATCAGTCTTGAGGAGACTTGTGAAATTTTTAAACAATGTGCCGACATGGGATTCGCGCAAAACTGGAAATGTATCATCATACGCATCAAGCCGGGCACGGAATCGACCATCGTAAAAATGATGAAGAAGCGAAACAACGGCATCGATTCGATGACCGAACAGTACGTGCTAGAACAAGATGAACGCTTCAAGCTGTTTGCACAGTATTTTGGTGCCGAAGAATTTTTCATGGACTGTACGAAAAATATTACGGAACAACAGAAAGAGTTGGAGACGCGCATCATCGAAACGATCAACCGATGGCAAATCGTCGACGAATCTATGCACGTGTTTGAATATCATCTACCGGTCATCACTAACAAAATTGCCGGATTCGACTTGGACGGCACGTTGGTCGAAACCGTTAGCGGGGAAGTGTACTCGAAAAACTGCGTCGACTGGAAATGGAAGTATGGCAACGTGTACGAAACGTTTGTCCGACTTCTTGAAAAGGGTTACACAATTGTCATTGTGACCAACCAACTTGGCATTAGCACGAACAAAGTCAGCGCTTATGAAATGAGGAAAAAAATCGAGTACGTGTGTAACGCGCTGGGAGTGCCGTTGATCGTTCTAATGCCGACCAAAATGGACAAGTATCGAAAACCGGCCACGGGCAGCATGGATTACTTGATGTCGCGCAACCCAAAAATTGACCCGCGACAATCGTTCTTTTGTGGCGACGACGTGAACGGCACTCTTCTGAACGATTCCAATTACGCCAAAGCGTGCGGAATGAAATTCTTTTACGATTTCGAGTATTTCGGGGATACTACATGTTAAACTGTTGAATAAAAACATTTTCATTTATAAACATTGAATTTTTATTTATCTTTACAATTGAAATAGAGGTGTGGCAATTTTAAAATTGGTCGCTGCTTGTTGCGATGACAGTTTGCGTTTTTTCTTGTCCTTCATAGCGGCTTCCAGGAGCGGAGCCAAAACTTTCGGCGAAGCCTCAATCGATTTGGTACCGAAAGCCGATTCGTTGAGTTCGATCGGACTCTTGTTGTTATGGCTGTACAAATCGATCGTCTCGATGAAAATTTTCGTAGCAATCTCCTTGGCAAACGTGACGAGATGATGTTCGTCGCTGCGCGGACTGTCAAAGTTTTCCAAACACTCGTGGTAGTGTTGCAAAAGGGCACGTTTCGAACTGCGTATGTCCGGATTGATGGTGTCGAGACGCTTGAGCGCCACCTCCAGTATGGCTTTGTACGATTTGAAATGTTCTTTGCCCTTGTTCAAGCCGAACTTGATGGCGATTAACAGTACGCGTCTACTAAAATCTTTATAGTCAATGGAGTCGTCAAAGTACTTTGTCTGGCTGAAAAGTTTTTTAATGTTTTCGTAGTTTTTCGGTGATGGATTTTTAAAGTATTCGTCTCGAACAGTTTTCAAAATTGCCAAATTATTCAACGGTAACATGTCAGACGATTCGATCAAAGCGCTGCATCTGTCCGCGATCAATTGTCGTGCAAAATCATCAATGTTTATCGACTCCATTGAACCGGTCACTTATATTAGCCACGGTAAAAGTTCATAGGCCCGGTCGTGTTGAAATTGTAGTTTGCCAATTTGTTGTACAGCATTCCGATCGTGTACCCAGATATAGCTTCCAAAGTGTCGTTCAACTCTTTCTGCTGTTCAAAGTTGGAAGCGCAATAATTGAGTTTACTATTCTCGCTCGCGCACACCAACACTTCTATCAGAAACTGGAAAGTTCTGTTGTCGTGACAATTGTACGGTCCCGTGTGGAAGACGAGAGTGTCATCGGTCAAGACTTGTTCGTAGCGAACGCCCGACATCAGCTTGGCAATTTCTCGATTCAAATGCGACAAGTCCGATTGAACAGCGTTCGTGTGAATCTTGTAATCGCACGACTCGTACATGAGAAAGTTGAGCAGCGGCAACGGTTCATCGTACGCCTCAGAGTCGTAAACGCGTTTTGTGTTATACGACGAGTTTGCTAGCACGTTATACTGTTTGACGTCGCGTATCACGTACGATTCGTTGTCGGACAACGTGTTGTGAATGAAATGCGGCAACACATACAACTCTGGACATTTCATACACCACAAATCAAAGTGTGAAGAGTTTTCATCGAAAATTTGTTCGCCTACTTTGCCCGACACGTACAGCACCGTGTACTGAACCGACGGCGAAATTGTCGAGTTTCTATTGTCGTACTTGTGATACGGAGCGTACTTTTCCACGGATACATTTTCAATGTTTATCGCATTATTATTCGAACCAAAAGATATCGTTTTAGGATCGATAATATAGTGTTTCACTATAATTGGTGCGACCAAAACATCATCCTCTTTTTCGTTAATCATTCGACACACTTCGAGTATGTAGTGTAAAAGACATTTCAGTTTTTCCAGCATCAACGGTGAATCGCTTTCGGTAAACTTTTCAAAATTCACATTGCGGTTATTGCGTTTGACGAGCGCCTGCAAAGCGATAGCCGCGCAATCGATGCGATTCAAATCGCTGCCGTACTTTAGCTGTATCTCGAAAATGTCGACGCTCATCAGATACTCCAACTCTTCGACATAGGGAATATTTCGAAATTCCACGACACTCACGCGATCCGCTAGATCGTTCAAAATGCCGATGACGTCGTAACTGCGCAACATGTCGATGGGACGAACGACCAGCGGCGGATCGCGTAAACGTATTTTTCGATGCAGCAAGTCCGTCAAGTCGACCAATGTCGTCTCGTCGCTCTCGATGCTTTGCAAAACTTTCAAACTACTCGATTCTCCGTCGTTTACATTTTGTAGATTCAACTTTACATTTCGTATCGATTGTAAATGTTTGTTCAGATTTGTGATAATTTGTCTATAAGTGTGTACGGCGTCTTCGTTGTTGTTTTCGATGATCTCATTGATATTTTCCAGTATATCGTTTTGAACGTTTACGTATTGTTCGAACAATATATTGTTTTCCGATGACATAATAAAACTATATTTATTGTATACAATATACTTTATTTCCACAATGAATCAATGTTACACAATAATTGAATAAATTCATCCCAACTTAAACTATCTTCTGACAATTCGTACATATAATGGTGTCTATACAAATCACGAGCTAAACATTTGAGTTTACAGTCCAACTTATCACCGACAATGTTCTGCACAAAATTTAAATGTCTATTCTTCTTCAACGACGGCAGGTTGACGTTGCGCGCGTACACCGTCCTCACCAATGCCCAAACGATACGTTTGCACTCTTCCACCACGACGTACACGGTTCCAATGTCAAAGTTCAATAATAGATTTTCGAACAAACGTTGAGCATTGTCGTCTTGAAAATCGATGACACTATTCAATTTTTCTCGAACACTCAAACAAGTGACAGAGTTGCAGGCTCGACGTAAAGCGATCGATGAAAATAACATTTTTTTCAAATTTGATCGTAGATTCTGCTAAACAGGGCACGGGATCGATTTGGAACACACACTGGAATGGGTCGAGCCAGTGCTGTTTGATTAAATATCATTTTCGTAAACCCTTCGTTGCAGGTACAATCGTTTGCGCTGAACTGTCTTGTCACCAAATCAATGTCGAGTTTACCATTTTCACATACGTACGGTCTAACTTGGCCCATGTCATCGATAATGTCTCGATACGTGCTCACGCACATTTGGTCAACGACAAATTCGCTGGCCACGAAAACCTTTATGAGACCCAGCGATGAATCGCAATCCATTTCATCGTCTTCGGGACGATTTGTTAACGAGTTGTTACGTATATTACAGAATCCATTATCGCACACCAAAGCGCCGACTGCGTTTTGGATCAGACAATTGTCGATACACTGGTTGTCCGACAAGCACGGCAATCGGGTATTGTTACAATCGACCACACCGTTGCGATCAAACACCAAATCCATAGCAGACTTGGGATCTAAGTTGGCACGCAAAGTAAACAACTGTTCATTTTGGTTAAACACATTTATTGTTCGCATTACATAATAACAAACGATAAACAATACAAGTAACAATACAATAAATCCAAATATATTTGATGAATTATACATTATTGATCATCTTACAGCTAGCTACAAACGACCTCCGCTTCTCCGTCGTTTATGGCCGTTGCGAATAAACCGTACACGTTTTCGCGGCACGAGTCGCAATCGGCAATGTCGTCGTACCACATAATTTTACGATTACAATTCAAACAAACGTCCGGCCCGACGTACAAAGAGCCACGGTCGCCGCCGTCAGCAACGGAAATTGTGCTATGGTAAAGATAAAGATTAGCCGAAGCAATCTGACGCACCGGCCGTTCAGCGGCACATTTTACACAATAAGTAAAGCCGTCAATCATAACGCACTTTACATTATAGCACTTGTACTGCTCCTTCGCTATTAAATTGAACGGCGTCGATCTTCGACATTTTTTTGCAGCTGGCGCAACATTTTCATCATCTTTCTCCTCTTCCTCTTGCTCATTTTCTTCTTGTTGTTGTTGTTTTCGCTTTTGCTTTGCATCGTCAACGTCAAATCCGACGGCACCTTTCCCACCGACATTGTCAATTTGATTGAAAACGTCATCAACCAAATTGTCAGTTGCGTCAGCAACGATATTGTCAATTTCTTGAACAGAGCCATTGTTGTCAAAAGACATATCCTTTTCGATACCCGATCGTGAACTGTGTAAAGAATCGTCTTTGCGCCTACTTTTTATACAGAATGATAAAAGCGATATGCGTTATCGATGGTGACGTTCAAGGTGAGATAATTTTTCGACAACAATCGCCGAAACATCTAGTTCACATCACCGGCTACATCATGAACTTGCCGAAGGGTTTGCACGGACTTCACGTGCACGAGTTTGGCGATACGAGCAACGGTTGCACCTCTGCCGGTGAACATTTCAATCCGACCAACAGCGATCACGGAGCTCCGAACGCTGTCGTACGCCACGTCGGTGATCTCGGAAACGTCGAGACGAAATTTTCCAATGCGCTCACCGAAGTCGATAAAATCGACAATGTCATGACACTGTTCGGCGAACACAGTGTAATTGGCCGCAGTCTTGTCGTTCACACGAATCGCGACGATCTCGGACTCACGAACCATCCGCTCAGCAAAACCACCGGCAATTCGGGCGGTCGACTAGGGTGCGGGATCATAGGTTATGCAAACAATTCAAGACTTATCAGCGATGCGCTTTAACTTGGCAAAGTATTTAATAAATTTCCAAATCGAAATATGCATCATTCATATGCAAAATGTCCACCTACAAAGATGAAATTAACAAAGCGCAACAGGAAAACATCATTAAACGCGTCGCCAACAGAGAAATTAACGGCACGCTCAACAAAGTCGAGACGGCTCTTTGCACCAATCGTTTATATTGCCTCATGAACAAGGATCGCATCAATCGCGTGTATCGGTTAAACAACGACAACAGAAAATGTCCGTCGCTCTACGAAGCTGAGGCCATTGACTTTTCGAAAAGTTTGTTCAGGACACGCGAAGCAGTCAAAAGGTGCGTCATATGTACTCGCGCGCTACATCCGCTTTTCGATCTGAAGAGAAATGTTTGCTCGTTCTGCAGCGCGAAGAAATAATAAAGACCGAGGACAACGGATCGAGCGTTTGCAGTCTGCCTTGATACGGCTATGAAACTGGTAACGTTCGTCATGGCCATCGACAACAATAACTGCGTGCTCGACCAGGAACAAATCTACGAAACCTATTTAAAACATTTTGACGTCATCGATGCTATCATGTGTTTAAATGGAGATTGTCTCGCGGTTTGCGTGAGCGCAGCGGACAGTTTAAATCGGCCGACCGCCTTGTGCGACTTTAAATGTGATAAACTACAAATTGTCGATCAACATCACGACGTTGAACTGTTACTAGAGAGAATGTATAATATTGTAGAATTGTATAATCAACAACAATAAATCCATATTTATAGAGTATTTTGTATGTTTTATTTATTCTCAGCATTTTTACAATATAAATTCGCTTCTACACAGTTAATAAGACTTTTGTCAAAAATTTACTTTTTGATTCGATATAATGTCGCTGATTACAAAAAAATGTCAAGACATCAACGTGTCGGCGTACTTTGACCAATTCTGCGTACTATGGGTCAGCGCCGACGACGTGCTACATCTACTACGATTGCCCGTCGCCACTTTGCAAACGATCCAGCAACGCCACAAAAAATGCTGGGTCGACTTTCGTTGTCAGCAGCAGCACCATTGCTCGCATGACGCAAACAAAGTTTTCATCGACCTCTACGGACTCGGCAATCTTTGCAATCGCGTCAACTCACAAATCGCCGACTACCTGATGACCGTTTTCGTTTCCGAAGTGTACACGGAACGCAGGAGAAACAGCCGGCGCTCGTGTTCACCGCGGCGAGCGTCGAAATCTCCTTCGCGCAGACGTTCAAACAGTCCTAGACGTCGGTCTTCAGGTTGCCGGCGAAGATCGCGTCGATCTCGCTCTAGGTCACCGCGAAGATGTTGTCCATCGCAACACCATCATCATCACAACCATCAAAACGAACTCTTGGATCGCATCGCTCGCCAAAACGATCTCATCGCATCCAATATCAATCAACTAACAATGACCAATTCCAATCAACATCTCGAACTGTCCAATCTCCTAAACACTATTCGCCTGCAAAACACCACCATCGCCAATCAGGTAGCGCAGATTCTCGAAAACACCGAAGGTCTCGGCGAAATCACCGGTGACTTTACTAGACTTTTGGCCGAAATCGATACACGACTAGCCACACTAACCACTACACTACTCAACGCCATCAACCAACTATCCGAACAACTACGCAGCGACCTGACGGGCATAAACGCGATACTCAACAATCTTTCGTCTAGCGTCACCAACATAAACGCCACGCTAAACAATCTTTTACAAGCCATCAACGGACTGAACGTCGGCGGTCTATTGACCGAACTACAGGAAAGCATCGCTTCCATACTTCAATTGCTGGAAAGCATCTTGGGAATCTTACAGCCGTTAAATAAAAAGTAAAAACATATAAATTTAAAACGTTTATTTAGAAATCATTTAACAATTCAAATTTATCTTGACCCGCTCCGAAACGCTTGTACTCGCCGACGCGTTTTTCGAAAAAGTTCGTCTTGCCTTCCAACGAAATGTTGTTCATAAACTCGAACGGATTCTGGGCAAAGAAATGTTTCGCATAGCCCAGCTGCAACAGCAAACGATCCGCCACAAACTCAATGTACTCGCACATCGATTCCGCGTCCATGCCCAACAGAGAAACGGGCAGAGCGCTCGTGAAAAATTCCTTTTCAATCTCCACCGCCTCTTGAAACATGCTCACGACTTTGGCCTTGTCCAACTTTTCCGTCACCCTTGTCGTATAGTACAAACAAGCAAAGTCCGTGTGAAGTCCCTCGTCACGCGATATCAACTCGTTGCTAAACGTCAGTCCCGGCATTATACCTTTTGTTTTAATATAGAATATCGCAGCAAAACTGCCCGAAAAGAATACACCCTCCACAATGGCGAACGCCACCAATCTTTCGGCAAACGACGCGTCCTTCTTTTCAATGTAGTTCATGGCCCATGCCGCTTTCTTTTTCACGCACGGCATACGCTCGAACGCGTGCAACATCGTGTCTCGTTCTTGTTCATCGTCGACGAGTTCGTGAATCAACAGATTATACATTTCCGTGTGAATACATTCGATCAACACTTGCTGGTTGTAAAAGTATTGCGCCTCCAGTTCCGGTACGTTTTGCTGCATGTACTCGATCAAATTAATGTTGACAATGCTGTCGGCAGCGGCGAAAAACGCCAGCACGTGTTTAATAAAAAAACGTTCATTGGCGTTTAGCTTTTTCAAAAAGTCGTCGCGGTCCTTTGATAAGTCGACTTCTTCGACTTTCCACAAACAATCGAGGGCTTGTTTGTAGGCCGTCCACAAATCGTTGTGCTCAATCGGAAAAAGAACTTTGCGCGCCACAGACATTTTAATCAATCCTTCGCTGTTCGTCGCAGATTGCAGAATAATAATAATATCGATTTTTCGAAAGATATTTATACAAAATGAGCAGCGACGATGATAACGCGATTACTTATCCGGCCGTGGCATCGTTCGATAAGTTTGTCAACGACGTGCGCTTTGCTCGCACCGACTTTGATCAAAACACGCAGATGCACGAAATAACCATAGACGTACTCGACATTGACGAGCGCTTTCTGTTCGACACGGAAGACGAGCGGCTCATGAATCTGTTGGTGCCGCAGCAGTTTAAAGTACGTCTCGATCGATCGTACCGTGTGCCGGAATCGGTCGAGTATCGACCTGTCGGCCATCTGACTCTACGTGTACTTTCGCCCGTCGCCGACATACACAGCGTGACCGTGCACGTCAACATGAGGTACTTTGAAAACGGACGCATCGACTGGGACGTTCCGGAAAACATCAAGGAAGCTTTCAGTCATGACGATGATACTGATACTGATGATGATGATAATGATTGAAATAAAAATCTTTTATGTAGTTTTGTATGTTTTATTTTACACTAAACAATATTGACTTTCAATCGAATAATTCAATTTGTACAATCTGTTCACAATACCCAAATACTGTTTCCAGCACCGTGAAAAATAATCTGGCTGCCAGCGATGATACGGAAAGTTGACTTGATGCGTTACAAACTTTACATGGTTATCGAATCGATTCATAAAGTACAATTCTATTAGAGTTCTTGGACCGAGTGGACCCAACATGTATAACAATTTTTTCACATCGCGAACGTTGAATCGCTGGTTCGATGCTTTTATTTCTTCATAGAACTTCATCTCCTCTTCGGTGACTTTGGGTTGCTGATCTTGCGACAATAACGATTTTATGCGTGCCACTCGATTCTCAATCTTGTGCCAGTTATGGTTGAACACGTTGAACAACAAACATTCCAACTGATCCGCAATCAAGTACTTCAAATTCTCCACGTACATTTGACAATCGAACAGCGTGGTCAACGTGTACATGTCCACGTACGGTGCGGGCGAACGTTTCACGCTCAAGTCCAAAAAGTACACGTCCAACGGGAAAAAGTTGAGCGATTGAATTCGATTTTTACTTTTGTGTAGCCATATCACGGAATCACTCTTCATATGCACGTTGAACGAATACCGCACCAAATAGTAATCGTCGTTGACCAGCGACACGGTGCTCTTGAAAGGCTGGCTTTTGTTGAGATGAAAACTCACGCGATCCGGAACAATTTCGATGGCTTCGTTCACGTACGATTTGAATATGACCATGTTGTTGCGCGCATAATTGTTGTTCATCAATCGGTTTATATTAATAGTTTCGAGAATGTTATCGATTTCTTCATAGTACTGTTCGCAAATGTCTTTCAGGCACTTTTCCAATTTGTTCATCGACACAAACGAATGCAAATTTTCAGTGGTAGCACGAACATCGTCGACATACACCTCAATGTCGATATCGGTTAGGGGTTCTTCTCTTTTTGTATACGCCGCTGCGGCCACGCCACCCTTCAGCACACACAACGTGTCCAGCGCTTTGACGGCGGCCGGTAACACGGTCCGATGAAAAGATCGATCGGTGTGTCGTAAAACATAATCACTAATCTCGTCGTTGATGTACTTTTTACAAATGTAAGGGATCGATTTGTGGTTGAAAAGTCTCTGTTGCAGCGATTCCATAACGATGAACTTGTTCAAAACGAAAAACGCAGGTCAATTACTCAATGCTATTCTTAATATCAGCAACTTGGTAGACACGACAAAAATTAATGGACAACACTTGTTTTACGCGCTATGCGTTTCGTATATTAAAACGACCGTCAACGGTACCACCGCTTTAAATACATTAAAGTTTGCATTTGATCAAATTATTCAATTGGAAAGAACTTTTTTTAATAAACGCCGAGTGCTAGACTTTGCATTGGCGTATCTCGCCAAGCACAGCGATGGCCAAAATCTGCAATGTTGTATCAATCTGCAATGTTTAGACTATTTAATGACAAAGTACGTTTGATAATGGATTTCGTCGGAAATTAAGGATGAAAGCAAAGTATCAGTAATGGATTTTGTCGGAAATTAAGGATGAAAGCAAAGTAAAATACTTTATCGTCGATGAAATTGCCATCGTTTTCGTTGTAAATCGACTTTGAATATTTTTAAAAAATTATTTTCAGGTTTTATAAAATTCCATTGTCGACGATAATCATAGCAATGTCATCGAAAATGATAATTATGCTTACGTCATCGAAACATAAACAATATGTTTACTTTACAATATACACAATGTAAAGTAAATGACGATGTAAAATTTTGTTAAAAAACTTTTTAAATGCATTTTACTTTGTAACAGTATTAATGTAAAGTAAAGAGCGATTTAAAAATTTGTTAAAAACTTTTTGAAATGCGTTTTACTTTACACTAGTTCCAATGTAAAGTATCTAACGATTTAAAGTTTTGTAAAAATATTTTTTTGACCTAATATACTTTACAATAGTATTAACGTAAAGTAAATAACAATTTGAAATTTTGTAAAAAAGTTTTACAGATGCATTTTACTCGGCATTAGATACGCCGTAAAGTACAAAACGATATAAAAATTTTGTAAAAATATTTTTTCAAACATAATATACTTTACAATCGTTCTAATGTAAAGTAAATGACAATTTAAAATTTTTGTAAAAGTTTTGCCAACTCATTTTACTTTACAATTGTGTTGGTGCAAAGTAAATCACGATATAAAATTTTTGTAAAAAGTTTTGCCAACTCATTATACTTTACAATTGTTCAGATGCAAAGTAAAAGAGAAACTTAAATTTTTTATAAATGTTTGACAAATACAATTTACTTTACGACAGCAGAAACGTAAAGTAAAAGAGAATCTTAAATGTTTTTCAAAGTTTTGTCAAATGTGGTATACTTTATAATATGTTAAACGTAAAGTAAATGAGCATCTAAAATTGTTTTTAAAACTTTTGTCAAATGTCTTTTTCTTTATAATACATCAAACGTAAAGTAAATGAGAGTTTTCATTTACATTAAAATCGGCACCATTGTCATCGAAAACCAAGGGTGCACAAAAATGTACCCTTTGTTTTGTCGACAATTGTTCGAATGCAAAGTAAATTGTCGTTGGATTTCATCGGAAATTATGGTTGTAAGTAAAGATTGATGAAATGGTGTGTAGTCAGTAGTGTTAATAGTTATTAGTAGCGATAGAATATTAATCATGACACAACGTAAACTGACAAATTTTCAGGAGAAACTTTTGCAAAAATATGCGTTTAATAATTACGTGCGCAGTTTAAACTCGAAATGGTTCCGTTTGAGCGAGGAGGAAATTTTGACCGTGGAACGAGCTACTCGCAATCAATCTGCAAATCTATTATGGAACATGCTGCGTTTGGATCGGCAAACGGCGTCTTCGAACAATAGCGCATCAAAGACGGTACCGCAAACGGCGGCCATGTCCTACGGTTTGCGCGAAGAGCAACGTTTGAAAACGGACAAGTGTTTGATTGGCGAGATTGAGCGCGTCGTCGAAACGACTCTGGGTGGTGTCGTCGTTAAAAAAGTATTGGATTGCGGAATGTTTTTGTCGCAGCTGGGATTGTTTTCGGCATCTCCGGACGCTTACTTTGTCGTAAAGTTGAAGAAAAACGAAGAAGAGCAAGTGTTTGTGCCGATAGAAATAAAATGTCCGCACACGTACAAGGATAAAAACGTGATCGAAGTGATAAAGTCTTTTGGCGATCGCAAGAATCGGTACCGAATCAAGCACACGGCGTTGTCGGTGAACAGAAATGGAAGTTTGCTGTTTGCCGTCACAAACACGGACCCGCATTATAGACAGATGCAGCGGCAAATGTACGTGCTCGGCGCACCTTTGTGCGTGTACGTGGTCAAGTTTAGCAATTCATATGTCGTGACGACGGTGAATAGAGACGAAACGTTTTGTCTGAAAGAGAAACAGTCTGAATTGGGTCTGTTCAATAGGTTCGTGTGTAAGAACCAACAGTACGGTCGTTTCAAGCTGACATCGAACCGAGCTCGGTCCATGTTGGACAATTGTAGAAACAATGAGCACATTATGAATCGAATCGAAGAATTGGCCAAACGCGGTCTCTACTACGACTACAATATGTTGCACTGTGTCTTTTGCGATAAAGAGTGCGACGTTGACATGTGCGTCGACAGAATATTGGAAAAACACAAGTACTGTGGTGATACGTCGATACGACAAATGTCGTCCATTTACAATAGCGAATATATCAGTCACAAGAAGCGAGTGGAATCATTGTCGAACAACAGAGAAGCAATCGTGTTGGCCAACGATGGAATTTATCACGATGGTCAACGAATGTTGACGTTTTGTTGTGGCGTAGAGTATGATAATAATGTAGTAAAACACCATAATGATTGTAATTATGTTTTAATGTTACAATAAATAAAGATACTTTACAATTTCAAACATTTGTTTTTTATAAAACTAACAGTATAGAGTACCATGTAAATTACAAACATTAAAGTCAAAAAGGCGATGCATAGTTTAGACATTTCTTGTTGGTCTTGCCACTTGAGACACTTGTACACGGTCTCGCCGGTGAAATGATGGTATGTGGCGATGAACACCCCGTAGAGTAGCGTGTACATGAGCGGTTGACAAACGTGGAAGAGTTTCATGGGTACAGCGTTGAGTGCCACTTCAATCATCACCAACAGCGTGTTGAGCGTGTGAATGATATAGTTTACGGGTTTCGTACCGTTTCCGTACGTCGCAATGATGATAAAATAGCCGACGGTGGATAGTATATTGGCGGTGCATGCTACATTGTACATGACCCGATGGAACAGCACGTATCCAGGGATGTAGTATAGGTTGTTGTAAAATTGTTGCGCAACTACAAGCGACGTAATCGCGGCACTGGTGAACATTATGAGAAGCGTTGCCAGAGACCAATGCGTGTAGTACAATGCAAAGTCTCGCAGACTGATCGCGTCGTACATTGCGACAGCGATGAGTATGACGGTGACAAATGCCGAAATTGATCTCGAAACTAGCATAATTTTCATTGATTCCGATCTGAGCGATCTGAAATAGCAGGCCGCAAACTTATCGACCCGACACTTGTTCCAGCTGACTAGATCGCCGATTAATTCGAACCGCTCCATTTTGCACACGGCACATGTGATTACCTTACCGCTTATCGTAAACGACTGATTACAATATGCTAAATATAAGCGTGGTAATTACAATAATTATTATCTTTGTGACGCAAATAGAGTCCTTGTGGTCCGGTATAAAAGCCGGTTAGAAGATTGTAAAGTACACACATCAAGTGTAGCAACGATCAGTTCAACATGTACGTTGAAGTGTTGAGCGTTTTGCTTTTATTCGCGGTTACGGCCGAAAGCCTGCCGTTGAACACGGACGGCGATGGTGCTACTCAAAAACATCATCATTTGTTTTTGAATCATTTCTTTCTGCAAATGAATTCGGACGGCATTATCAACGGAAGTAGTACCGAGACACCGGACACGCTATGGTATCGTATCGCAGTGTCCAACGACAGTGTGCTGATTCGCTCTTCGACGCACTGTTCGTTTCTGTGCGTGAACGAGTGCGGTTACGAACATTCAGCACTAATTCCCAACAACGAGTGCGTGTGGCACGAAGTGTACGTGTCGAACAATTACCGTTTCATCAACAAGAAGTTTGGTAATCGAACCGTGTACCTGGCAATGAACATTGCCGGTAAATTGAAACGAGTGGTGTTGAATCACCATGAGAATTTGGACGAATTCACCGAACAAGCCAGTGTGTTTTTGAAGGATCCTACGACTAAAGTTAACAACACGTGTAAAGCGGTCAACAGAAAGTATTTAAATTATTTACCAGAAAAAGTATGTAAACACAATTCGAGGAAAAACGACACGACCGTTTCTAAAAATGAAACAACAACTGTGTCCTCGAACGAAGCGTCGTCGCCAAGAGTGTTGGAGCCGCTCGTGAACGAAACTATTGTGAATCGCATGGTGCCCGTTTACGAGTACAACAATGAATTGCCGCCTATGCCTCCGGTAGAAGAAGTGGTGTATATGGGTAAAGAAAATGTGACTACCGACGAAGGCACGATTCCGAAGAATTTTTACTATCACGATGAAGATTTGAGCATTCAAACTTTGAACAGCAACAACAAACGAGTGGTCATTGAAAAGACAAGCAATGAAACCATTGTAATTAATAAAAAGAAAAACGACGAAACTAATGAGCTGGAAAAGATTATTAAAAATTTGACCGAAAACAAGACTTCGTCTAATGAAGATGCGCCATTTGTAATTTTTCGTCATAAGAGTGTAAAAATTTGTTTTGTATTCTAAATATTAATGTAATAAAACATATTTTCTAAATATTAATCATTTAATAAAACATATTTTTTCAAAATGACTTTGTCGTTTAATTTTTGTGCAATTTGACGTTTCTTGACGCATTCTAGAATTTTTTTGTCGCACATTTCGACAATGTCTTTGTCGAGTTGTTTATGTGTTTTCAAAAGGTTGAGAAAATGTATGGCTAGATTGTAGCAAGAGATTGCTCTGCTGTGCAATCGTAAACTTGTAAAGTGTTCGGCGAGCGTGAGAGCTTCGACGACGTTATCCATTGTATTTCGGATAGATGTGTAGGATGGCGGGTAGTACAGTTGTAATGTTGTGTTCAGAGGTTTGTAAATCTCTTCCTCTAAATAATTCTCCGTTTCTTAACATTGGATGGTCGACTAGAAAGAAGTAATAAAGCGACACGTTAAGTACAGCTGGATAAATGGGATCATTTAGCGGAGATTGAAGGGCGATAATTTGATTATTATTCCGTGAGAGTAATACTCTACAATACACATTAAAAATGGTGATTTGTGATGTCAAACATGAATTAACAGCAGCCATATGACAACCTAAATTTCGATATGATATACACGGAGAAGATCCTTGGTTGTAACGTAGAAATTCGAAAAAAGTGTTGTTTTGATTGCTCGACGTATCACCAATGTTGGGTGTGTACGAGGGTGAAAATTTAACGTATAGATAGTTTTCATACGTATATACCATTCGAAAATATCGTAGACTGCTCAAACTAAGATAGGAGCTGAATGTGAGTCTGATGTTGTCGTTGGAAAAGTGTTCCTTGTCGTCGTCTCCCCAAAAATAGGAATAGCGCGAATGATGGTCGAAATTTATAAAGTTTACCGGTTTGATGCAAGCGTTCACGGTACGCACAGAGCCGCGCTTTAGCATCGATTGTTCCGAGTACACGCCGAAACTTAAATGTATCGCGGGACAATGACAATAGGCGATTCGTTCATCGTTATACACGTAAGTCGATAGCCTTCCATGGGTATTCACACCGCTGACCGGGTCGACGGAACAAGGATCGATGACACACACGTTTCTTGCATTGGTCATTCTCAGATATTCAGGATCGAGATTTTCGTCCTCGATGCGTACAAAGCCGGCGGGACACGGTGCGAGCGGAAAAAATTCCGGGTTTTGTATGACATCACGAATACGTCTCGATCTGCAGTATGGAGTTTGAGTGGTGACATCGAAATCGGCGACGAAACCCAAATCGCAGGAACACCTCATGGGCGTTTCGTTGATGCTGATAATCTGTCCGTGCGGCTGGCACCCGATTGGTATGTTGCAATCGTCGTACAGGGAAAGTTGCGTGACCAGTCCGGGCGTGAGACAGCTGCAGAGTAGCGAAAAGCCGACGGGACTTTCGGCCAGCAACCAAACGCCCGTGTTCGGATTGCACGATCTTGCGCGTTCGCGGTCGAGCGCGAGACAATAGGATTCGCCCGGTAGAATGGTTAACTTTTCCTCTTCATTGTTGTCGTTTATCAAGGTGACGATGGTTTTCTCATCGAAATACTGGCAGTTAGCTAAGCCTTCTCTGCAAATGTCACAATCCTGATGAGTGGTGCACGGAGTTAGCTGTTTATGGCATTCGTACGGATTGCCTTCGATGATGATTTCACTAGGTGGGTCGATGAGCGGTATTTGTGACGTGTCGAAAATGGCGATCGGTGGCAGGTAGTCTTTTTGTTCGTATTGCAAAAGGGTGATTTGATTGTAAATGATAAAAATAATAAGTACGAGGAAAATGAGTAGTAATAGAAAGATCATTATTAATATTGGTTCTTAAGAAATTTAACCTAAATGGCGGGAGTAGGATAGAAACTTTCAAAGGTAATTCGCTGTTTATTGTCCATGATGAAACGCCAAGGCATTTCTCGATTTCCATCTTGCGACAGCGGAAACGAGCCGGGTACAGTGAAGGTGTACGCGTTGTCCGTGTTAATGTTGAAATTTTGCGACGGACACCACAGCATTCTGGAATTGTACTTTTCGACGGGCATGTCCAAGGTCATGCACTCGACTCGAAATTGAAATGATAGTAAATCGGTGCTGAACGTGTCAGTGATGGCTGCGCACATCGAAGTCCGATCGTTGGGCACGACGTGGCGGACTCGCGTGACGTTAAAGTCTCCGCATTCGCATTCGCCCGTTTCGAAATTGGGTACTACGCCTGGCGCGACAAACATTACGTTTGTGCATATGTTGGGTAAACATTCGATAGGATTGAAAGGATTGAGAATCATGCGATTGTTGTTGTTGTCGAGCGCGTTACAGCGCATTACGAATCGCCTGCCGCTTCCGTCCGGCATTTGTTCGTCCCAGCTGCTGCGAAACGTGTTTCGATTAATGTCCACTTCGGTGCCAAGCAATCGATCGAACAGTACGTTGTTGCTAGCCTGATTCGGAGCTATGAATCTGGTGTGCTGTCTGCCGGCTACTTGGAACATGTTTTGCGGTCCGCTAAAATATCTGGGATCTTCGGCGATGCAAGTCCAATGATTGAGACTGTGGAGTATCAAACTGGTCTCGCGGTTACAGTTTCTCGGCACACTGCTCGTCGTACAGTAACCGCCCCGAACTAACAATTGTCCGTTTACGATGAATTTATCGTATTCGTCAACGAAAAAATATGCTGCCGACGGATTGTCACATATTACGCTGCAATCGTAATTGGGTGTGTTAACTGAAGTCACATAGACGGGCACAGACAGACATTTTACTTCGCCCTCGTTGATGGTGCCGAGATTAGTGTTGAAATCTATGGTGGGCAATGCGCTGAGCGGTACGAACCGTCGTCGCTGTAGAACGTTTTTCATGTAATCGATGCGCTCGTCAACGGCGTCGTTGTACTCGGTCTGCGATATTTTTATTTTTGCGTGGGCATCGTACATGGGTTTGTACAATAAAAACAAGAATATTGCGACGCAAATAAACAGTAATAAAAACATGGCGACCGTACTTAGTTGTACTGCTGTAGCGCATTTCATAATTAATTTGGGTGTTGGCGTCGCGTTGGCGGCGATCGGCATCGTGGGATTTGCGTCACCGCATCGCTACGCGCTGCTCATAGATTACGCCGATGGATTTTCCGTGTTCAATTGTTCAGGATTCGTGTTCGCGTACGGAGCTGTTTTGTCGCTGATATCCATCGGTTTTGTGGTGACGAGCAAACTGTGTCACAACAACAATCTTTTCGTTACGGTGCTGACCGTGTTCAGTGTGTATAATGCCGTGTCGATAATCGTGCTGATTGCCACGTTTCACTGGGTCGTCGAGTATGGACACGTTCCCGCGCTAGACGTTCTCATCAGATCGCACGATAAAGAATCGGCTTGCTGGGAAGGCATCGTGAGGAGTGACTACGATTTCAATAGCATTTACGGTGAAAATTGCTATCGTGTAAACGAACAATTGTACTGCGCCGAGTGTCGCATTAAATATATCGTAGGCGAAGCGACTTTTATAAAGTCCAATAGATTCGTTATTGTTTTCATGTTAATAACTTTGTTATGTTTAAACATTTGGACTCTGTGGAAACTTTACGCTGGTGATTTTGTATACGTAAACGATGGTTCTACAACAGTAACAACAACTTCGACTGCAACTTCAAGTTCGGCGACAGAAGAATACTACGCAGTTCCGAAAAGTAATAAAATTGTCGAAAATTCGTTTTTGTTACCACCACCGCCGCCGCATTGGACCTTTGAAGAAAATGAAAATTTGCGTATACACGCTGGCGGTAACGAGCGTTGGACCGCATGACGTTGACGTCGTTGCGAAAATGCTCGATAAATACTTTTGTCCCCTTTTCATGATTCACGGCGTAGTCGATACTTTGGCAATTTGTGAGGATAAAATGTACGTCGACAACGACGTGCGTACATTTGTGTATTATGAAAATTTTTTACGTAAGAAATATATTAGCAATCGTTTCGCTGTCACCATACAAGAGTATGGCGATTTAAACATGAAAATTGCAATGATCAGAAAGATAGTTTACATTATGACCCATAATAATGGTGTAATCGTTTTGTCAGACTACTATTGAAAATAATAAAAACATTCAAGTAAAAGTATAAAAGTTGTTTTATTCATTACATGATACATTTTCTATAGACGCTGTTGGTTCCGATGCTGCTGCGACATTTGCTGCGCCGTACAAGTTGATGTTGAATATATTCTTTACAAAATAATTTTGACAATTGTTCATTGCATGCACGACCTGTTCGGCAGTGTAAATGTCGCCCGCATTCGAATGGCTTCGTTGCTGAGTAGTAGGTACAAATTCCTTTGACATATTTTCAATGATCTTTTCCACAATGGTATTGATCCGTTCTTTGACGTCGACACTCGACACTAAACACTTGGCAATACAATCATCTTCATTTTCTAAATTTAGCGATCGAAACTCTTCGATGAGTTTAGAATGGTTAACTCTATTACGTTTACACATTTCGACATCAGAGCGGTACTTGGCACGCAGCTCTTGCTCGTTGAGCACTTCCATTTCAGTTTTCAATTTGTTTGTGTAGCGCAGTCCGTAAAACATGTGAGGTCGTTCGGTGCGCACCTTTAGCCACACCATCACCGGGTTCGGGCATTTCAATTGTAGAAACTTTTCCGAGTCTCGTAGCCAAGCGTAACGCTTTGAATTGCTCGTGCCCGTTTTTAGTCTTTTATTTTGAGCAAAGTCACGATAACGTTGTATGGCTTTGTCCTGCTGTGCGATTTCGTGTAACTGGCTGCGGCACATACGAATGCGACGCTTGCCATTCACCATACGTTCATAGCCCGTAATGTACTCTTCCTTGTGCGGCTGCTCTTTCAATTCAGGCACCACCCTGCCGCTGATATCCGTTAGAGTCTGCCTCATCTGCTGGTTCTCCTCGATGTTGTCTTTGGCCAATAGCGCGTTGACAGCAAACTGAGTCATGGTCATGTTCGCCGCATTGGCCATATCTTTCATCTGCAGCTGCATCTTGTACTCGCGCTCCTTGAATTCGGCAATTTGGTTTTCGTAGTTGCGTTTAATCTCAGATATAGTGGTGTTTGCTTCGGAAAGTTGCAACTTTAATTGTAACGCTTCCATCTGAGAGTCGGCCAACTTTTTGTCGTAGTTGACGACATCGGTACTACTAGACGATTGTTCAATATTGTACTTGCCGGTTTTTCTCAGCTCGGGCAACACCTCTTCAAACAGCCAACGCTGAAATTCCTCGGCTGCAGGTAACTTCGACCTCATAATCAAAGCATAAACTCCCGCTTCGGTGATAAACACTGTATTCGGCTGCCAGTTCGCTGGTAGTTGAGTCTCGTCGGATGACGTCACAAGGGGGCATTGTTTTCGTGCCTCCTGTATTTCGGCCCAAGTTTTGCGCCATTGGGGTTTTACGTGGTCTCTTATAGCATTTTTTGGGCATTTGTAGCCTAAACTATCGGCAACACCATACCCGGTGCACATAAATTTGTCGATTTCGATTTGAGTTATCCAAACTTCCCCGTTAAAACGACCAAATTTGTATTTTCGGTTAACAAGAGACATGATGAAATAAAACTTATGCGTGTGTTGAGGTTAAGTAGCGGATGTAAACTGAAGCGAAGTAATCGACACGCATCTTTATAGACTTTCAATGTTATTACACATTGCGTGTAGTATGTCAAAAACTGCGTTATCGCTACCAAGACAAATAAGGTTTCCGGGTGCCAATTTGCTGGAAGTTGAATTTGTTCGGGTGACGTCATAAGGGGACCTTGTTTTAGGGTATCCTTTATTTCGTCCCATTTCATAGTCCAATGTGGTTTTACGTGTTGTTTTAAGGCGTTCCACGGTTTTGCGTACCCCAAAAACTCTGCAATACCATGTCCTCCGTACATAAACTTGTCCTTTTCCACTTCCACGATCCAAACTTCTGCTGGTGCTCCTCCAATGTTGCAAGACTTTTTTAAAAGAGCCATTTTACTTGTCGCAATGCTATTTGACAATGATCCTTCGTGTCGCATCGATTTATTTATATAGCAAGAGTCGCGGAAATTTCCATTGCACGTGATTTAAAGTTCGAAAGATTAAAAAACAATTTTTATTAGTCACACGTTTATTAGATTAGATAATATGTAGTATAAATACATGCACAAAATTATTGCTGTTAAATTGCAGTTACAAGTCAAGCAATCAACATGAACTCCGACTGGAAAAAACGCCTGATGACGCCTGAATTGAAGAGTCAGTCGGGCTTGTTGAAAAAAATGCAAGACGCTGAACCGAAGATTTATGAAGAGATTCTCCGCATTCACGCCATGGGTGTTCCGGGCATCGTGGCGGGCGGCTTTGCATCCTATCTGCTCGGCCTGACCAACAAGTACTCTGATGTCGATTTCTTCACCGAAAGCTTTGACGGTATTATGGCATTGTACGACACGGGCGATTATAAACTTTCAACACACTATGAGAGGAAAGCTGATCACGAGAGGATTTTCAAGAAGAACAACATTATCGTGTTGAATCACAAGTATGATAAACTACAAATCATTTACATTCGTAGCGATGCTTTTTCGGGATTGGAATATTACACCGAACTGATTAGATGCTTCGACATACCGACATGTCAGAAAGGCGTATTTGTCGTTCTTCCCGGTCAAGAGAACGTCGACACTAACACCACGTACTACATTGATCAGAACCATCCTTTCATTGGCGGCGGCGATACTAAACTTGATAAACTTGTCGAGAATAGACTTGAAGTACGTTTGGCCAAGTATGCCGAACGATTTGTATGTTCGGGCGAAACGGAGAGTCTACGTTCTTTGTGCCAGACGGTTGTCAGAAAACAGGATCCCGACTACAAAATGATTAGAGTTGAACACTACAATTAATAATCATTGATTGTATTATAAATAAATGTTTATTTCTAAATGTATTGTATTCTTTATTTTGACATTATCAATTTTTCCATGACACACAAATGTTTAATCAGATTACACTTGAGCAGTACTAGTTCTTCGAGTAGATTGCTGTTTTCATTTTTCCGATACACGTTGCGTTTGGTGCAAAATTGTTTCAATATTTTCACAAACTTGTCGTTGTTTCTATCGAACACTTTTTGCAAAGATTCCGGCAAAGTTTCGGCCGTTTTGTATTTAGTTTTCAAGTAATCCTTGTTGGCATCGTCGAGCAAAAGTTCAATTTCAAAATTGCTAAAATCGATTTCGTTTAGATTATTAATGAAATCTTTGCGTCGTTCATCGGTGCAGTTGTGTCTCAGCGAGTAAAGTTGTTCTTCGATACCAAACTGTTCGGCGACCATGATGATGAGTTCGTTTTTAGTTTGTTCATCAATTTTTCCCTTTTTCAAAGCCGACATAACTTTGTTTTCGTACTGGTCGCGCAGATTGGTTTCTTTGACTGACAAAAGTTTAATTCTTTGATCTTGCATTTTGTGTGTATGTGCGGCGCGCGTGCGTCTGACGATGACTGACTACTTACTTTTGACCGCACGTCTATTCCATAAAATGTACCACGGTCTTTCGCATTTGCCCCAGAACCAACAGCGTGCATACAAAAACAGTTCGGTCAAAAGTTTGAAGATGGTCCATTTGGAAATGAAAAGTATAGCTTCCTTTTTACGGGACGGTTCGTTTTTGATTATTTTCTGAATATCATCGGACTTTTCATCAATGTCGTTTGTTGCCGTCGATTCTAGAGCGTCGTTTGAGTTGAAATTATTTATGGTACCGCATCGTTTACAAACAAACTGTTTGATTGAAACAATTTTCCGAGCATTGAGCGTGTTTTCGTTCGGTTCGTTTTCGTTTCTAATGATGGTTTTTTCTCTGTTGCTGTTTAAGTGTATGTAAATCATCGCGGACACGACGTCGTCTATGAACGCTTCTCGCGACGTGTATCCCAGTCCGAGATAGTCATTCTCCGTAATGTTGGAGCCGACAAAATCTCTAAGTTGTTCAAGTAAAAGTTTAATTTGGTCATCGCACATTTTCATGAGCGACGTGACAAGCTTATCGTTCATAATATATTTGGTATGATTACGACTATGCTTATACTATAAAATCTTTAGGTGCAAACAGGTTTTATGTATTTGCAATCATGCAGTGCGCTATACTAATTGTTTTATTATTTTCGTTTACCGCCGTCGGCGGTGATTTTTTGTTAGAGGCGAACAATGTATGTGTTGATAAAATTAATTTTAAAAATGATACTACAACTTGCAACGGCAAGCGGATCATTGACGAGTTTTCGCGACAGCAGTTTAATTTTGAAAATTCTACCGACTTGCGAGTTTTTGCAACATGGATCGAGCTGGCGTCGAACGTGCAAAGATACGTGCCGCAGAATCACACCGTCGGCGTTGTCGCAAGATATTTAGACAAGTTTGTGAAGCTGGCTGGTAAACGAGGACAATTGTCTAGCGATTTACAGTCTGCGGGAGACGTGGTATTCAAAGTTGTAGCCGAATTTTACGTAAACTATCACGGTATACAAAGAGAGTGGACTGTGTATCAAAACTTTTTCAACACTTTTATAATTTGGGCTCCGCTCAAGTTTAAAACGCTGCTGGCAATGTATGCCAACATTCGATCGTCGATGGGCAAATATTCACGCTACAGAGTACTGCAAACGGACGAAGCGTGCATAAATTTAATATCCGTCGCCCTAGGCTACCCCATGTCGGTGATGTCGGTACGCGATGTGCGCCAGGAAGTGTACATTTACTACGTGTCAAAGATTGAAAATAAAAATGACTGGAATCGATTCAAGGGTATGTACGAAACGATTGAACCGTTGCAGTTTCCGCATACGACTTTGATGCACAGTGGCCCGTTGAACATTAGCGTTCATCATAATATCCGCGATTTGCAAGTGTTGGTGAAAATGCAGCAAGAATGCGAATATGTGTATGAGAATTTTAAAATGCTATGGCACAGACTGAACATTTCGTATGCGCACACTATTTTCAATGTGGACGTGTACGTGTACAAGAATCGTCACGAATACCAAAGAACCGGTCTGTTGTTGTCCAGTTCAGTGGACAACGGCGGTGTGTCGATTTATCGTTCCAGCGAGCAGAAAATTCATGCCAGCGTGTATTTCGAAGATGAAAATGAAATTCCAAACGCGTTCGGTCACGAACTGTTTCATTGCCTGCTATACTCTTCGAACCGACGCGTCGTGCATCGACCCAACTTTCATTGGTATTTAGAAGGTGCGGCCAATCGTTTCGGCTATCGGAAATGTTTCTGGTACGATTACTTCAATTTACGCAACTATGAACACACAACCATCGATGAGATTGTCAGTTCCACGTATGGCGATAAGATTCTCTATCCTATGGGCAGTGCTTTGGTGTCGTTCCTGTATGAAAAACGGCCGGATATTCTTCGAAGAGCCGTGCTGACTCATAATTATACAATAGCTTCGGATGGAGCCGTTGAAAATGAATTTACAAACTTTAAAAGAAACAAGTTGATCGAATGTAAATATTATAACGACAAAGTAAACCGTGTCGTGGTAAACGAAAAGATATCTGTTCAAGAACAATATTTAAAAATGCTGCCTAATGACACGTTTAAATATTGTAAAAACTATATTGCTATACAGTTTGATGATTGCGTTTTCGTTTTGACTCCGTCTAAGTTGTACATTAAATATGTTCGTTTCGGTTCATATGTAAATCCGCAAAAAATCATTCGCTCGAACAACAACGAAGTCACATCTCAGTTTGACTTTGACTTTTTACAGAAGGGCATCATCAAACTCGGCGCAAAATTACTTTTAAACGATACCAAGGATCCGTTTGATGTGGTCGACAAGTTTTTCAGTATCGACGACAAGTATTCGTATAGGTGTAACGTGTCGTGCGCCGGAGAAACGGCCGTTCGATTGATGTTACACGTTCCGATGTTGGCCTCAACGCCTTTGGCAAAGATCGACACTGTGGAAGCGGCAAAGAACGCGGTGAGACGTTATGAAAACATTGCGAAAGGATGCCAAGTGTATATTCTGCCGCCCGTCGGTGTCGAGGGCCGGCTGCGCATATACGTTGGAAATATATTCAATTTGCGAAACGAACATATTGCCGAGTCTAATCTGAAAAAGCCTGTGGATGCGCACAAAAACACGATCATCCATCTGGCCGCTATGTTTAACCGAGCATTGTTTTTGAAATTCTACCGGCAACATAACAAGCTGACAAAGAATCTGAAGAATTATTTCAACGCCACACCTATATGGTTATTCGAAAACACACAAAAATATGTGCGTCTCTTTGGACACGAACCCAGTCGATATTGTATGACTATCGTTCCGGGAAATTTCTCATATGTTTATCCGTCTTTATCGACGCCATCAACGACGACTACGACGACACCGCCTACGCACGATACAATAATAAATGATAGTCTGTCAAATTTAATAACAACAAAATTTATTGCTATAACTGTTACAATTTTAGTGGTATTAATATTAATAGGAATTTGTTTAAGCACACTCATCACATATTTTATTGTAAAACATTATGATAATAAGTCTAGGCAAAATTTAAATTATACCTTTAACAAACAAAAATTTTATAATAACAATGAATGTACAACTTTTTTATTTAAATAAATAATTAAATTAAATATGTGTATAATTTACCTAATACAATTAGTAGTAAAAATTATTTTAATCGTAAATAAATGTTTACCCGTTTTACAATAAAAGGGAGCCCAGCGGGTATCGTTCAATTTAGAATCAAGTTTGGATGGCAAAATAAACTTGTTGTCATTGTTATTAATGGTTAAACGTTTCATCAATAAATCCAGCTCGGCGCCCTCTTCTTTGCAGGCAAGATTATTCGAGATGATAGCCTCATTAATATATACATTTAAAATAGTAGGAGATTCCATTGCGCGTGCCATTTGACGCACGCTCAAGCCGTGATTTTCCTGCAACTCTTTCAAGTTTCCAACTACAAACGATTGTGTTCTCGACTCGTCTCTTTCATCAATAAATCCATCAAACATTATTGGATGCTTTCTGTTGCGTCCATTTACAATACACATAACCCGATCGTCATGTTGAAAAGCTGCCTGAATGTGTTTCGTGTAGCAGCCGTTTTTGTTGTAGATGTAAAATTTGACAGCGTTCGAATTTTCAATGTTGTACACCAAAACTAGTAATTTACCCGATACACGTGTCGCCGATTCTGGATATATTTTTTTGTCCTTGATGTAAAGTTGATAGTCGAACATTTTACACAAACATCATTTGAACGTCTTTTTCAAATTCGTCAATGTCTGCGGTTCGTGAAAACGTAATGTGATTCGTGGTTACATTGACGTAATTTTCAAATCTAGAATGCGCCAAAGCCACGACCAGAGCTCGTTCAACTGCTGCAGCCTTTGATATTCGGCAAAGAATGACTCGAGAATCGGACGTTTCTCGAATTTTCTTGTTCACGTCGGCAAAGTCTTTGTAGAGAAACACATTGTTTTCACTTCGCAAAATGAACAAATACTCCGGTCGACAATCTTCGTGCAGTTTGTTGATTTTTCGTTCCTTATGGTCCAGTGCCACTTCCAATTGAAACACTTTCATCTTATACTTTTGCTCGTAATATAAATGCAAACGACTCAATATATTTTTAAGTTTTAAATTGGAATTTTGCAATATGGTAATTGCGCGAGACAACTTTTTCAAATCGTTCACGGGAACTTGTCGAAACTGACTCTGCTCCATGCTTCTCAGCAAGCGTTTATTCCTCATTGTAGACATTTTCGAGGTCTGTGTGCGCGCGGTATCAAACAATTTGAATACTGAATGCTAACGTTCGGCAACAACGTTTATATGGGCAAACTTGCGCAGTGGGCGTTAAAAAAGGACAGCTGTGTAAATATTTGTTTAATGAACTCAATACATGTATAATATTACATCAAATTAATTCTAAGTATTTGACGCATATGATTCATAACAGTGAATGACGCCAAAGGTACAAATATATAGGACATGAAGTAATCGCTATAATTAACATTGGCCGCCCTCGTTTTCATCAAAGATCCGCCTGTGGTGGAGGTGGAGTTAATTACGTGTTCAGTGTACCACACGGCCTTGTCCAGCGGCGATACGATTTGATTGCGAATCAAGTGGCGCAATTTTTGTAATTGTTTGCGGTACGTGGGATTTTCCACGACGTCAATAATGGCCTCGATCAATTCCTGTTTAGTCACAGACACGGTGTCGACGAACCGACCTATACCCAGTTCGGTGTACTTGTTCGTGTTGAACGCTTGATCGCCCATCATTGGCATTCCAAGGAGCGGCACTAGCGCGTCGATGGCCTCGTCCGTGCTTTGCACACCGCCCTGCGTGACGAATGCTTTCAAATTCGCATGATGTAACAAATTATATTGGTCGAACCATGATTGGACAAACACGTTTTCCGGCAGGCGACTCAAATGTCCGTCGTATTTCCACAGTACCGTGTAGGGCAACGCTTCAAACGTGCTCAGCATCATTTCGATGAATTCAGGTTCGAGTTCCTCGGTGCTAATACCCGAGCCGAAGCTGACATAAATGGCGGCAGTGGATGAACTCAAAATTTCACCGACAACGCCGAAAACGGGCTCCGGTTTCCTGTCGGTCAGATGTAGCGCTCCGAGATATTGAACGCTAGGCGGTACCGGCCGATTGTTATCGAAAACGGCGTGCGTGTTCACGAAAAGTATCTGCACTCGATTTCTCAATTGTTGCACGGTCGGTGTGTCCGCACCGAATTGTAACTTTAGCATTTTGTTCTGTTCCTCGGCCAACTTTTCAAATTCATTTTGTAATCTGATCTCTTCGTAAATTTCGTTGATCGTTTCCCATATGTTGAGTTTGTTGAATCTGCTACGCCACAGGTTGGGATAATAAACAGGATGTCTGCTCACGGCTCCCATGGTTTCAAAGTTTTCGGCAACGGCGTACCCGGAGGAGATTTGTATGACGGGTATATCGCCAAACAGATGCGAAAACACCAACGGATAATCCATAAACGCTTCGGTGATGACGATGTCGAATTTTTGTTTTTCTCTCAAAAAGCGTTTCACGTTGGGCAAGTTGAACTGATCGCTGATCATGCGCACCATGCCGACATAATTGTTTGCCGTCACGGTGGAACTGTCGGCGACCAGGCCGCGTTTTCTAAACACGGACGCTTGCGTCATTAGTTTTTTAAAGTAACTTTGCGATAGAGACGCATCGATTTCCGTGATATTGGATCGATCGTCGAGTTCGTTGTAGTTGATTTTGTTTGTAGATTTTATGACTGTAATGTCGTGACCTCGTTTGGCAAGCGCACGAATATATGTTTTGAAGACGCTATGATGACTGTACGCCGGCGTCGGGAATACGGCCAGGATGCGTGCCGTGATGGCAGGAGCGATAAAAATCGACAACAATAAAATGAGGACACGACCGTCCATGGTGAATGGTGGTGACAATGTTGGTAAATGGGTCACCTAAATAATACTTTTATATCAAGACGACCGGATGATGTCTATAAGTTTAGTTATGAATATAGATTCTGGTAATTTGGTAAAGTTAGAGGTCGGTGACACGATAAACGTGTCGCAGATAACGGAATTTTTATACTTGGGCGGCATCGTGTACGATTGGCGATGTTTGAGAGATTTTGTAAAGGAAAAAAATATCGGTGCAATCGTAAGCGTATGGGACGATGACATGTTGAACGTGGAAAAGTTGGGTGTGAAACGTGACGACTATCTGTACATATACATTCACGACAACACCGTTTCCAACATCATGCAGCACTTTGATGTGACCTATGATTTCATCAAACAAAAAATTAACGAAAATAAAAAGGTGTACGTTCATTGCCACGCCGGCGTGTCGCGTAGCGCAGCCATAGTTGTACATTTCATCATGAAACATTACAATGTCAGTCTGATTGAAGCATTCAATGTTGTGAATAGTAAACGTCGCATAAGACCAAACACTTCTTTTATGCAGCAACTTCGAATGGCGGAAGATTCTTTATTTATGAGTCAGTAGATACGTATCGAACTCGACATCGGCGCAATTGTAAAATCCTTCGCCTGCAACGTCGTTGCGTTGCCAGCGCACGAAAATTACAAATTTCTTTGAACGGAATGGAACACGAACGGGGATCGTGTACAAAAGATCGCCGGTACACGCTTCGTCTTCACCGTTGTTCTTTACCAGCTGGGAACCGTCGCCGCCTATCAATTCTAGATCGTTCCAAGTTAAAGGTTGTGTATAGTTATATTCGGCTCTCGATACGTACACTTCGAAATAGCTAGGTTCGTGTACGGCAGTCGGGCAAAAATGAATGCTCATCTGATGGCCGCTTTGATATTTTTCCTTTACGTTATGGTACAGGGTAGTGGCTCGCCAAAGTGGCGTTGGTTCGTCGACGCCTGATTTATCACCAAAAGTGCTGATTCTGTCGTTGGCACCGGCAGCGCATAAATTATTAGGAACGACATTAGTTTTAATGTGTTCAATGTCATTGTATGCGGGACCGGCGATCGCTGCGTATTCATAGTATTGCTGAAACATGTATTGGGCAGCGTTGGCGGCGACGCCCGAAGATTCGCCTGCGTTACGATACTTTGCGTACACGGTTTTGTACGCGAATCTACAGGCGTCGTCGGGTATTTCGTCGCCAGATTCGGGCCACCAGAAATGATTATCCTTAAAACATTTAAACTGTCTCGCCTCCGGATACGAAAGATAACCGTGGCCGGTTACAATTGTAAACAATAGGTTAATGAAAAAAATAAAAGTGTACATTTTTCTCGAAAAACTTATATGATAAATAAAATAAACTTTGATTTCATTCGTAATTTTCGATGAAATTTATTTTGACTACAACATAAACTTTGCTTTCATTCGTATTTTTCAATGAAATCCATTTAGGTTGAGAATATTTTATCTACTTTGCTTTCATTCGTAATTTCTGATGAAATCCATTAAAGTTTATACTTTGATTTCATTCGTAATTTTCGATGAAATCTATTTTGAATTTATACTTTGATTTCATTCGTAATTTCCGATGAAATCTATTTAGAATTTATACTTTGCTTCCATCCTTAATTTCCGATGAAATCGATGAATGTCATGTTTTTAATTTAGACATGACATCATTTTTTTTTCCTTTCTTTCATTTGTGATTTCCGTTGAAATCCAATTACAATTCTTCTTTGTATAGATAATCTGTTTGTTTGCCACCGAGTCCTTTGTTGATAGCGTTAAGTATATCACCGTTATCGGCGTCGATCTCCCAAGCAAACAAGCCGGCCAACTCGTGATCCAGCACGTACTTTGTTTTATCCGTCACCGATTTGGGATCGTCGTACGTGATGAGATTGCCCGTTTCCTTGCTGTAAACATATGCGCCTTTGGCGACGTCGTCGTAACTGTAATCATACTGAGACATGTTGTGTACAATCTGTCGGTAGTCTACGACGCCCGCTTCCCATGTACCTGAAACGGGGCCCGTGCCGACACCGAGGAAAGGAATATTTTCATTGTCGCTGACGACACCGGTCCATCCGCGGCCGTACATTGCGATTCCGATCGCTATTTTGCTCGCGGGGACATTTTGATTGAGCATAGCCTCGACCGCCCTGTCCGCACAGTACGGTTCGTCCGGACGCCAAGTCGGCGCAAACAACGCAGTTTGATGGCCTAAATCTGTATTGCTCCATGCGCCTTTAAAGTCGTATGTCATTAGAAAAATGACGTCTAGATATTTTTGCGCCTCGGTGTAATCGACGACGGCTATTTTATCGTTTCCGGCACTCACGGCTGACGTCAATGAATAATAACGATTTGTGCGGGTGCCTAGAGCGTCCAGACGCAAACGTAATTCTTGTAATAGCAAAGTATACGTGCGTCGGTCGCGTACAGCGTCTCCTACGTTAGGATTGGCACCTTTACCTCCCGGAAATTCCCAGTCAATATCGATGCCGTCGAAAAATTTCCAAGTCAATAGAAATTCTTCTACGGAATCGATAAATGTTTGACGTACATTTTGGTCGTGCATATGATAGAACGGGTCCGACAAAGTCCATCCGCCTATGGAGGCCAATACTTTTAAATGGGGATTTGCATTTTTAACCGCCATCAATTGACCAAAGTTTCCTTTGTATGGCTCGTTCCAAGTGGAAACGCCTTTTTGTGGTTTTTGGATGGCCGCCCATGGGTCGTGAATGGCGACTTTGAAATCGGCACGACCCGCGCACGAACGCTGCAAAGCTTCAAAACTACCGGGAACAGTTTTTAGAGCGTCGTTGATTCCCTCGCCTCCGCATATGGGCACGAATCCATACAACACATGCGATAAATTTGGCACAGGAATTTTATCAACTGGAAACTGTCTAAGATACACGCCCCACTCTACAAAGTATGCGGCTACGATTTTATCGGAACGTGTGGAGAAACGTTTATTGTTTTCGAGGTAGTCGTACGTCAATGGCGATAGATGCGATCCGTCCGTGTCGGCCACAACGACCTTTACGGCGCTGCTTGTCGAACAGCCGTCGACGTTGCAAAGTTTAACGGTCATATCGTAAACGCCTCCGCTGTCGGCTGTGACTGTAGCTTTTTTCACGGCAGCATCGCCTTTGTAGACTTGTTTGCCGTTAAACAAAATGTACGCCACGTCACCGACGTCGCCCGACCAAACATTCCACGAAACGGGTACGTCTATGGTGCTGCTTACGGAAACGAGATTCTCGTAAGCTGTGGCTTCATGATTTATTTTTACCAGAGCATAGTTGCGGTCTGACCAATCGATACTCGGAACACCGGGTGGTGCCGATTTTACTGTTGATGTCAGCAGGGCTAGGAAAATGTAAATATATTGCATAGTGTGTAAATGAATCTTATTTATATTAAGAAATTATTGACTATTGTACTTATAATGAATACAACACTAATTATTTTGCTGCTTTGCAGCGTAGCGCTTATGCGTCAAAATAATGTCACAGCCGAAAGACCCACGTCCGTGCTGTACAACATTAACAGCGCACCGCTATACTTTGAAAAATTTATTTCCCAATACAATAAACAGTACAAAAGTGAAGATGAAAAAAAGTATCGCTACAACATATTTCGTCATAACATGGAAACGATAAACAAAAAGAACAGCCGAAACGATTCTGCAGTTTACAAAATTAATCGGTTTGCCGACATGACCAAAAATGAAATTGTATTACGTCACACGGGTCTGTCGTCGGGCGACATGTTGGGCGCAAATTTTTGCGAAACCATAGTGGTCGATGGTCCGGCCCAACGACAGCGACCCACTAGTTTCGATTGGCGAACTTTGAATAAAGTGACGTCAGTAAAGGACCAAGGAATGTGCGGTGCGTGTTGGGCGTTTGCGGGACTGGCGGCGCTCGAAAGTCAATACGCAATAAAGTACGACCGCCTCATCGATCTTTCCGAGCAACAACTGGTCGATTGCGATTCTGTGGACATGGGTTGTGACGGAGGATTAATCCACACCGCGTACGAGCAGCTCATGCATCTGGGTGGCGTGGAACAAGAATTNGANTATCCGTACAAAGCCGAGCGTCAGCCGTGCGCGTTGAAGCCCCACAAGTTCGCTACGGGTGTTCGCAATTGCTACCGATACGTGTTATTGAACGAGGAACGAGTAGAAGATTTATTACGTCACGTCGGGCCCATTGCCATTGCTGTGGACGCCGTCGATCTTACCGAATACTACGGCGGTATCGTGAGTTTCTGCGAGAACAATGGCCTCAACCATGCAGTGTTGTTAGTCGGCTATGGAGTGGAGAATAACGTGCCGTATTGGATAATCAAAAATTCCTGGGGCAGCGACTACGGCGAAGACGGCTATGTGCGCGTGAGACGCGGAGTGAATTCTTGCGGCATGATAAACGAACTCGCGTCCAGTGCCAAGATCGCCTAAACGATCGTGTTAAACTCGTTGTGATTGTAGTTTATTTCTTTGATCGTGATCTTTTCGAGGGCTTCGGAACAAGTGTCGCCATCTTCGTTACGTTGTTTTTTACGTCGCAAACAAGTGCTCAACCGGTAAATTTTAGTTTTCAATGTAAAGAGTGCTATGAAAACTAAAAGACCTAATATTATCTTTGTCATACCGAAATCGTTGTTTTCGTTTTTGGCCAGGTTATCAATTTCCTTGATAATCAGTGTAAAAATTTTGTTTAAATCCTCGTACTTTAGATTATTTTCTGTTGTTGCTGGCGACGGTTCGTCAAGTACATTTTGTAGAGTTAAATTGGAATCAGTCATGTTGAAAAGAGATAAATTTGTGTACACGCCGAATCACGTCAACCTTATGTGGAACAATGTTGCGTTTCGAGACTGTAGACGTTTTGCGTTTTTCGACGGCTTTCGATGGCACCATCCCGACATGCACTTTGATACGTGCGAAGAGTTTTTCGAGTATCTGAAGAAAAATCGCATCAGCGACGTTCACGTCAAACCGCTCGACAACGATGGCGGCCGAGAGTGGGTAATCGACGTGGATTTCGATTGTGACGACGAAGATTTGGATATCAAGATACGCGTGGCCGCGACATGCTTTAAAAACTTTTTTCGAGACAACATAAGTCGAATAGTGCACAGCGGCAATCGTGGAATACACGTGTGGTTGCGAATCGATAAATTTCCTATGAACGCGTCGAAACAAGTTCGAGAACGATATTATAAGGTATTTTTGCCACCTTTAAACCTTGATAGTGAAGTACCTCCAGAAGGGTCTTTTGCTGCGGCGTTCGTTCAGACTGTACGTGATTTAGGATCGATTTGTGGTCATAAGCCATTATTGCATTGGTGGCCGACCGTCGACAAGCACGTGTTTTGCAATACAAACTCGCAGATACGCGTGCCGTACAGTTACAACTATAAAGGAAACAAATTTTCAACTTTGCTAAAATGTTAAAGTTTATAAAGAATTTATTTTTTGTCAAACATAACGACGACAATGAAGAAAGTGAAAATAACAACAACAACAAATCGAGACTGGCTGGATTTTCATATTTATTTAAAACGAAACGAGTGTGTTTTGAGGAAAAATTCAGATTCACCATCCACTATTTGTTTAACGATGAAATTTGGTTGGCCGCACACTCTGTAGCCGAGGGCTTGGGATTCGAGAACGCACAGTACGCCATTGGAAATTACGTCAACGAAAAGTATAAACGTACCATAAACCAATTGGTGTTTAATAATTACGAACAAGACGACGACAGTTTGATATGTATCAATAAACTTGGAATGCTGCAACTTTTGGACTACCTAGATTTTGAAAACAAAGCGGAATTCACGGCATGGCTGATCGAGGACATGTTTTGTCAGCTCGAAGATAAATTTATACCTTCGCCGTTGGATGCGAAAATTACAAAAGTACTAAACACGGTCGACTACATCAAACAGCACAACGACGAGATGCTTCGAACCAACGAACAGTTCAAAAGCCAAGTGATTGAACGTTTCGAATGTTTCAATAAACAGATTACAGAGTTGCACGATAAAATCTCCATGTACGATAACATTGAAGAACTGTACAAGCGTCTGCAAGATCATCACGGCAGTAGAAATTTTCTCGTATCGGACTGTTCGAATCATCATAGCGACATGTGTCGCTACGAAACTGTGCGTTTTCCGCGAGACGCTTCGAAACATCCGCGGCTATCGATCTTTGCCAAACCATCAGAAAATGGAACAACACAACTGTCGTTCTTGGCCAGCCAGCAGCGACATCACAATTCTTTGAAACGTAAATACAATGACATGGAAATGATATACGATAACATTCACCCCAATCCACAACTGGCGATGCATTGTATAAACGAAGAGTTGGAATTGAAAAATTTCAACTACACCAAACGAAACCGACGTACTATAGTTGTAAACTGTTCATTGGACACTGCAAAGTCTTTTATCAACGAAAACATATAATTATAAATGAAAATGTCTGTATTTTTTTCAATAAATTTATTTAATAATTACAAATTGGGTTTTTACCTTTACACATTTCTTTTTTGAAACAAAGTCTGTCTTTAGATTTTAAATTTTCACAATTCGGAGGCTTATATGGATTGTCGTTGAACAATAACCTATCAAACTCTTTGACGCATTTTTCTTCGTGCTGGTACAGCAATGCCATGGCGTTGGTCAGACACGCTTTATTGCATTTGGTACAGGTCAACACGTTGACTATGTACGTGTTAAAGATGAAACGTTTACGAAATCGATTTCCGCGAGGTCTGACTTCAAATTCCTTCAAGAACCTCTGCATACAATCGGGCATTCTAAGTTTGCTCTGTAAAACTGCCACCACCTGATTTTTAGACTCGATACTTTTAAAGCAAAGATTCTTTAAACTCTTTTTCTTTTTCATATTGGCATTGTCGAATACTTGTTGTGGTTCTTTGTAATTTTTCAGCAAATAAAACAATCTTGTTCCGTTGATCTTGACACGCAACCCGTTGTCGGTGAAAGGTGTTAAAGAGGTGATTTGTAGCGCGGGAACATCTTGCAAAGCCACGCTATAATCGGCACTTTTGTCTATAGTGTCAATATTTGACGGCGTCCACAACAGCAACGGTGCCGGTTCCATTATTGTTCGTGGTAGTGGTTTTCCCCGTGATTAAATACCGCCCGGTTACGTCTCTAGACGACGATGTAGAATAGTCCATCGAATTTTTAATGCGGTCGCACAAGCTACGGTCCGTGCCGGACGACTGCTGACACATTTCGTATACTTGCGATTTTAAAGTGCGCAAATCGCGACGTAACGTATCGTGCTGCTGATTATGCGTCGTGTCAAAATACGAACAAGGCATTCGATATGATGACGTCATGTTGTTGTAGTTGTAGTTGTTTCGTAATCGAGAAGAATTAAACATATTGTTTGTAGATTGACTTCAAAAAATGAAAACATCTTATTTTCCGAATAATAAGATGGTGCTTGAAAAATGTTTGATACTAATTCTAATGTCGTCGAGACGAACAATTTGGTGCAGTTTCAATATAATGATAAACTTCTCGAAGTGGTAATTATTGAAAACGGCGAAGACGATCGTGACGGGTACGTGGAACTGACCGCGGCCGCTCAACTAGTCAAACCAATATGCAACATAAGGGGCTTCAATCCGGCCGTGATGTGGACCAATGTGCACAGTTCCCAGCGTTTGACGCGCAACAATAAAAACTATGTTCATGTCTTTGCCTTGGGCAAATACTTGTCGTCATATAGACTATCATCGAGCGCGCAACCCCCAGAATTGTTCACTCTAAAGCAATTGATATGTGACCTGCTGATGGGCGCACAAAGTCAAGTCGTCGATCCTCTGAACGATATTAAAACTCAATTGTGCAATCTACAAGAATGTATCAGCGGAGGAGGCAACGGTAACATTGTAATGAGCAACGACAAGTCCAATATTTACCAAAGCTATGATACTGAAATCATTCGGGACATTTTACGTAGCGAACATGCATCTTTGTACGCCAACATTAATAACGCGTTAGATACGTTGAAAAATATGCAGGCCGATTTAACTAACAAGTTGGCATTCAGCAACGACACCATGCTCGACGGTTTTAAATCCATCAAAGACATGATGAATCGAAATAAAAAGTAAGAGGATACGGTGTGATTCACAATGAACTACTCTGCGGCAGCTTTGATTTTATTAACCACATATCTGTGGTATGCCAACAGTTTACAAAACGAAATCGGAATCATTAAAAAGTTTCTATTTGTAATATACGAAACTATGGAGCAAAAGTTTGATCAAGTGATCAATGTTTTGAACGAATACCACGAAGACGTTATGACGGGACTGGATAAAATACAAAACATGACGAAACATTCAATAGATTTAATATTGATTAACAGTAAAAAAATCGATGTAATCAATAATAAAATTGACACTTTGATGAATAAATAAAAAACATACTTTGTAACAATTTTTTTTAATTCAATCTTTCCATTTCTACACTATATGAATCAACATCCAAAACTTTACGTTTGTTAGGTTTTAGAATGGTATTTTGATAGTACATGTCTCTATCTTCGCGTCGTACAATGGTGTCGCGTTTACGGAAACAATTACAACAACTACACAGAGTGGAAAATGCTCCGCTACAACAAGTACGATAAATTTTTACAATAGCCAAAGTCAACAGAGCTAATATTATCCAGATGACAATAATTTTTACATAATGAAACTGTATACCGATACCGGAGAACCAGTCCGATACACCTTTCAACAAGTCATTGTTATCATCTAAAACATCGGATCCCGTATACACTTGGTTGCCATTCATACGCTTTCGGAGATCGTACAATCGACTAGTTAATTCGTGCAAATTGGCGTGCTCCAAATCGCTGTTGACTTTCATGTCGTTCAATTGTAAATCGCTAATGTTCTGTAAAGCTATGGAAAAATTGTACGACAACTCCAAAGGCATCTCAATGACAGTGTTTAGATTATTGTACAGTTCGTGAACGGACAATCTAGATTTTTTCGTGGTCAATTTGCAATTGTCGTTGCCGATGGCGTGAATGATACCGACGCCAGTGTGCAAAGTCATGGGCCGAATGTTAAAATTGTTAGAAACGGATGATTGTGTCGATATACATTGGAAATGTAAATCTACATCATTCTGCAGAACGTACAGCCAATTATTATAGTCGGAGGTGGCATAAAACAATTCGTCTTCGAATCGACCCACTCTAACGTCACAATCTCTGGCATAGTCTAAATTTTTATCGTTCTTCATAAAAATACGAATATCGCACAGTTTGGCCTGACTAGTTTCGTAGACAATCTGAGGCCGGAAACACAGCAACTTTTCTTTGGTTTGACGACATACAGAAATTTCTTCGAAACGCACATAGTTGCGTCGGTCCACAGATACGCCCAAGTATTTGCTATCGGGCAACATGATGGCGCACTTTTGCTTGGTGTCGCAGTACGGCAAAGGAATACTGTGAAACACATCAAACGCTTCGTTGGACACTAGAGGCACTTCGATGATAAACAATAGTTTACGTTCAGTGGTCACAAACACGTTGACATTGATCAGTTTGTCGATTAGATCGTGCATGGCTTTTTCTGTCAACGGCACCGGCCACGACAGTCCGTTCAAATTGACGCTCACGTTACGCATCTCTGCGAGCAATCGTTCCGGCGAAATGACCATGGAATTTAAATGGTTAAACTTGGCGTTGTCCACGGCACGATCCAGTTTATTGTACAGACTGGAAATTTCATCGAGTTGTCTGCACAATAGGTTAAATTGAAACGTAAAATATTTACAAGTAAAATTCTGACTCTCCAACTTTTTGATGGTTTGTTCTTCTTCGACAAACTCGGAAAGTTTGATCATTTCGTCGGTAAGCTGTTTCACCTGAGAATTTAGATTGTTTGTAGAGTTGGCCAACATGTGAAGTTCGTGAGCGTCGTCGCTGTCCATCACGCCAAACAGATAGCTGTCGACGCGACCCACAAAATTGAGCAGGCCACGTTTGTACCTGCCGCTGCGTGCTTCGCCCGAATTCTCAAGCTTAGCCCTGGAGAGGGTTGCGTTCGAAGGAGTCGTGGGCGCTTTATGATCCAGCATGTTGTGTTGCCGCGCCAATTCTGGAATGATGTTGTTAATCATATTGTCGACTTCGAATAAAATGGTCTTCATACTGTTACAGTCGCTGTTACTGAATATCGTGTGCATATTCTTGTTCTTGATATCGGATCCTGTTTGTATTTGCGATCGTAACTTTATGGCTTTATTGTTGATGTCGTTGAGCCGATAGAACACGGAACCGTGGTCCATTTCGATGACAAAATGCCAAATGTCCTGGACGAATTGCATCTTGTTCACATATTGAAAATACAGCCCTGAAGTGTTGGGCAAAGAAGTGACTGTGATTATGTCACTGGCCAACTTGGACTCGACCGTGGTCGGGTTCAAAAACACTACCACAAACACAGCCACAAAAATATTATTTAGAAACAACATTTTGCTGCTAGTCAACTTTAGTCTACAGTCGCTCGACAAGACTGATGGCTTCACTTTCGAGTTCGCCTTTTATATGATGTTTGCTATCGCGACATAATCGCTTATAATAGATTTCATCAGTAATCACGGATAAATTCAAAGTATGATTTCATCAGTAATTACAGATAAACTCAAACTATGTGCTTATCGGCACGTTCGCACCAGTGTACGTGACAATCATCACGTTCGCACCAGTGTACGTGATCACAGGCACGTTTTAATTGATCACGTGTTCATGGCCTAAATTGATTTAATCTAAAATTACGGTTGAAATCATTCTTTGTTCATAACCTTAATTGCTTTCATCTGTAATCACGGTTGAAAGCAATCTACAGATTATCACGTTTTCATAACCTAAATTGATTTTATCTATAATTACAGTTGAAATCATCTTTTGAAATAAAATGAAAAGTTTTATTTGCAAATGTTCTTTATTTCTTCGAATATACTTGTAACAAATCTATTCCAACTTTTTATTGGCTTTTTTAATCAAACTTTGATACATGGCCAGATCGTAGTACAGGATACGTTTAGGTTTTAAAGTTTTTGACTTTACACATTGACTGAGATACACGACATTGGACATGAATGCAGAGTTTTTAAAGAATAACGAATCGGTAAAACCGCATTGACTACAGTACAACACGGGATTTTTCATATACATCTTTGTAGATTTACACAAGTTACAGAATCGATAGCACTTTATCGGGAAACACACAACATAATCAAATCGACTCGTGTAGATGCGTTTAGTGACTCGGTAAAAGAACGTCAACGGTTTAGTGTCCTTGTAGGTCTCTAGAAATTTGAGTATGTTGCTGTCTCTCGGATAAAACTCCAAGTTGTACGTGTGTTCACCGTACGCATCGACCCCGTTGCGAATGATGCAATCGTGATCGGTCTCGGTGAAAAGGTCTCGACCGTACGTGCGCAATTGTATTTTAGTAATGTGTTCGTAAGGCTTCTTTTCTTTGATAATGGTTTTAATAACTTTATAAAAGTCATGATAACCGGGAACTTCGGTTTCCGTCGTGGACTCTGTATAGTCCAACTTTATGGGAAAAATGTATTTGGTCAAGAATCCATTTGCGCACAGACGTTCGACATCGTCCAACGATACATGGGGATACAATTGTATGACATCATACTGATCGTTGAACGCAAAATTATTAGAACAAGAGTTACAGACAAACTTGAATTTATTCCAATTGTCGTTTTTATCGTTGTTAGGAGAAAAAGTAATCGCGCTATCGATTACACAGTACAAGTGTTTCGCGTTATTAGTAAACTTTTTACGACATTCGCCTTGACAATAGGCCGGATCCAAAAGTTCCACAATCTTTAAATCGTCACACTTCATCTCGGCCAAATCGTTAACGCGCACGATGCCCTGCACGTAGTCGGTGGCAAAGCGCAGCACCGCCGACAACAGCCGGTAATTTTGCACGCTCAAAAATCGATGGCGTAAATCCTTCGGAGCATCGTCAACAATGTTGGTGTTGACTTTTGCGACAGCTGTGGTTTTTTTCTTTGTCGCTAGAGCGCCTTTTAACATTGTGCCTAAAGCAAAAAAGAAACACGTTAAACCATGCGCGCAACAAAGGAAACAAAGGACGATCAAAAAATAAAATTCTTACCTTTAACGACAGACAATCCCTTCAAATTAGACAACATGTTCTCTTTGCTAGAGTGTCGCTGAAATGATGTCCATTTTCGAGTTTGTGTGTTATATATACCAGACATGATGACGCAAATTAATTTTCGAAATTGTCAGGTGGTAATTTGAGCGATATAATCTATCTGACCTGAACAGGTACCGTCGACGTAATTGGTATGGGTTGATACGAGGGCATTGGCTGGACGCTAATTGTTTGCGTGTTGCCAATCTTTTTGAAAATGAAATAGCCGATTAGAACCATTAGCGCGATGGCACCAATCATCAAAATTACAGGCAATAAAGTGTCGCTAATACTGGTAAAGCTATTTGATGATTTAGTAAAAAGTCCATTGTCTCCGAGGAGACCGTCTAGCCCGAGATCGCCTATAAGATCCGCTAGATTATACGGTTCTATACAATAGATCATTTGATCTGGACTAAGTTCAGATATGTCAACGTACTGTAAACTAGTTTCGTCCGCGTTTGGATCGCTCGCTCTGCACACGGTCTTTTCCACTTCCAGATTATGGCCGTTGCAAATGCTACGTAGCTCCTGCCCGTCGGGCAGTAAAGGGTCGTTGACGCACACCCTTACGTCCGCATCGATATGCGGCATGACGCATGTACGATGGACCAACAGACAGACGTCGACTTCGTTTCCTCCGTTCAAACCGGTGGCGTGATAACTACCACCCGTCCTGGCCAAAGCTTCACGTATGTCTTGGATTAACGATGCGGTGTTGAACGTTATGTAAACGCCGACGCCGAGTAGCGCTACGACACCGGCTTTTTTCATGTTGTCCAAATAGTCGGCCAGCCTAGGGTTTTGGTTTAAACTGTTTTGAATACCTTCGGGCGTGTTTGTGTTTGTCGAAGGATGATTTTGTTTGACAGCGTCCCGTTTTAACTGTTTACTGTGCATGTTTGCATCGGGTACGTTGTCAACGTTGCGTAACCTATTCAAGCCAGTGTAGTCTTGCTGAGAAACATTATTTCCAAACACTCTGCGCAAACCGTTGCTATCGTTGTTCCTCATAATCGTGTTCATTTCTGACGTAGATATGAAAGAGTTGTTTGGCAAATTATAACCAGGTCTGACCTGACCGTTTGGCAATTGTAAAGCATTAGTGTTTGAAAGAGTATTTTTAAAGCCATTTGGAGACATGTCAACGACTAGTCTGTTTTCAGTTACAAATGTTCCAGCATTATTGTATGTTTTGTTAACCCTACGCAATGGTCTAAAAAAAGACATTTTTATAATAACACAATATTTATTGTTTTACTTACAAAACTTACATTATATTGTACACATAAACTTAGTCAGTCACAAGTACTACATCATTTATTATACAAAATATTTTATCACATCATTTATTATACAAAATCTTTTACAAAATTTCAGTCATTTATTATACAAAATCTTTTACATATTATCAAAATTTAAACGACGCTGAGCCCGACGCAAAGGGTTGAAACGTCTCAGTACACGCCTGGCACGACGACGCGGTGTAGGATTAATAACATCATCATCACTAGACACGCTAGAAATGTCGTCACTAGAAGACATGGACGATATTTCTGAAAACTCCTCGGCGGACGTCGAGGAATCCGAAACTGCAGGTTGAGGTTCTTCAACAGCGGCGGCAACAGCAGCAGCAGCAGCATCTTCGACGTTTATATCTTGAAGCACTTGTATCAATCTGCGTTCGAGTGCTAGATCTAAAGTTAGGTTGCGATGTGCTCGATCGATACCCTCCGGTGTACTGATGTCGAAAGTATCGAAAATGTTACGCAGCTCTCTATCGCGTAAACCTTCCAATATTTCTTGACGCACGACTGGGTCCGGAATGATGCGCACCGCTCTGATATACCTCGACGGTATGAATTCGTCGAGTACGTTGCTATAGAGTTCCATTGCTACAGGCGATGATGCACGCGACGTATCGGGAGACAAATTGATGGGCGAAAGATTGATGGGCGAATAAGTCGCATCGGTGGGCTGGTACTGTTCCATCTCGTTGTCGTCTTCGATCAACTCTTCATGACGAAACGGCAAATTTTCAACTTGCTGCAAGATCCGCTCTGGCTCGAACGCTTCGTCAAACGTCGTCAGCGCAGGTTGAGGCAATATGCGATGCGTGATAAAGTCGTGAACACCAGGCAGTTCGTCGGCAATGTTAAAATCATGGTGTTCGAACACAACTGAACGTGGAGGCATGGCGACTATAGATGGAATGTAAAATAGGAATGTACAAAGGCAACTGTACTGTTGCACAGTTGAAAGCTGAATGAAATCCAAGTTCGTTGTATGAGCATATATACTAGTAGATATCCCTACCACCAACTTTTTTGTAGTGCAAAAAAGGTCATCGATTTTTCGAGGTCAATATACAATGGAAAATTTCGAATCGTAGACTATTATACTAGCATAGTCTACACTGTACAATATGCTCTCCATATACTACACTTTAGAGCACATTTTTGCACTGCAAAAAAGTTCACAATGCCTACGTGACCTGACGCACGTATTGTTATCGCGCCATTGTTATCGCATGTGTACGTGACCAAGTCCATGTGCACGCAAATGGCGCATCCGGTTATGAGGGTATATATGCTCATACAACGAACTTGGATTTCATTCAAACTTCGTTGACGCTAATGTTAACATATCCAGTGTTTGATCGTGAACAACAAAACCCCAGCCACCATGAACTCGACGCTTGATTATTTGGAAAAAGAGGTGAGTTTTATATTTTTTTATCGACACCGAGGTTGTGTGTTAAATTGTATTGTGTTCTGTGTGTCCGTATGTTTTATTAATTTTGTTATTTACATTGTTTTAGGCGCCATCGCCGTACAAACACATACAATTTTCACACAACCCCGTGTGCAACACTGTCGGTGTCTATCTTCGCATGAACGAGGAGCATTCGTTTATTCATATCGGAGAGATCGACGTGCGCACAAAAACATGGAAGTTTGCTAAAATATCGTTGAAAAATCACTATCAATTTTCGAATCGGTTCGAAAAACTGTTCAATCTCATCACCAACTCTGACGTCGGCAACAATCATGGTCCGCTTAAAAATTTTCTAAATCTACTCATAAAGTGTCAAGTTTTAGAGCACGTTTTGTTTTGTATGCAGAGCTATGTCGATTTTTACATCAAAATTGATGAAAGCAACCAAAATTATTCGTTGATGAAAAATTTTTTCACGCGTCTTCATACAATCAGTTTGGAAGAGGCGCTTGTAGATTGTACCAAGTTGCACCAACTGGTGCGCGAAATGACTCCGGACATGCAAGTCATCAATTTTGAATGTCAAATTCGAAACAATTTAGATGTAATTAAAACTGTAGCATTTCCTTCTGTCAACAATATGTATGCTCATGTTCAAAGTTTGATTTCGAAGCAAATTCGTAAAATGGACGGAGTATTAGTTTTGTACGATTTGTGTGATCTCACTACACGTTGTCAAAAATGTGACCGTGCATACGTATATCATCAACACAAAGATTGTAACCACAAACTGTGCACGAAATGTGCTTTTCTAAGTCTGATCAAAGCCAAACAATGTGTAATTTGTAAAAAAATTGATAGGATACGCAATAATGAGACTGATGACATTAACTATAGCAATAACACCGTAAATGAATATTATAGCAATAACAAAGACGATGAATGTTCAAATTTATCATCATCATCATCGTCGTCGTCGTCTTCAACTTGTGACGAAAATGATAATGCTGTCGACATTAACATGAGTAGACTTTTCGAAGAGGCGCAAAGTATCGTTCATAAGAATATCAATGACGCTAACGATTTACTTGACGCTGCCAATGATCTCGTCAATGACCAATCGTCTAAAAACGTTGACGATGCCAATCGCGAAATTAACATGACAATAGAAAACATTAAAGATATGCAAACTTTATTGTCTCCTCAACGCGAAATTAAAACTGAGGCAGTCGACACTAGTGTTGTTGACGAGAAACCCGTCAGCTATTTCGAATATGAATACGACGAGGGCAGTAACAATGGCAATAATGTAGTTATAAAGTTTGAACCTGAACCCGTAACTTTTGAATCTCCATCTTCACCAAAGATTAGCAATAGACGACGACGATGATGATGACATTGTTTTCATTGGAGGCAATGAAAATGCATTCAAACCTAAACGTTTCAATGTTAAAGTTACTCGTTTCTCTAAAGTTATAATAAACGAACTTGACAAAGGTGAACCTCAGGCTAAAAAACGGAAAACAATAAAAAACAAAAATGTCATTAATTTATAATTATTTATTTAAGAAAAAATTACTTCGAATGATATAGGTGTAAGTTTTTAGTCTATACTTTATATTGTAATCTAACATTTGTTGAATAAACAGTTCAGCGTTCTTTGCAATGCTTTTTTTAAACACTAGTTTCTTTTGTTGTCTCTCCTTTAACTTGTCGATGCACAAATCTTCATCGCCGTTAAGCTTGTAAGGATGTCTACCGGTGAGCAATTCGTGTGTCAACACGCCGACTGCCCACCAATCGAAACTGTAATCGTAGCTTCTTTCCGCAATCTTTTCGGGGGAAAAGTAATCTATGGTGCCGTCTAAGTACGAGTCTTGACCGACCACTTTGCACAATCCATAGTCGGCAATGTAGATCTGCTTGTAACGATTGTAGAGAATGTTTTCGAGTTTGATATCGTTATGTATGTAGTGGTGCTTGTGGAGCGCTTGTAGGCCGTCGCAGATTTGTGCCACGATGAGTTTTGTCTCGTCCACAGTCAAATATTCTTCGCTCTTTAACAAATCGAAAAGATCGCCACCTTTTATAAAGTCCATAATAAGTACATGACTTTTTAATGTCGTAACGCTGTAGTATAACTTTAAAAAGTAACGATTGTTCTTCATGAGCGCGTGTATCATTGGTTCGATTTCGTTGTAGTGTTTTAATTTTATTTGTTTCTTCAAAAATAACTTTTGCGTCGGCTCGTGTTTCCACACAGAGACCTGACCGTACTTGCCGTTGACCAATTTGAACTCGTCGGCCAGTTTGATTTCCGAGTAAAAATCACAAAGCTCTTGCAAAACACTGTCCGGTGCGTCGTTCGCCATGGCTACGCAAAGTGTGCTGGAATACTTTCAAAATCCCAAAAATAACGTGGTGGATCTGTTCGGCAAGTTGACGGTGTCCGTGTCGAATGAACTGTACGATGCCGTGTGTTATCGCAACGAGAATCTAAGCAATTATGACGACGAGATAACTCTAAATTCGCGCACCTTACTTGAATTTCTTCAATTGAGCATGGCCATTTATAATAATAAAGTAGCGGTACGCGTCACCGACACAACAACTACAACAACAACTAATCAAATGACGACGTCAGCTTTGACCACGAAAATATCTCAATTGGAAAACATGGTGCGAAAGGTCAACGATAGTAGTCGCTTCAAACTTAAACTACAACACATCTTGGAACGTATCGTGAATGAAAATAATTACAATAATCTAAGTAATTTATTTAAAACATTCTTGGACCTTTACAAACTATATCAAACTGAGGAAAGTGAACTTGATGATTTGTTTAAAGAAATTGTTACATTAGATCAAACGACGAGTCCACCGGTTACGATTAACAACAAAAAATTCTCAGTCCCAATGGGTTCCGAACAATCTTCGTACATTCCCGAACAGTCGTATATTCCTCCTCCACCGCCACCGATGGAAACGTCAAGTACAACGCCTGCAGCGCCTCCGCCACCACCTCCATTACCGACAACTACAATACCTGCGCCGCCGCCAATGCCTGAATTAATCTCGACACCGAACGCGCCGTCGATAGCTATACCACCGCCACCTCCACCACCGTTACCGCCATCGATACCATCTTCGATACCGCCACCGCCTCCTCCGCCGGCGTCAACATCGATTCCGCCACCTCCATCGATTCCGCCACCTCCTCCACCAACGACAACGACAACGACACAGCCGCAAACAGCGACGCCGGCTATAGATTTCGACTCTGAATTGCGCGCAGCTCTGCAACGTAAGGCAACGAAAACCGTGTCTGCGGAAACTATTGAACAAACTTTGAAAAAACCCGCAGAAGAAGTTCAACGCAACTTGAAAAGACAAGCAGAGAGCAGTTTACCGTCATCGACTTTGGACATTTTGAAACGTAGAATTGCTGTGGAGATGACGAGCAGCAGCAGCGGTTCCGAAATGGTTGAAGAGGAAAACGATTGGCTGGCATCGCCGGACACGGTGGCGAATTTGAAACTGCAGTACAAGAAATTAGAGAAAAAAATTACAGAGTTTCCGATGGAACTGCCCGAATCTATAACGACACTGTTCAACTCCACTACGTCGACTTTAAATAAAAAACAAATCACCACGGACGAAGCTGAAACGTTACAAAATCAATTTGTTAAACTTGAAAATGCTATTGATGAAAAATTACAAATATAAATTGATTTCATCCTAAATTACCGATCAAATCCAACTTCAATGTATCATTGCTTTCATCCTGAAATATACATAAAATCCAACAACAAAATATCTTTGATTTCATCCTGAAATATAGATAAAATCTATGATCAACATTAACAATCTTTGCTTTCATTCGTGATTACCGATGAAATCAAAGTTGATTTTTATAGTTTGCTTTCATCCGTGATTACCGATGAAATCAAAGTTAAAACACACGATGTATCCAAGTCTACTTTGCTTTCATTCGTAATTTCCGATGAAATCCTAAATTAAACTATGATTTCATCCTCGATTACCGATAAAAGCAAACTATAACGAACATTGATTTCATCCTCGATTACCGATGAAAGCAAACTCGATACGATAAAATCGTAGGTAAAAAAATAATGTTTGCTTTCAACAAGAATTACCGACGAAATCCATTCATATGTAGAGTGATTTAACTTAGTATGCGGGTCCGTTGTAAAGAGGCGCATCGGGCGCAAACTCTTTAATCTTGAACACCAGAGACAGTTCCAAGAGAATTTCCTCCTCTTCTCCGGAATCGGTACCGATGTACACGATGGGTTTGTAGAAGTTCTCCCAGATGACACGGTTGATGAACTCTTCGAAGCTGTTGGTGTACTCGGAATGCAGGTTCATCACGGGGCAACCGCCGCCCTTCTTGGCCAGGCTGATGCGGTACTCGTTGTTGTTTCCTACGTACACGGGCTCGACGATGCGGATGACTTCATGGGGCACGTAGTCGGGATCGCAACGAAGCGCGTGTTGTGCGAGGAATCTGTAACAACGGTTAGGTTTAGTGGGACGCATATTTACAACTAGGAAAACGTCCATGATCTCTTGGTCGTTGACAATGGGAAAGCTGTCCTCCATGAAGCGGGTCCAAGTTTCCCTGAGAAACTCTTTGCCGCTCCAGTTTACGACGAGCTTCATCGTGTCGGGCTTGACGTTACGGATTTCTTTGAAAAGCGTCAGCTTCTGATTTTTACCGGGTCCCAAAAACGGATCCTCGGCCACCAGGTACTTGTCCAGAGGGTCCAGAGTTCTCTCCTCAATTTCATGTTCGGCCAACTTTTCTTTACGCTTGGCGTTCTTGATCACGGACCCTAAGTTCTTGTAGAACTTGTTGTCGTACACGTATGTACGTCCCAAAGATGGATTATAACTATAACGAGTATACAT